TCTCAGACGTGCTGACTACAGGGTGCGTGTTGTCATATCATAAAAATGTCGACGTTTTCGCCTTTGTTGTATATTTTAATTTCGCGCACCAGACTGCGAATGATGTTACGTTTGGCATCGAATTCGAATTCGTCCGGCTTTACATATTTCAACATTTCCCAAACTTGTTTCCACATATCGACTACATAATCGTTTGCTTTCACATTGTTCATTTCCTGTTCCAATTGGTTGCGTCGTTCTTCCAACTTTTGACGTTGATCCTGCAACTTTTTCAACCGTTCGCGAATATCTGTATCGTCGATATCATCATCCATCAACAGGTCGAGCAACTTTTGTCTCCCCGTGTTTATCCGGTTCAACTCTTTATCAATACGCGCCAGTTCGCTTTGCTCGTAACTTGGTTGTTCGACTGTTGGTGCTGATTCGGCATTCATTTTAGATGTTACATAATCAATAACATGTTTCCAGACCTTATCCTCTATAGTCTCGCCGCGTACCCAATTTCCGCAACCACGATTACGACCAGGCGAATTCTGTCTATCTGTATACGTCTTGTACCATTTGTCCCACCGTTTAGCATATCGCCCATGCATACGCATACCGCAATCTCCACATCGACATAGGCCCGAAAGCAGATATTGGCGCTTTGTCTTTCCATTAGTTTCGCGTCTAACTTTCTCTAACAACTTTTGTGCATAATCAAATTGCCCAACATCTATGATCGCAGGGCACTCCACGCGAATCCATTCGTCCATAGGGCGTTCAGTCGTTATCACACGTTCGGATGGGTCGGACACATATTTATTTCGTATACGACCTTCTGTGTTGTATCGATTCTGGTATACCTCGCCAATGTAGGCACGGTTTTTCAAAATCTGCTTAACCGTTTGGCGATGCCATATGCCTCCACGTTTCGTCGGTACGCCTTGCTCAATGAGTTGTGCAGCAATATGGTTTAGTCCACGTATATTACTGTTTGGATCGGTGAATACGTTGAATATCCATCGCACAACTTCAGCCTCACGGGTATTGACGACAAGTTTCCCGTTTTCTTTATCATAATCGTATCCATACACTCGCGGGTTTTTTACAACCTTACCTTGACGCGCTTTCTGTCTACGGCCACGCGACATACGCTCGTTAATTTTGGCTTTCTCAAACTCAGCTACCGCACCGCGCATCTGATAAAATAGCCGACCCTCTGGCGTGTTTTGATATTCACCGTTTACAAATACTAATTCGGCGTATTTCTCAATCTCGTCAGCTACGATTACAGAGTTGACCAATTTACGTGATAACCGGTCGGGGTCGAGACATACAACTTTTGTTATTAGTCCATCGCGTACATCTTGCCGTAAAGAAGAAAGTCCAGGGCGATCGAGAAACTCGCCGCTGAACCCGTCATCAATGTATTCTTTTATGTCATCCGAACCCGCCTTGATCCGACATTCACGAATCTGATCTTGTAGGCTGTAACCGTTCTTCGCTTGTTCGTCTGTCGATACCCTGGCGTATACAGCTATCATCCTTGAATAGTCTTCCCCTCATGTACAAATCTTTGATCACATTATAAGCGACTGAACACGCCTTGTCAGTAAGTTCTCCATCGATAATTTTAACATTCACCGTGTACACCCCCTGTGTCGATACATACGCATCACCGTTTGTCCAACTTTCCGATAATCTCTTTGTCCAATAAATAGGTAAGCAATATTGCACACGCGTCCGATTCATCGTCCGAACGAAACTTTGTCAAATCAACATCGTCATCCACTTGGACAATTACCTTATCCTGTATGTATTGCGCGATTGATTGTTCAACTTGTTTCTTGTCGGCATTCCCACTAACACTTGCGTCCTTTTTAATCCTTGTCGGACTATACCCAACGATTTCACATGACGACTCGAAAACTTTGCGGATAATTCCGTGTACAGGTGCTAATACTTCGGTTTGACCGTGTGAGCGAGTCGCTAAATTTTCTTTTGCAACTACAACCGGTCGATATGTATTTCTCAATTGGACAAGGCGCGATTCGATGTGGTTGAGTTTCCTTCCCCATACTTCCTCGCCTGTTCCAAATTGGATATTAGGTATGTAACTAATCTCAACTAACTCAACTTTATTGCGATGACGCTGCGGAGTTACACGCGCCAAACAATATCCAGTTCGATTAAGTGATGGGTCAATGGCTAATATGTAATAAGGTTGCTGTGTATCGGTCATACGTCACCTTCCTGCTGTTTCGCCGCTTTCTTAGCATCGCGCGCCTGTTTACGTTGCGCCCGTTCAATACGTCGTTGTGCCTTCTCCGCGTCCATTTGTTGTTTTAATGAACATGATTTAGCGTACTGGCAAAAATTATTGCAAAAAAATTGGTCATATTGTGGATCAAATTCCTTGCGCTGGATACAATCCCACCGACGCCTAATTTCCTGTTTCGCCTCTTCCAACTGCTTCATCGTGCGAACTGTTTTAACTGTTTCGTTGAAACGGAAAAACTCGTACACTTGCTTATACGGTAGCTCTCCATACAACTCCAACGCTGCCATCGCGTATATGGACATCTGCAACGATTCGTCGCAAAACTCTTGCGTGTATGGACGTGCCGATTTGAAGTCGGTGATGATATAACCGCGTTCGTCGCGTTCTACCTTGTCAATGAACCCCTCAATAGGAACAGGTATTCCTTCGATATATATAGAGAATTTCACTTCGCTACCGACTACATTGGCAACGCTGGTATGTAGGAGTCGGTCGATTAAATCCAAGCCTTGCTGATAGTATTTGTTGGCCATGTATGGTGGCAACTTTATATCATTGAACCCCTTCACCATACCGTCACGTGTCTCAGTGCCATTATGGAACATATCGGTTAGCACAGTTTTCGGTATCAACCCACGCGCATTTGCATGTTCTTCATACAGCGCATGAGCAATTATACCGTATTCGGCAAAATAATCGGCGGTATCATTTTCTGGTTCAGCCTTATGCACATATTTCATGGCGAATGCACGTGGACAAGTGTTGTATAAGTCCAGTCGGGAATATGACAAGCGTGACATTTCGATCATTTATAACAACCCCTCTAACCGTTTATTGGCGATCTCTATGTACTGTGGTTCAGTTTCGAATCCGATAAAATTACGTCCAGTGTTTACACAGGCGACCGCTGTTGCACCTGTTCCAATAAATCCATCCAATACTACATCACCAGGTTGACTTGAGTTGAGTATGAATATAGTCAACAATTCGACTGGTTTCTCGGTTGGGTGCGTCAACTTTGCACTTGGTATCTTGTCGCAGTCAATAACATCAGGAATACGTTTGTGTTGTAATAATGAACGCCCTTTATGCCCAAACAATATCAACTCATGCTTTGGTGCATATGCCCCTTTCAAATCACCCGAACCATGATTATTTTTATTCCAGACGATTAGGTTCTTCAACTTAAACTTACGTTCAAATTGTTGCTTGAAATAGTCAATGTGATGCCAGCTACAGAACATGTATATTGCCGTGTTATCCTTCATCACTCGATAACATTCGTCGATAAATGTTGCTATTAGATCATATGAACTCTGGTCATTATGTATATAGTCAAACTTATTACGGACTACACGACGATTCGAACGGTAATTCATTAGATATGGCGGGTCAGTTACGACTAAATCAACACTATTGTCTGCCACCAATTTAACGCCATCTAATACGTCCATCTGATATATTCGATTCAATTCCATCATCCAACCACTCCATTTCGTATTATATAATCCCATTGCTCACGTATACGATAATCGCTAATATCGGCACCGACATGTGGGCACACGCGCAATTCCACCGCTACATACCGACTCAGCGCATCGCGTAACTCACGCATACCATTTACGCCAACGTGCGTATCGTCATTGTCCGCAACTAGCACAACACGTTTACCATACGCAGCAATCTGCTTCACTTGTGCGTCCGTCCACCTAATCCCCATCAACGCCAGTGTAGGAATCCCCAATTGATACCCGCGCCACGCCGATTTAGGACTTTCCGCCACTACTATGTATCGACTCTTTCGTATCATCTCGCGCATTTCATATTGGCCGTATAATATATCCTTCGCGTTATATCCAGGGTGGAACATATATTTTGCTGCATCGTGTGGTAACGCATTTGTACGTCTGCCTTGTATCGTGCGTATGTTTTCCAACTTGTCTCGTATTGGATATACGATACGTCCGTATAGCACGTGCTCTGCGTCAGCACAATATCGCACATCGAACACGTTCGTTAACATATCGCGGTCATAGCCTAAATCAATCAAATCACGATGAATTCCTATCTCAAATTGTTCCATCGTGTTATCCGGCAGGAATACTGCTCCCCCCTTTTGGGAACCTTGTGTATGCGTACGCCTCGTCCGATGACGATGAAGCGGCACTGTATCAAGTTGACACATCTTGTAGTCGTCGAGTATCTGCCGAGGTGTACGTCCAGTTGTGATTGCCCAATCGAACAATGTCCCCTTGAAACATCCGTGACTAAAACAGGCAACATACCATCGGCCATTGTTCATCTTTAGAGATAACGCTGTTTGGCCATCCCCTCCATGTATAAAACACGGACTACGATACTCACCCGCACCAATTTGACGTATGTACGATGTGTCAATACCCCAATGTTCGAGTACCGAAATTACGTCAAGTTGCTGTTCCAATTCACTGACGATTGCCACATCAATTGTCACCTCTATCATAACGAAAAGTTTTCTAATGCCATATCAATTCGTTGCTGAATATTGGAGCGTTCATTTTTGTACGCGTCGTTCACATCTACGTTGTATCGTTGTGTTTTGTACGTTATAACTTTATCAACATTAAATTTAGGTTTAAATATATTGATCATGTATGTCTCATATATCTCCATTTGCAATGCGTCATCGATGAAATAGCACTCTACGTATTCAAAGTATTTATGAACGTCTCGTGTATTCGTGCTGCCAGCAATATGCGACTTAATGCGACGCGATAAATTCAACGACTTTCCTATATACAAACTTTCTTTCTGTCTACTCATGAAGTGATATATACCAGACACACTCGGTATAAGATGTGCGTTATTAAATGGAACCGCAATATCCACTGGTGGGATCGTAATTTTTATCAATCCTCGTCATCCCCACGCCAATTGGTACGCACGTTCCAACTCGTATAGTTGTGCAACCTCACGTACCAAATTTTCATTCGCCATTTTCTTGTTCAGTTCACCCATAGCAACATATCCCCTAGCACACTTGCAACGTAAACACTCGCAATTGTGACTATGTTGTTCTCCCGTATTCATATCATACACTCCCCCATTTATATGATATAAAACTGTTACTTCTCCTCGATCTTTTGCGTACCAAAATCAATGTCCAACGGAACCGTTACATTAGCTTGCGTGTATCGAGACGTCTTCAGCCACAACAAATGTGATGCAAACGGCATATCATCTTCATCTTTGGTGCGGCGGAGAACGATAACGTTATCGGCTAATCGCTCTCCCTCTTTGCTGTTCGCAGCCCTTCCAGTATCTTCGTTCATCTGGATAGCCGACAACACTGCGATATTACATGCTTTAGCAATACTTTCTTTGAGCATGTCCACTTTTGCGCCAATTTGCAGGTCAACACGGGCGTTTATATCATCTTCGATATCAGGCTTGATATAATCATACGCAAATACCTGTATGCCATATTTAAGTTGACACAATTTAACTAGCGATACAATTTGGGAACGCGACATGTGATTAGTGTTGTGCCAGTAAAATGGCGTTTGTTTAATCTTTTCCTTCGCGTTCAGTATGATGTTTCTATGTGACTCCATTGTGTTCCAGTGTCCAGACAATATGTACTCCATAGGGAATCCGCTGACTTTCGCCAACAATCGCGTCTGAACTTCGCTATCAAATAACTCTGTATCCCCAAAAAGTGTAGGCACATTACATTCACTAGCCATATACCATGCCAGTTCAAGCAATACTGTACTCTTCCCACTTTTATAGTTGGATAGGAATATGGTTACACGTTTCGGTTGAATATGTCGTATCATCCGGTCTAATTTCGGATATTTTTTGCCGATATTTACGCCAACTATGTCCTCATCCTGATTGACAATACGAGATAGCAAATCATCGATACTATGCCCGACTGGTTTAACGTCCTGCTGTCGACCACGTAATTTGATCGCCTGGATTGACTTGTCGAATTCTTCAAGTGCTAGTTCGTTCGCATCACCGTCCTCGATTCTCCGTTTTAGTTCATCCGCAGCGTTGATTATATTTTGATTGTCAGCCCTATCTCGTATCGACCGTATATGCTCGTCTAGGCCAACCATATTCCTGTACTGCGGATCGTATAATGTATCGAGTGTTGCGGTTCCACCTATTGCATCAATTTCTTGGTAGTATGCAGGTTGTTCTGATTGCAACAATGCCATAATCGATTCACTATTAACCGCCGTTCCACTTGCCGCCAACTGTTTGATGGCAGTATATATGATGCGAAACGGACGATAAGTGAAGTCTCGTATGTCAATTTGTTCTGCCACGTTAACCAAGTGTTGTGGATTAGTGTAAATGGCCTTAATGATAATCCACTCATTGATTGGCGGCGTTTGAGCTTGCAATAGGCATCACTCCTTAGATTAACGACTGAATTAGTTTCTGTGCGTCCATAAACAACTGTTCTACGTCGCCATCGTTATGTATGACCGCATTGGTGTACACATCAGCTAATTCGCTCTCAGTTACATGTTGCAACGTGTCCATATCCACTTCACCGTCACGTTCCCGTAGTCGTTGGATGCGCACATCATCTGGCGCCACAATGCGTACCGTGTACCAACCTTTGCGCGTGTAGTGGTCGTATTCGTTGCGCAAGCGCATATCATCTAGCACAAAATGTACGGTACATGGATAATCTGAAATCCGCTTATCTGTGTATTTAATCCACACATCCGCATCAATTTCACGCATTGACATACCGATATGCTGATACACTTTGCGCGGTTTGCCCGTTAAATCCGGAAACAATTCCCATTGTATTTTTTTTACACCATCAGCCAGTGCGATGCGTTCGGACGTAACACTGTGCGATTGCAACACTTGTTGTATGTACTTAGCCAACGTCGTCTTGCCGCTGCCTGCTGGACCCACAATCGCGATATTCGGTATCACTCACTCCACCTCCCCAAAATCAATACTCCCTAGCCACGATGGTGTGGATGGTTTGTGTTCCGTCTCGATTGGTGTATTGACCACAACTTGTTCTTCAGCCAACTTGCGACGTTCTTCTTCGCGTTCACGCAATTGTGACCAGTATTGTATGGACTCCTCAATTACAAATGCGATGCTGGATATTGTTTTGTATTGTTTGCCACGCATTTTCGCATATCGTATCGCGTCAATAATCTGTTCCGTAGAATAAAATTTGCGCAACACACGATTTAGCTTTATGTACTCTTGTCGCGTAACTGTTTTATTCCACGGTACTGACGGAGGAAATGTTGATAGAAACTCCTCGATAATTCTGTCGTTGTCCAATTGTCGTTGGCTGCGTTTACGTCCAGTCATAATGTAATATCCTCACCTTCACGTATTGTCGACCAAAATTAATACACTGTTGCTGACTCCAAAAGAAAATGTCGATATGATTTCCTTTGATAGCGCCGCCCGTATCCTCGCCAATATATGTGTGCGTCGTACCATCCGCAAACTCGACCTCTACAGTGCTGCCAAGTGGGATGATATTTGGGTCAACTGCTATAGTCGTACCCTGTTCAACTGGCTTGCCTGATGCAGTAATGGTGCCCTGACCAGGTTCATACGGACTATACGCGGTAGCAATATACGTTACCCATCGTGGCTTACTCGCATGTTTGTGTGACTTTCGTTTACGTTTGCGTTTTGTATGTGTGGGTGCCTTATACGTATCAATTATACTAACCGTATCATCTGATATAGTTGGTGTAACGGGAGGTTGCGGAGCAGGAGGTATTAATATTCCCGCTACCGCACCTACCATTACTAGCGTACCAACAAGTTTAGTCCACTTCAAACCGATACAATCACCTCCTTCGGTGGCAATATACCATCTAGAATTTCAGGCAGGTCATCTTCTCGTGTGTAATATGGGATATACGCAATCCGAATGTTATTCGATACGCAATAATCCCATTTAATATAGTCGCGTAAACGAGTTTGTTCGAAAGATTCATCACCACCGAACGTCTCGACTGGTTCAAAATGTTGCCGTCCTTGCCATTCAATCAATGTATATAACTCGCCATCGTTGAATATAGCAAAATCGAACGGTAACGCGCGTACATTTTTGCAATCATCAAATTTAAATTGCTGTTTATAATCAACACCACGTTCATCCAACAGGCGTTTAATCAATCTTTCCCCTCTCGAAATATTACATATCGGACATCCCGTTTTAGTTATATTATTAGGTGTGCACATCCACTCATGCCCACATTCAATATCTTTGAATAAAATCCGAGTGTTTGCAGTTTTATAAGGTTCAAGTGCAATAACTTTCCCGCCATGCGCCGAGTACAAATTTGATTCGAATTCATCTTGCGTTAATGTGCGCTCTAGTGCCGCTTTTCTATCCGCACACACACGACAACCTGTCGGATTGGTCTTTATAAGGTTCCACGCAACTGTTTCCCATTGATTATTACAACCATCTACGTTACAACGCAATGCAATGCGTTTGCTATTTCCTTTGTACCTTCCAACAATCGATATCTTATCACCGTGGATTTTCTTTACTTTCGCGACATATTCATCATGCGTGCAAGGAATTTTCCCCACACATTTAGGGCACCCAGTTATCGGTTCATGCACAATTGCTCGTGCAAACGGACTCCATTCCCAACCACATTCTGGTTTCGTGCATTTCACATCTACCCGCTCGCTTAGACATGTGTAGTTCCCGATGATAGCAATTTTATCGCCGTGTATTTTACGGACACGACTCACGAATTCATCAAATGAAAGTCTACGGGAACGTCTAGCGCATTTCGGACAACCGGACGGTCGGTCTTTGCGAACAACTTCATTCGCTATCGGACTCCAAACGTGTTCGCACACTTTACACCTTAGTTGGATACGATGATTCGAGGTGATGTACTCGCCAAGCACTTCAATTTTCTCATTGTGTTTTTCTCTAACCATCTCAACAAATCTGTCGTGTGTTATCCGTATCGATCGTGCCATGCACAATCTCCTTTCTGTCGGGACAGGATTAACCCCATCCCGACGCGATACGTTGATGTAAAATCTTATTGTTGAGATGCAGCCAAGAACAATTTCACTTTATTGATCGCATCTGGGTCGGTTTTTAATTGGTTCGGGTCTGCATATCCCGTTGTCTCTTGGAATTTAGTCAGAATCACATCTTGTGCCCAACCTTTTGCATATACATTGTTTAATGCCCGTTGCAGCAATTCATCATAAGACAACTCATTTTCCACGCCATCCGACAACCAATTTCTAATGGTATCGACCACATCTTTGCCAGGCTTATTGATTACAGCGTCAGCCAATTCATCACAACGCGTTTTTGTCACAATCATATTGTGATCAGTGTCAATATCAGCGACAATATCAAACTCAAATTCCATACCGTCACGTTGAATTGGTGCTAGTCCAATTTTCTTAGGTACTTGTTTACCGTTGATATTTTCAATAACATATTCGGTCTTAGCGCGCATCGTCGCAATGATATGCATGGGACTTTGAAGAATAGCGTCAATCAGTGCGTTATGCAGTGGTGTTACATCCCTCCATGCAAAATAGGTATTACGACTCTGTGAACGCGTCGCTGCCTTGTCCACCATTTCCAAAGCGCCACCCTTGCCCATCCATGCGTGAGACAAAGAGTCGATGATTAATACCTCATATCCATTGGCTTCAGCCAAATGAATCGCGTCGATATAGTTTTGTGGACTATAGGTGTCTAATTCGAGCACATCAAAATCAAATTTACCTGCATACTTTGATGCACTACCTCGTTCTGTATCAATTACAGCCACGCGATTACCAAGATTAGTCCCGATAGATAACGCGGTATACGTCTTGCCTGCTCCTGCTGGTGCAATAAGCCCCATACGCAAACGAGATTGTTGTTTCGTCGCCTTCTTAAAACCTGCCATTATGTATTTCCTCCATTTCAAACTTTATATCATCTATATCATCATTATATCATATAAAGTTATTGATCGGCAAACGGATCGTTGCCTACGCCTGGAAACGGTACGCTTGCCTGTTGTTGTGGCGGAAACGCAAACGGATTACTCGACTGTTGATGTGGTACGAATGCGGGTTGTGATTGCGCTGGTACTGGTTGTGTGTACTGCGGCGGCAATTGCACCGTTTGTTGTTGTTGCTGCACCTGCGGCTGACTATGTACAACAAACTTCTCAAGACGCACCTCATTAAAACTATTTACAATATCGCCAAAATCATCACGTACTACATCATTATAGAAGCGCGCTGATACTTCAATATTCGTACCAAGTGGGATATCATATACAGCCTCTTTATGTTCGCGTACAACGAACGTAAAGTAGTGAGGTTCAGATCGTCCGTTTCGCAGTATTTCATTCCCATCTTTATCCGTTTCGTATTGTTCGACCGTGATACGCAGATAGTCATCGATGATGTCTTTTGAGATAAGTTCTCCGGTGACCTTGCCAGCTATACGATTATGGTCATTCTGCTCGGCCAACTCAGGTAAATGAAATTGCGTGAAATTGCGATATGTTCGCCCGTTCGATTCTCGTTCATCCAAACGCAACCATTGTCCCGTGAATCCAACCTTTACACGCGAACCAATGTCAAACATATTAACCAAAGCGTCGTATGCCATTGGCACGTTACGATTGTTAGGAATACGAACACGGGCTAGTCCACTTGGAGAACCCGTGTTGATTGTTAATTGCCCACCGTAGCTTGAACCGTCCGCGTTGCGCGTCTGGTTGTCAATATTTGTGACGGTACCAACAACAAACCACTTATTGAAATACTTGTAGTCGTTTCTAAATGCCATATTATATCGTTCCCCTTTTTCATATGTACTATATCGTTGTTACACCAACCAATCAAACGTGTCGTCTACGTGATCGTTAAGCCAGGACTTCACCTCCTCAACAGTTAAACCAGAATCATCCTCCGCCTCAAATGTTCTTGTCTCCTCGAAACAGACCTTTAACATCTTGCGGATTATCGGATACGGTATCTTTTGTCCTTCCATACGACCACCCTCACTTTTTGTTCAACAACCAGTGTTTACTGAACAACTTACCATAAAGGAAATGCATGAATATATTCCCTTCATGGTAATATTATAACCTATACGTGCATATCTGTCAAATACCGAATTTATAGCATATTTGCATTTCCCATGTATTCCCGTATGGCGTGAACTCAATTCTCTCGACAACAGCATGCAATTCTTTTCGGTACCGATTGATCGCGCTGTAACGCTCGATAACATACAATTTCTCGGTGACTTTAGTAATATACTTTACCGTTTCTTCGTCGGTCACTTTACGCATATAACTTTGCAATGACAACTTATTGTACTTACGAGCGAGATACCCCTTCACCCTTTCGACGACTAGCCATTCCAATTCAGGCCGGTCGATGCCTATATTGGGACACTTAATATTGGTACATACGTATTTGTCTTCTTCGGATGCCATTTCGTTACCGCATACTCCGCACCATAAAATATCGTCAAGTAATTTACGGCTAACTCTTTTCGTTGTGTTTCTTCGCTTAGCGTAAATTAACTTCTGCACCTTTTCCCACGTGTCATAATCGACTATCGGTTCGTGAGCGTGTTCGATTCGCAAATTTTCCCCTAATGTCAACACGCCGATAAATACAGGATTGGTCAATATTTCACGTATAGTAGAAGGAGACCATCGACGATTCGTTTTTGTTTTGTATCCATGTTCATTAAGGATATCTGCAACAGCCTTCATACCCCCATCATTCTCGATATATAGTCGGTATATCTCTCTAACTATTTCGGCGCCGGTTGGATCAATTTCAAGTTGCCCAGCATCATTTAACTTATATCCGAATGGTGTCCGCCCTGGTCTCTTCCCCTGCTTTATTGTCTGTAAAAGCCCCGAACGGATAACGGTTGATGATTTAGCTGCGTTAAATTGCGCCAAATAGGAACGATAAACGTCTTGTGTCGGCGCGTTGGATTGCCGTGTGTCGTAGCTATCATCGATACTAATAACGCGTACATTATGTGACTCTAGGTAAGTAACTTCGTCGCGCATATTTACAACGTAACGACTCATACACTTAGCAACAACTAAATTATACCTGACCGCAACATCTCTGTTATATTCTCGGTACTTATCTATGGGTATCGAATTATCCAGAATATGTTCTGCGAACAACCCCGCATACTGCAATTCATAATCATCTTTTCCAAATATAGCGCAAACAGGCATCGATATACCTCCTGCGCTAAGTATACCACCTACAAGATATGTTTTAAACACTCATCAAGCGTTTTATCGCCGAATATTTCTTTTATCGTCACAACCTTTCCAAATCTCCATACTTGCTCGCAGTGAGCCGTCGTCATTTTTCCTGTGCGATAATCCAACACCTGTTCGGTCCAACGTTTGAATACATGGCCCTCTGGGTACTGTTTCATATCTGACATCTGCTCGTTCTCCTTTCACGGGAACATGTGTTCGTATGTGATTTACCACCATTCTACTCTCCTTGATCTGTAATCGCAATCATTATTTTACGGCGTCAAAGTGTTAATTCATTGAATTATTCAACAAATCACTCGCTGTAAGGAATGTCCGGAACGGATAAGTACGGCGTAAAAATATCTAACACAATTCAAAAGTGAAGTGGAGGCACTAAATATGTAAAGCAGAGGCAGAGGCGCCTCGCATGAAATTAGATCTGGTTCGGTGTGGGTACGAGTGGTACGATTAACGCTCCACCCGTTCCACTTCACCGCGATTGTTCGTCACTACACGTACATTCGTCGGCACATCATCTATATTTGCAGCGTGGCGTCGTGCAACATTCATCGCTTGCAACAACACATCGTACTCTTCTTTGACTTCTTCGTACTTCCTCTTCCACAAATGGACTTGTTCGTTTTCCTTTTTCAGTTGTGCGATACGTTTCGCCGCCATAGCATTTTCATGCCGCAACTGTGCAATGATTTCTTCGTAATCCTCGTCGTCTTGGATAGTGACACTCTCTAAATAACTCTTGATGTGCTTGATAACATCGCTTTTCTTTACAACATTATCCTTAATCGGTTTCTCGATGTCATCGTCATCTAATAGCAATGTACTTTGTTTTGATGCTACACTTTCTTTCTCGCCATACACCTCGGGGAATTGTTCCCGCGCTTCATCAGATGGGATGTACTTTTTACCCCTACCAGCCCGTTGAGCATGTTCAATTGCATCTGCATATTGATTTTTAATATGCGTCTGCCATTTCAATCTCGCGCTGCCCAAGTTTCGATATTCCGAGTGTGCCACAAACTCGCGTAACCCATCTGATATATTACCACCGTTAGCCAATACGTTGATTGCGGTCATGGCTAAATCTCTAATTTCTTCTTCGGTCCAATCAGGTGTAACTCCACGCATTTATATCATCTCCTGTATCAATAATGTCCGTAAATCAAAGCCACATCATCCATTATATCATACATACAGGAATATATTCAACTACGATGCGATTTGCGACAACTTTATATCAGCGGACATGATATAATCATACAATGTGATAAATTTAAACTCATCGATGCGTACCATCGGCACACCATTGATTACAACTCCATATATACGCTTACCGTGTGCCACTGCTTCCAAACCCACCTTCGCCACGTTCAGTCGTTCCCAATTCATCCACTTCAACCAGTTCGGCGCGGATGACCGGTACAATTACGGCTTGGGCAATGCGATCACCCTTGCGGATGATGTACGAATCAGGTGCGTAATTGTCATCCCAATTAACCACTTCTTCTTTAATATTGTATTGTAGTCCAGATTGAACACATGGTTTAATGTTGTCCACTAAGACCATAACTTCTCCGCGGAAACTCGCATCTACAGTGCCTGGTGTATTACTCACGCGCAACTTCGTCTTCGCGCTAACGCCGGAACGAGGACGGATCTGAAGTTCATACCCCTCTGGAATTTCAAACACCAATCCGGTTCGCACCTTCACCGTTTGTCCAGGCTCAATAATTACATCTTCTAGCGCATATAAATCGAATCCACTATCACCAGATTCGTGTGCATATTGTGGTATTACCGCGTCCGGATGCAGACGTTTAACCTTCACTTCCATGCGAAAACCTCCTCGTTATCTTTATATCAATTATACTATCGTTTTATATCATAGTCAACATGTCTTTCATTTGTTCTAATGGCATTACATTCTGCACTAATACATCCAACGGTTTCTGTACAGTAGCAACAATATACACCGCCACTCCCTCTTTTACTACGTCCTTCACTTTATCATATGTGTTAGGGAATAAAGTACACCTTATCGGTTCATCGGCGTTTTCCATCCGTACACTCATAAAGGCCATTGCACGGCCATATTGTTTTGATGTTTTCTTCTTTACCTTAGACTTCTTCACCGCGCCAATAGTTGCACAAAATTTAATCGTTGCGTTCGGCTGAGCATTGCGTACTGCTTCCCAATCCATACTGAAACGGTTAACAATGTCCCTATACAATGTAAAAGGTGATTCACTTATGTACATTCCTGTTACTTGCTGCTGTGCATTTGGATCGACCTTTGTACCATCCAGCTCGCTAAACGCACCACTGGCACGCAACGACTCACGCATACGACTGTTCACCTTACTCGATACACGTTCCTCGAAGTTCAGGTATGATGTGAACGGTCGCAATTCCAATATCTCGTCAACAGCCTTATCGCCCACAAACTTAATCGACGACAGACCGAAACGTATGCCGTCTTTATCAACGGTAAATTTCTTACCCGACTTGTTGATGTGAGGGGGTAGAATACGAATACCCATAGCACGCGCATCGTCCATATACTTCACCAATTTATCCGGCTTGTCCGTGTTGTTAAATACCGCCGTCATGTAGTAAACGGGATAATGTGCTTTCAGGTATCCACACCAATAAGCAAGTGTCGCATAAGCAACAGAGTGCGATGCGTTAAACGAATAGTCCGCTGATTTGCTTATGTCATCCCACACACGTTCCAACATAGCGCGGTCATATCCATTACGAATACCACCTTCAATAAATTTGTCACGTTGCTTGGCTAATAGGTCGGCTTGTTTCTTCAGTTATGTTATCGTAAAGGCTTTTTATCCTCTACTTCTTACGGTTTCCCGTAAGCTCAGCATACATTTTCACCGTCGACTGTAACGTTACGGTGGCGGACACTCGTGGGCGGATTATTGCTCTCATTAACGCTCACCGCCTATGCGTTACGGTACTGGACGATAATCCAGTTACCTCGGTGTTGGCATATCATCCCCAAATTTTTCTTTCTTACGTGTTAGGAATATGGTGGCATCGGAATAAATGTATTTGTAGAAATTTGCTATATCGGAACGTGTGGTATACTGGATAAAACTCACAGTCGGCTTATCAAACACATTCCGTACAGATGTACTAGCATGTATATTTAAGTATTGTTGTATTTCATCGCACAATCTGTGTGTTCCATACTGAGCGACCTTTATACGCCCGCCCGTTGTAAATACACTTCCGTCGCCATCGAATATACCACGAATCAAATGAGGCATCCATGTGTCATAGAGCATTGGCAGATATGTTGAGAATGTCTTGCGTGGAATTACGCCATATTGCGCTAGCGAATCAATTAAATGTGCAGAACTGGTACGCACATACGCCTCATTACGGTTACTAATTTTAACACGATCTTTCGGCAATCCAAGATGGCGAGCAAATTCATTAAGTATGTACCCATCTTCCTCCTTTAACATAATTGATAATGTTTTTCGCCCTTTACTGTCCGCAACAATGCTACCATCTGTTATTATCAACCCCAAGAAATATGCCTGTGCTTCAGAACAAATAGTATCAAAGAAATGTTCGTTTTCGATTTGACACGCTTGACCTCTCGGTCTAACGGCAATCCCATTTTCGCGAAGAATCGATGCGACTGTATTTCCGGTAATATTAAATTGCGATCCGATTTGTTTTGTCGATTGACCTCCTGCATACATTTCGATGATCGTTTGTATATCATTCAAGAGAATATGCCGTTTTTTGTTCCAACGTTTATATCCGTTTCGTTCTAACAAACGTCCGATAGATGTATTGTTGCGTCCTGTCAATCTTTCAATTTCGACAGTTGAATAGCCTTGTAGATGAAGATCGATGATATAGTTAATTTCTTGTTCTGTGAATGGCTTTCCGCCCATGATTACACCTCCTTTCCGATGCCACCTATTTTCATTGGAGATAACTTAGCGTTCACCGATTTTGCCCGCTGATAATCCTATAAGTTTCCCTATAGGACGGCCAGAATCAACCAATTGCTTTGCGTAGGATATCTGCCTCACCCATAGTAAATCCACAAATATCTCGTGCAATGCGCATCGTTTGCTCTTGATACGCGATAATGCCATACGTATCACGCAAAATCGGCTCAAAGTCTGGATGATAATACTCAATCGGTTCCTGACCTCTTTTGCGTCGAATCGCCACATCAATATACTGCATGGCACCAGGACGACCGAGCGCAGTCAAAAATGACAATTCGCCAATACTGTGCGGCTTGAGTTGTTGTAGATATTGTTGCTGCCAACTTTCCTCAAATTGGAAGATAGCGGAAGTTCTGCCCTCCCCAAACAACTCAAACGTCTTTATATCATCCGTCGGTATGCGTTGCAAATCAATCTCAATACCTTCGTGTTCGCGAATCAGATTCAACGTCTCACGCATGATGGACAGCGTATTGAGTCCGAGCACATCAATCTTCTGCAAACCAATGTGTTCAAGTGTTTTGTACTCGTATTCCGCTACCCATACATTATCCTCTTTGTTGTAGTCGAGTCCGGTGTGCAACGTCAAAGGTTCAGGCGACACAACCACGGCACAAGCATGCAACCCGCTGTGTTCGATTACACCGACTAATCCCTTGGCTAGTGGCAACAGTTCGGGATACGTATCACACAGCTTATGAAATTCTGGATTGTTCTTGTATTGCATATCCAAATCGTCATTGCTCATGTACTTTGTGACGTTCGATATCTCGTTATATGGTAATCCCAACGCCTTCTGTGCCATCAATACAGCCGATTTAGGCTGCAAATACACATACGTCTTAACACGTGCAACATGGTCAAACCCATACTTCTGTTGCAAGTAACGAATTACTGGTAACTGCTCGGCAAAATCGGAATCAACATCTGGTGGGCCGATGCGGTCTTTGTTCAAAAACCGTTCGAAGTATAGTCCATGCTCAATCGGATCAATCTTCGTCATGCCGAGCGCACGTGCAATGAGTGATCCGCCTACACTGCCACGACCAGCACCAGTTTGTACGCCACGTTCCTCTGCAGCACGAATCATATCAGCCACGACAAGAAAGTAATCACTGAACGATTGATTGTTCATACCTGTTCGGATAACTTCATACTCATCGCGTATGCGTGCGAGATATTGCGCACGTTGTTCTGGTGAAATATACGGTGCGATGTTACGTTGGTATCCGACATTAATCTGTTCGCGTATATATTCTTCTGTATCGACACCACCTGTATCGAATTTCGGCATCAATGGCAATCCACTTGGCAAGTCATACGATTCAACCTTTGCGGCCACCTCATGCGTACGTTCAATCGCTTCACGTGCAATCGTCAAATCAAATCCCTGTCGCTCGAAATATGATATACACTCGTCGGCGCTCATGATGAATTGACTGTCACCGTATCGCAATCGATTCTCGTCGTATATCGTCACACGTCGATTACCCTTTGATTGTCCGATACAGAATACCGCGTCTTGAAATTGTCGATGTTCGGGACGCGCATAGTGACTATCACACGTTGCGATTATTGGTATACCATACTCGCGTGACAAATTGACAATACCATTGTTCACTACCAGCTGGATGTTGACGCCATCCTTATCGACGATATGCGGTTGAATCTCCAGGTAAAAATCATCTCCGAAAATATTGAACAACCGTTGCGTGTATTCATGAACCAGTTCCCATCTATCATCCAATATGGCACGACTAATGGGGCCACCGACACAGCTACTTGTACATATCAATCCGTCACTGTACTGTTCGAGCAAATTGAAATCGACACGATTAGTGTAATAGTAATTCTCTGGCCGATTTGATTCGGTATGTAGTCGCAACAAGTTTTGATAACCCGTGTAATTCTTCGCCAACAATATTAGGTGCCGATTCGGTCGCGATTTCTTTTTGCGTCTCGTGTTCGACTCATCAACCTCGTCATATTCTTCCTCAGCTAATGAACGTTTCTTATCTACATCATCACCTTTTATCGTAGCGTCGGGCACGAAATATACCTCGTCACCAAGAATGGGCACAATACCATGTTTACGTGCTGCAGTCCAAAAGTCGTATAACCCTGATACCTGACCATGATCCGTCAACGAAATATGCGATTGGTTCAATGCTTTGGCCGTTTCCACAATTTGTTCTGGACTATTAAAACCGTCAAGTGGCGAATAATAACTATGATTATGTAAATTGATCATGCGACTTCACCAATCCTATTACCGTCAATAAATAATTCTGCGGGTCCACCGTTCATTTGGTTGCCTCCATCGCCTCGTATAACGCGCAGCCATCTGCATGATCCGGCAAGATACCGCGACATTGGGGACACTGTGCCATGTAACCGAATGCTTGGTGCATGTTATCGCGTAATATTTCATTTGTGTCCTTTAACTCCGACAACTGGCATTGAAGGTCACGGATGGTGGCGAATAAATCTAACTCTCGCTTCGTTTTCAAGTCATCTGGATTGCATTCGAGCCACAATATTGCATCCTTCTCGCGTTGACGAATGCTTTGTTTGCTCAACACCCGCCCGTCGGTCATGCTTTGTCACCGTCCTTTACGTATGCTCTCCTGCCTAAAACCCTGAACTTTAGACGTCGCATCTCTGCGTGACCTGTGGCAGCACATTCACACGTGACGATACCGCGAGGTAGGTACCGATACCCTCGATCCTTGCACCAACCACACCATACGTATCCACTCTTTCGTGCCACCAAAACGTTGTTCCACTGCATCAACTTTTCGAACAGTCTTCGCTCCCTAGCAGTGTGGTTAGGCTGATTCCACAAACGCACGCTAAGTCGCTGGAAGTCGAGTACATTGTGTAGTCCGACTGGGATTGAGCGTTCTGTTTCATAGTCAAGTTTCGTGGGCAACTCATTTTGTAGTCCCATTACACATCACCCTTCCCCCTTGTCTGCTCCGCTACCTGCTTCTATGCCTGCAAGGGCTTGGCTTATCATGTAATGCCACTCGTATCCTAGTCCTCCACGTCTGTCCAATGCTTCCAACGCCTCGCGCAACCGCTCGATTTCTGCGTCTTTCTTCGCTATCGTGTTCTCATGTTGGATAGCTCGGTCGTAAATCACTTGTCGGCTCTCGCGTAACTCCGCTATCGTCTTGTCGCGTTTCCCCTCATACAACCATGCCATATCTTCGTCAAAACGGCCTTGTTGGTATCCGTCCGCATAGCTTTCTCGCGCCCGTTTCTCTAGTTCCGCTATCGTCCGATTGGCTTCGTCAAGTTTATCCATGAGCTTGTGCGCCATTGCTGGCCCAAGGCCATCATTATCGTCGATGAACCTACGCAATTCTGCGTCCGTCATTCTGGCCGCTCCTTTGGTTTTTATGTGTCGCCAAAATTCCTCTGGATTACTCCGTTTCCCCATCTACTTCACCATCCTCTGCATATGTTCTGCTAGCCTCAAAGAGTGCCAGAATAGCCCTGTCATGCACCTTTATACAGGTAATGTCAGCATTTCCCCATAGTACATGATCGCGAATCCATTCTAGTTCTTTGCGCAGCCGTTTTATTTCCATATTTTTCTTCGCTAGCATCCGATTGGCTGCGTCGAGTTTCGAGAGAAGGAACTGCGCGTCACTTTCATGCAAAACTCGATTGTGATGTAAATGCTCACGTATCTCTTCCAATCGCTGTGCATCCGTCATACGTTGTCACCTACTTCCTTCTGGCTCACTGTGATCAGACAGTTTGATAGTAAGATGTTCTGGATTTCGAGGTTTGACTGCGGAATTCAGCGCCAGCCCTAACGTCCGAATCACATCGTTCAACCGCTCTATCTCAGCGTCCTTCTCCGCCAACAATTGCCGCAACCTTGCTTCTGACTCGGTATGCATAGCCTGCAAGCGCTCATCGTCCGCTTCAAAGCGAGCTATCGTCTGATTGGCTTTGTCGAGTTGAGCGAGAAGGAACCCGATATCTAGGTAGTAATGGTTCGCCCTCCATTCATCGTGTCTGTCTCGAATTTCAGCTAACTTTCGTTCGTTATATACCGACTCTGCATCCGTCTGAATCACACACTTTCACCCAAATCCGTTCTGGGTCAAATGGCTTACAACGTTGCAAATGCTCCGGGACTTCGCTTTCATACAATTCCAGATTCTCTTCTCTAACGCCGATATATGGGTTTTGCTCGCTGTAATACACCCTGTAGTAATTGTTCTCGAAGTCCCAGCCAACGATCTTTCCGATCTCGCCTTCACCAGTTCCGAACACGCCATCAAAGTACGACGTTCCTTTCTTGATGACATAATCGCCCATGTGGAACTGTTTGCTTTCAAGAAATTTAGTAATCTGTTCACGTTGCCATATAAGTCGACGATACTCGTTGACAGCATTCACCGCTATGTAATATTCACGTTTTGACGATAATTCCAGTCTGTATTACGTCAATCTGAATCACCATCCTCTGCGTCTAACTCACGTTTAAACTCGTGCCATGTCGTCTTAGGCAACTCACCGTTTCGAATTTTCTTCATTTGCTTCAAAGAATCCTCAAGCGATTGTTGAGGCGTTGCATATCTACCTGCGTCTATGTCTTCGAGCGCTTGCTGGATGTGTACTAATACAAGCTCTGGATGGTCTCCGTTTCGAATAGCTGTCTCTGCTAACTCCAACGCCTCGCGCAACCTACGATTCTCGGCGTCTTTCTCCGCTATCGTGTTCTCATGCTGGATAGCTCGGTCATAAATAGCTTGTCGGCTCTCGCGTAAGTCTGCTATCGTCTGATTGGCTTCGTCGAGTTGCGATAGAAGGAAACACTGGTTGCAACGTGCGGTATCGTGGTATTTCGCGTGTATTCCATGTCTTCCACGTATCTCTTCCAACCGCTGTGCGTCGGTCACTCCGAATCACCGCCCGTTGCGCATTCCACAGAGCAATATTGACCATTTGTAACAGTTGGTTTCCAGCACTTAGGACACAACGGCACGCCTGTCGCACTCTCATAAATCCGTTCGAATCGTTTTATGCCCGATTCCGTGTATCCATGAAACATTTCGTATGGTCTAGCCCAAACACCAGGAGTTCCATCTTCGCGGTGATATATGACAAACAATTCGCCTGTTTCAGTGTGAGGAGCTTCAGCAATTACAACGTACCGATTGCCTTTGTAATGCCGATATACAACTGTTTCCTGCGTCTTTCCGTCAGATGTAATCACTCTGACCGCTTCCCTTCTGTATCGTCCTCGTGGTTCTTGGCAGACATAAATCGCATTGGCCCGTTTAGTTCAATCGACCACCTAATCCGTCCGCCGAATATGAAGAATGCCAGCATAATCAATGCAAAGAAGCATTCAACGATAACGAGTATCCATAAGCCTGCTTCGTACAGGAAATGACTCATTCCACACCACCATCTTCTGCGTCTGCTCCGCTACACTTGGCACACGGTACTTGAACGCGAATGATTTCACCGTGTTCTTTTTGACCTTCACGCGTCGTAACTTCGACTAACCTTGTACCGCTACACACTGTACATACGTCTGCATCTATGTCTGCGAGTGCTTTGCGTGCGATTATGGATGACGCGGATGCAAATTCGACCCCGTATATCTCATCCGTAGTTATCGATATTTGTTCCAGCGCCGCACGCATCCGCCGATTCTGCTCGTCCTTTTGCAACCAATCCCGCGCTACCTCAACCAAGTCCTCGTACCCTGTCTTTTCTCCAATAGTGACTATGGCTTCCACCTGTTCTCGTGTAAGTGCCATCACTTGTCACCGTCCATTCCGTTTAACTTGCCATGTCGGCATCATGTAACGTGGGCCATGCTCTGGATACACCCATTGCCATTCCCAAAATCGACGTTGCTGTCTGACCTTGCGTTTAGCCATCACACATCTACTCCTTTTGCACGCAGGGCAGCGAGACAAATGGCTTCGGGTGCCGTTTCAGATATAGCCCATTGAGCGTCCTCTGACATGTGGCCCATCGTAACTTCGTACCCTTTTCTAATCGCCTTTTCGAAGTATTCAATACTTGGCAACCATCCGTCCTGTTTCATCTTCTCCACCACTTCCCACGCTGCGGATATGTCTTCCGTCGGATACCATTCACATTCGCAGAGGAATGTTCCATCCTGTCGGAAGTACACAGGCTCCTCATACTCCACCATCATCTGTCCAGTTCCATGCAATTCAGGGTGCTCTCCAACTGTCCACTCCATCACTTTTTCCGCTAGAAGGTGGTGTTTTTCTTCAAAAGTCATTGTCTCCCAATCGTACTGTGGCATCAGAATTCATCCTCCCAGGCGAAATCTGGTAACTGACCACCATCCGCGATGCGTTTCAACCGCGCTATCTCCGCCCTGGCATCTTGTAGGTCTGCTATGATGTCTAATATTTCTTTGCCAAACGGCACAAGTGGTAACGATTGAATTTCCGCTAGTCGTTCATCTGTTACTCTCATTTTCCTCACTCCTCAACAGGTCTGGGTTCTCGTAGATGTTGCCGATGACTTCTTGTAGATTGATATAGTCTGGGGCTATTCCCATGAAACGCGCCTGTTGTGTACTATACGAAACCACACTCAACCAAGGAAACGGCTTACCAAATTCGTCGTAACTACGAATAATATCTCCCTCGTAAATATCCTTTCCGTACTTGTCGCGCAAACCCGTATATTGCATGATTTCAAACGCCCGTTGCTCTGGAGTGCCAGGGAAGATTTCCCATGCAGGCAGGTGGAATATATCACCCCACTCCAACATCCGCTTGTCGAGGACATCCCACGCGCGAAACTTAATCTCATCTCACCCTTTCAATATGTAATTTGTTCCTACACTCATTATATCAACTGTATCATACAATTGCAATCATTATATAATATAAAAGGTACGCCATCACCGACGTACCCAAGAGTGTAATATATTGTTTTAATTACAACTGCTATAACCACATGATACACACACGCATGAACCTTTGTCGTATGTGTTCTCGTTACACTTTGGACATTCACGCAACGCCAACTTTGGCTTCTGCTGCGGCACACCAGGGAATGCAATCTTGCCATATGCTACACGCTCAAGTAACGACGCAATAACAAATGGCAATGTACCCATGTGTTCGCCTTTGCGCAAATGTTTGACGGCTTGTTCAACGTTATCCTGGGTACATCCGAATCGCAGGAATTGTGTTGTCATACGCCCTAACGCTGCACCAGTCGACCTTAATTCGGCATCATTTGCATTAACAAACACTTCAACCGGCAATCCATTGTCCGCATCCACATTTATTGTGATGTACACCTTTCCGAATTTGCCGTCACTATTAAGTGGTACACGTACCTTCTCGGTAAATCCGAATAGCCGTGCTGGACGCTTTGTAATTTTCGGTTGTGGTGTATCGTCAGCACTTGCCCCTGATTTAGCCTCTTCAATCTTCTCAGCCTCAATATGCGATTCTAACTTCGCGTCCTCCTCATTGGTTGCTAACACTTGAGCTTGCCTTGATCCGTCGCGATAAATTGTGATTCCTTTCAAACCTAATTTGTAACCAAGCCTATACAATTTATCGACATCTTCAACTGTATAATCGGATGGAGCGTTTGCCGTTTTACTAATCGCGCTGTCCACCCACTTCTGACATGCAGCCTGTACGCGCACATGTTCTTCCGGTGTCAACTCCATCGCCGTCACAAAGTAGTCTGGCAACGGATCGGTATCACTCAAGCCATTTTCGGCACGATATTTAGCCACCAATTCTACCGCTTGTTCCGTCACGCCACCACCGCGACTAGCCCGCCAATACGACCAACTGAAATATGGCTCAATGCCTGTCGATGTGTCATACCCTTGTAAATTATCAATCATCGTACCCGTACTGCCGGTAGGCGCTTGGGTTAAAATGGTAACGTTGCGAATCCCGTGTTCTTTTAATTTGGGCAACAAATCAGGATAGCGCTTAGTTAACCGCTTCATAAAACCTGATTGGATAAATTTCTCATATTCAAACTTGGCAAACGAACCTTTTTCACTTGCCAATTTGATTGACTCATCATACGCCCAATATGCAATTTTGCTATACAATTCATCAATAAACTCGACAGATTCAGGTGAGCCGTATTTAATACCGAGTAGAATTAACAACGTACCGAGTCCCATCGTACCCATGCCAACACGTCGTTCGGATAATTGCACATCTCGATTCTGTGGCAAGAAATAGTCAGTATAATCAATCACTGCATCTTGGAAACGCAATCCGGTGCGTGCTGCATATTCGAGTGCATCCCAGTCCATTTTGTATTGGCCAATTCGTTCTCCCTTTGCGTAACGCGGTAATACAATATGCCCCAAATTACACACACCGTATTGTGGAAGTGGTTGTTCACCACATGGATTTGTTGCTACGAGCGGATTGAAATACCAACTATTCGATTCTGCATTGCACCGTTCTAACCATACAATCCCTGGTTCAGCAGATGACCATGCGGATTCCGTAATTAGATTCCACAATTCTGTTGCATCTTCGTCACCTGCGTCCAGTTGATCCATAAACGCATCGTCAATACCAACACTAATGTTCGCACCAGTCAGTTTGCCAACTGTACGTTTACGCGTAATAAACTTACGCACAATGCCACGACGCCTCATTTCGAGGATAAGCATCAGCGCACCACGACGCGAACCGCCTTGTTCAATTAAATTGGTTACGGTACTAAATACTTCAGCAAAATCAACCGCATCAATCTCATCTTGTTTCAGTAACGATACAATCAAGTCAAACAATTCCATCCACGATACTGCACCAGAAGACCTACCATTTACACCTTTGACGATAGCACGACGATGGCGTACACGCGAAAAATCTAATGTAATTGGTTTAGATGGACGTTCATACGCATATTTAACCATATCGATCATCGCTGTGAATAGCCCTTCGATGCTATCATCCACAATATATTTCAATGAACTATAAAAATCGCCATACTTCTCATCATTGATATGTACATGTGCAAACTTACCAATTTTAATCTTATCCTGTAACTCGTCGTAATCCTTATGGTCTACAGGGAGATTAAATTCGATTTTGATATCTCCTGCGCCGGATATCGTTTGAATTTCGCTGATGTTAAACCCAACGCCACCGCCGACGCGCATCGTCATAGCTTCTTCATGTGCAGCCTTCAAAACATTGATGAATTGGTCAACCGCTACATTTGACGGTTGTGGTGTACCTAACACGAAACAATTGTACCCCGTCAAATTCGCCTTAACACCTGTTCGTAATTCCTGCCCCAACATCAATTGGATTCGACCACCTGGACTATATCCGAATCCGTCTAACAATTTACGATAGCGATCTAACATTACCATCCTAACTTTTTCATCAGTTTCTACACTTGCCGCCCCGTATGACCATCGTTCCCATAATTCTTGAGGTGTATGCTCAAGAGGCTTAGATACCATTTCCGCATCAACCGTGTATGTATCACCTTCTCGCGATTCAATTGTGAAGGTATTCGTACCTTTATGTACAACCGTGCCAACTTTGCGTATGTCTTTTTGTTTATCCACCAAAACAACTACTGTGTCATCGACATCAATAACATTAGAGTTGTTAGTAGATACTACATACCTATCCAACGCCAATAATTCATCCAATCCACCTGGTGTAAATTTAACGTCACTTTTAAATGTATATGCCACACTATCATCCCCTTGCATCGAATTGGTCAGCTAGATTTACAAGTGTATTGCGTGTCTCCTTTAGCGCACGTTCGATACATAACAATTTATCTTGCAATGATACTGGAAATCCACTTCCACTATCTCCATCAAAATTGACAGATCCTCCATAAACGCTACCGTTCAATCTCCATGTTTCTCTATCTAAATCCCATACCAGATTTAAAATGTTGTCCACAGTGTCGATAATCTTTCCGGATGATTCCGTGGGTACGTGATACTTCAATACCTCATCACCCAATGGTCGATATGCTTTAGCGTTATTCATTGATCCATCTCCTCCCATTATTTTGATGTCTGCAATTCTCCCGTCTTTCAATACTATAGAAGTTATGTTCCACGTTCCCGAATCGTCCGTACTACAATATTTAACCAACATATCATATTCATTCTGCGTCAGCACAATAATTGGACGTTCAGTACCGTCTGCTAATTCGTTGATACGATCCAAAATATTCACTCTATCACCTCCTCATCCATGTTCCCACCCTATCCACCCATAGCATCACGCACTAATTAATCATCCCTCCACTGCCATCATCGCCAAACTCTATTTCCCATGTCGTACGTTCTGCTTCAATAGCCGACAATTCGGCATCCATCAATCCTACAGCAACGTGCACATTATGCATCGCCTGTGTGAGTGCTACCATTGCATTACTCACCGCTTCAGTTGCATTGTTAACCGATGACAAAATGCTATTGATTCGACTCATGTATATCTCGGACAGTAGATACTTGTTGTCATCGTCCATTAAGTCGCCTCCTCAATGTTGTCTAACCGTTTATTGGCAATTTCTATGTATTGTGGATTTGTCTCAAATGATACAAAGTTACGTTTCAATGTCGTAGCAGATACACACTCGCTACCACTTCCGCAAAATGGTATCAATACTATGTCACCTTCGTTGGACGACTTCTCGATTATGCGTTGACTCAATGCCAACGGCTTCTGCGTCGGGTGTTCATATGAATTGACACTATCCTTTTGTATCTCCCACACATCATTTGTACGCTTGCCATTTAACACGTGCCGACCCTTTACACCATATATGATAAATTCGTGATTAAACATGTACGCGCCACGTAAATCACCAAGGCCGCCACCCTTTTTGTACCATACAATAGTGTTTTTTACCTTGAATTTATCGGTGATTTTATCGAACCATTGTGGGTAAACATCCCATCTTGTGTAGCAGTATATTGCCCCCCCAACTTTGAGAACACGATACGCTTCGTCAATCCAATCGAAATTGAATGTATCATCGTTATCGATTGCATCGAATCGTACCTTGCGTATGTTGCTTCTGAATTTAATACCGTACGGAGGATCGGCGATCACCAAATCAACACTTTCATCCGGTAACAATTTCAATCCATCTTCGCACGGAATTTGATATATCCGATTTAGCATCACGCCGCCCAACATCTCACTCAATCCGCATCACACCTCCATCGTTGCAAACAATTCTGCCACGGCACCACGTTCGGACTTATTGAACTCGACCATGCCGAATAACTTATGTGGATAAAATTGTTCAATCATCGCAACTAAGCCATTATCCTTTTTAAACTTCGCCTTGTACGCTTGGTTGTAATCGCCCAAGAATACTATATATGAACCTTCGCCAATGCGTTCTCCACACATTTTCACCATCTCAGTGGTAAGCAGTTGTGCATCATCAACCAACACTGCGGTACGTTGGAAATCTCTTCCCATTAGCATCCCTGGGACTTCGAACTCAATATCAAACGTTGGCTTCTCGTAATCGAATTGGAACATATCGGGAGCAACATCACGAATCGGCTTCATCCAATTGAATACCTTCGCGTCTTTATTACCTTTGAACGCCCCCAAATCCTCTCCCATCGACGTGTTATTGCGTACAATTACCACCTTATCAACTTTATTCGTACGCAAATGTTCCATCGCAAATTTAAGTCCAATTTTCGTCTTTCCACCGCCAGCCAATCCACACAACACTTTCACGGGAATATCGAAGTTGTTCATCAAATCGAACGCACATTGCTGCAACAGGTTGCGCGGTTTGAATTTATCCTTGAATGTCGGCCATGTCAGATTGATTAAGTTTTCACCGTCGAACCGCATCGCCTTGTCATTGTTGATTATGTATTCATTATTTACCAACTCATCCAATCGTTCACCTTGGAGATATGCTGCGTATGATTCATCATCAACAATTTGATACCCCTTTTGGCGAAGTTGCATCATCATCCCTCATCGCTGTAAGTATTCGCGGGTGCCTGGTAGACTACATGATACGTAATATAGCGAAAAATACTTGTGCATATTATCAATTACAGGCCTTCCACTCGAAATTTCCATCACTAAAATGTCACGGGTACGGTCACGCAGTTCACCTATCGTCATCATTGCAATATCACACTCGCCAATCGGTCTAATTGGTATGTTGGTGGCGTATATGTAAAACGTTGATGCTCATCTGTCACATCTGGCCCATATGTACTTACACTGTGTTCCATCCACGCATCAGTTAATTCACCTACTCGACGCAAACGTTCTTCTAATGGTATCGGTGTGCCACTCTTACGTGCTAAATTTATATTATTGATAATTGCGTCCACGTACTGTTGAAATTGATGTATTGCCGTCTTGTAGTCGTCATCAAAGTTGTAAGTCATGACATGTTATCTCCTCCGCGTTAATCGATACCCTATTTCATCTGCCAATATAATTGCGATAAAAACTAACAATTGCAGCCACCAATTATGTATCGTTGTGTCAATCACCAGCCCGAACAGTACAACCATTGAATACTGTCGTTGAAACACGTCTTCACCTCAAATGATGTCTTCTCGTTTTATTTTCCTTATATCTCGGTATTTCGACGATCAAGTTGAAACACATTGTCGCATCCGTACTTTTTATTAATAGTTTCTTTAACACACGAATCAGATTCAACAATACACACTTGTTTTTGTTTGGTGTAATCGCAGTATTTTTTGTCGTATTGTTTCCCGCAATAATCACATACTAACTTAATCCTTTGATTGCTGCTAGGAGTTAAATCGGCGATATTCTTCTCCATAATTAGTGAATGTATAGCCTTTGCTTTGATACCACGAGCGAGTAGAACTGTTCCATTTTACGCTTATATGAGTGTCTAATAACAACGGAGATCACCTACTTTACAGCCCGATGTTATATGTGCAAATCCTGCCTTCATCGCGTGAGTATATCAGCATCTTTTGTGCCGGTTTACTTGTCTTGCGTATGTTGCGCGAGTATTCGTCGGTTCCTATGTACGATGGATTTTGTATTACATCAATTCCGCCAGTTGATTCACGTTCAGCGCTGTGATGGTAATGTCCTAAGAATATCGACGCTGGTTTCACACCTAACATCAACGTTAAATCAGCCGCCACATTGTTCAACTTATCTTTGTGCCCGTGGATTCCTAAACAAATATGACCCTGTACATCAGCAACTGCAATCTCATCATCGTATGGGTTCTCCATGATTTCCAAGTTGCGTACATGTCCTGTACGTGCCGACACATACCACGGAATCAAATCCGAAAATGACTCTGCGCTAATGTTGGTATCCTTAGATAAATGGTTAACTCTGTCATGATTTCCACGAACATGATAATATTTTACATTGCCAAAGTGTCTACATAACTCAACTAACGCTTCACTTATGTACTCGCTCACATGCTGTGTCTGACTAATCACGTTTTCCGTTGACTGAATACGTGTTGATACGTGAATGTGGCCGCTTATACTGTCACCGAGGTTCATCACATGTAGCGTCTCGATCCCATTAAACGTGCCATACTGTATCGTCTTAGATATCAACTTATCCAACCGTCGCTTGAATACATCATTGTTAAACTGGTTGAAATAGTTGTCCGCGAATGCTCCGTAGTGCCAATCCGACCATAGCACCACGCCATCTGTATTCGATATGTACGTTTGTGGCTTCGACCACTCCAACGGCTTAAGTGTCGCCAACTCATCAAATGACGATTTCAACTTGTCGATGATATTATCAAACCTGGCCGACTCACGAACTATTGCCTTATATGCACGACGTTCATCCGCCACCTGTACTTTTAACTTTTCCAGTCGCAACTGTTCATCCTTAATCTGTTGCAACAACTCATTGTCTGTGCTGCCATGGTCACGTTGATAATCCATGTACTGTCTAATCGGCACGTACCATTTGCGTATGGCTGACTCTCCAAACTCCGTACCCAATTCATCGTTGACAATATCGGCTATCTCCTGCCACGTTTTCACTCCGTCTAACTCGCGACATATGCGCAGTTTGTACTCAAACACCGATTCATCCGGTTTGCGTTCCAGACTCAATCGCACCACTCTCCGTGTCCATCAAATAAATTGCTTTCTTCGTTTCGACAATTAGTGAGTTGATGTAGCCAACATACCTCGTGTCAGCATCATCTAGCGCAAACAGCAAATCGCCTAATATGCGAAGTAGCGCATCGCGTTCCATATGTATCACTTCCCTATAATTTAATTATATCAATTATATTATATAAAATCAACTGTTCAATGATATAATCTTATCAATATATGGTGTCGCTATGTTACGCGCCGCATTGAAGTCGGCGTTCGTTTCGTATCCGCACGACAAACACTTGAATTTCGATTGGTCGGGTACCTTTGGTCTATTTCGCTCATCTATGTATCCACACTCACTGCAACGTTGTGATGTATATTTGGGATTTATTTTTATAACATCTATGCCATATTCCTTTGCACGATACTCAATTTTCTTTTGCAGATCGAAATATGTCCACCTCTTTAGAAATGTCTCTTTTTCATTTATACCAGACAGTTCCTCCATTTGTATCGTACCGCATCCCAATTTAACGGCATTCTGTACAATCTTTTTCGCATATGTATGATTTACGGTGTTGCGGAAATTTGCCACCTTATCGCTTATTTTCTCCAATGGTTGCATTCGCTTCTTGCGTCCATGTCCAATACGCCCATTGCCACATACAGCAGCTTGACGTTGCAGCCTTCTTCTGCGCGCCTCCACAGTTTTACGATATTGTTCTATCTGTCCCCCGTCAATGCTATCTCTCCAGTATTTATCGTAGTTCACTGCCATATAAGCTGGATATACAACTCCCATATCAATGCCTAGTACGCGATTTTTGTCTAACTCGATTGTTTTAGGTTCAAATTTATAAGCGACCGCCAACATCCATTTATTTTTACGCTCATTGTATATGATTTTACTCGATGATAATTTATACTCGCCCGATATAATGCGATTTAAAACTTGTTTTGCATTGTTTTTCCCAGGGTTGAATGCAAATGTGACAGATGTTGATATGCCATTCAATTGTTCTTGCGTAAATTTTAGATTATCGTCACCACCTGTTTTATTCTTTTTCTTTTTTACCTCCGACAATTTCTTTTTGAGTTCTTCAACTCCCTTTCTTGACAACAAGTTAACACATGCTTGCCCAAAATCGAACGAATTGAAGGACTGAACATTAATTTCAATCGGATTATTTGGTCTGTAACTAGGTATAGACATATTTCTTTTTACAACATCATCTTTATATTTAATCCATACACTTTTGACTAATTGGTTTATCAAGGTAACGTTTCCCATCGCCGAATATTTTACATCAGGGCGCACATAATTATATACGGATACTGAAGAACCATAGAATTCACCTTTTTTAGGGAATCTACCATTATTCTTTTTAAATTCCCGTCTTTTAATATCATCTTCGTAAAAATATTGTATCGCAGAATTTTTTATTCTAAATGACTCATCTCTTAGTCTACGAAGCATTTCCCCGAATACAGCCCAATCACACGACAACGGCTTTATAATTTCATATGGCATCGTTTTAACAATCATTTATTTATACTCTCCCTATTCGGCGCGAAAGTGTGGGCATTTTGCAATCACTTATGGTTCGCGCTACAGTCATCATATACATTGCAACAACAAAGGAAACGAAAAAAATTCCTAGGTCTATTTTTCCGCACTAATCATACAGTCATCATATACATTGCAACTAGGTGTGTGGCAGTGACGACAAGAATCGAACGAGTTTCCGCACTAATCATACAGTCATCATATACATTGCAACTGTACAATTACGGTGACATGTATGACAGTGGTTCACGCCTATTTTGCGCGAACGGTGGTGCCTATAGCACCTTGCCTGTAGTGTTGACGCTTTATTTAACTTACCAACCATTATGTACTAGCGTCACTTCTCGGCTTCGGCTCATCCCGGCTGACCGTTTGTGTTTATTACGTGTGTCGCATATATACGTTCACCTGCAACATATACATACTACATTTATACGTTGCAACAACGATCCCGACTGTTGGAGCGTTGATTATTGTGCGTACCTGCAACACATACATGCTACATTTATACGTTGCAACTGTTGCCGTATCATATGTATTTGTATGTGTCGGTTCCGCACATTTCGCGCGAAACGATGGTGATATTTCACCTTGCCGAGTGTATTGTGCGTTGATATTATCGTTGACCTATGTATTCGCACCACTGTAATCTCGGCTCAAGGGTGTCCAGTCACCCTATTTATTGTTCTCCACCCTCCTTCTATATTAATTATATTATATATACTATATGAATGTCAAGATATTATAATGTAAATTTTATTCCTTATTCAAATAAAATACGTTATGCTTACACACGATGTTGTATATAAACTCATGCCCTCTCGCACTCACAATTGTCTGTGGAAAGTTTTCTATTTTATCACCTACGCGTTTAGGCACCATGCGTATGCTAAAATATCCATTGTCTATATACCGTTGATATGGAGTGTTATCTCGTCGCAGAATATTCTTGTCTCGTAAAAGTGCGAACAATTTATTTCGTCCCCATCCCATCGACTTAGCAACTGTAGCGATGGTCATGTAATTTTCTGCGCTAACCAAATCCTCATATACATCAACTTTCGGCTGCATCTCAGATATTGTATTTTTCAACTCGCCATTCTCAAGCAATAGTTCCTGGCGCTTTTCTTCTAAATACACCGCCAATTTTAGTGCTTCAAGGAACGTCTTCGGCACTTCCATCATATCCACTGCTTCTTGCTTATGTTCCGGTGCCGCCAACTCTTCAACGTTGAGTAAATATGTACGAACCTGTTTGGCTACTTCCGAATCACGCAGCAACATACCGATTCTCAGGACTGCTCGACGAGGGAGAAGCGTAAGATTCGACCTTGCAGTTAGGGTGGCATTTTGCCACTCTGTTTTATATCTCTTTAACTCCTCGCCACGTAGTACCACCATGCCGTCTGAATCAAGTTCTTCACGGTGACGGTGGATTACTGGCTTAATGACGTTGTTGTAGTCCACTTCGTAGTAATCCGCGACCATTTTCGCCGCCACATGCATATCATCCGGTAACATCGTCAACGCCTTAACCTTGTCCAACACATCAACTCGTTCCATGTACCGCTCGCGTACATCGCGACTTTCCACCAACGCTAACTCGTTCATACCATCATCCCCTTCGGCTGTTTCCATTGCGTCACGCATGTATATTTAGGTTGCTTCCACAGTTTCACACATTGATATGGCACATCGCTTACGCCACCTCTAAATATCACGATTGCAGATGGAAACGTCGCCGAGTTATACTTTCCCTCTTGTTCGAACCTGATCCTGCCCTCGACAAATCTAATTTCAGGGGCATACACACAGTATTTGTTCCACCACTTCACGTCGAGTCGGGCTGGCAACAACAATACAACCGTCGTGCCATTGTCTCGTGCGCTGGTATATGCTTTGTGTGCCCATTTATCGATTACATTGCGCTGATAAGGTGGATTAAGCCATATTGTTTCCCCACTCCAATCCTGCGCCAACCCATCAATAAATGTCCCGTCAGATTGCGTACCATACCACTTATCGCACTTGTGATTATGTACATTAGCGGCTGCGTCCAATGTGAAATGGAATTCCGCGTCCAACGCATCGAATATATGCTGCGGCGTCCCCCATTCAATGCTTGCTGACGAAAACAGCACATCTTGACCTTGCATTAGTTCACCTCCGCAATAGTTGACTCGACTTCCATATCCATGTTGCCAGGACTGGACATGTAATGTGCCATCGACTTAATAATCGACTTCTTCTCACTGTTGATGCGCGACAAATCAATTTGATAGTTGTCCAATATAGCCGTAATGTGGTCGCGCTCCATCTTTAACCTACGTATCTCTTCGTCAATGCGGCGTCGTTCGTCATCCAACTTTTCACGTTCAGAATTGTACCGTTTGAATATAGACTTATATCGACGTTCCAATTTGCCAATTTGTTTCTTATGTAACGTTATAACCGAATCGTATAGCGTTGGTGCCAGTGGCGATCCCTTTGTGCTGTAGACTGTGACCACGGTATCTGATAAAGGATCGTATACGAGCGCCCGTTGTTTGCGCTTCTCTAATAAAATTTGCAAAATTTCACCACGGTCACCGATGAAATCGCCAATCAGTTCCGACGCAGCAAATGTATCAGCAATGATTGACTCGGGGTGTCGCGCCTTCTCTAAATTCCAACGTTGCTTCGCGCGCATTACCGAATGCGATGATATTTTGCACACATTACATCACCTCGCCACCGAAATCGTGTGAGTCGTCAATGATAACCGCTTCACTGATATCACGCCCGTAGTATCGTTTGCCCCTAAAAACAAATCTATCACTAGACAAACATTCGATATTTGCGGAACTTGCATATTTAGTTTTCACTACGTATGTAGCTGATGTAGTTGGCCACTTAATTACATCTCCTACCTGCGCTTCCGTCGGTTGTGGTGCGTTCAAGTACATATTCAGCACCATCAATCCCAACGCGCGATATAACGCAATCGCCTTACCGATATGTACATTGAAACAATCATCTGGTTGACATTTCGCAATTCCACGTGCCCACACTTTACCTGACGACTTAATCAATGCTACTACAGTACGTTTATCACGATTAACAACAAAGTCAATTTTATCTTCGTATGAAAGAGTGATAGTGATACCATCACGTAGAAAGTGTAAGTGTTGTGTCATCATCAACTCATCCACATCACGTTTAGCCATTTCAATCACCTGTTCGCGCGTGTACTGCTGCTGCGTTGCCGCAAACTCTGATCGAACTCGCAGTTCATCTGCTTCATTATCAAACAAAGGAATTTTTCCCATTCCATATAACGCTTTTATTTGTTCAATTGATAGATGCTTACTCTCCAATGCCTCTACACGACGTGTCAAGTCAATTACCATTTGGCGAAGTTCGACCAAGTTGCCCATATCAATCGGTCCCGATTCCTGATAGAGTTTACCCGCGTGCATTGTGATATTTTCAGCCATTATACATTCCCCCTCGTTGTTTTTCTGCTGCGTACCAGCCATGCCATTGCACCTACCCACGCAATCATCGTCATCTTGTATAGATTCGTAGGATATGACCAGTGCGACCAGCAATAAGTGAAGTCATGTATCATCTGTTGTAATATCATTTTCCTCACCCTCCTTTACAATTAACTTTATATTAACTATATCATATAGTTAATGTCTATTGTTGATATAATCAGATTTGATTTTCTGTTCCCGCTCAATCACCTCCCATTGATACGGTTTAACCTTACGTCGTTTATCACACTTTGGACAATATATGTAATAGTCAGTACGTACATGATTAGCATATCCATCGTACACATCGACCTCAAGCACCTTATAATATTCGTGGTCGCACCTTTTAAACCATTTCATCGCAGTATCTCCTCTGCCAACGCTATCATCAATTGTCGCTCACCTGGGCTAACTGTTTCGTCGTTTATGTATCCACACGTCGCGCTATACCATGTCATGGTTTCCGTCGGCTTAATACGTCCATAATATGGATACTCACTGCACACGGGCGGTCTATCATCATGTGCCATACACTTGTGAGTCGATTTGTCGTACATGTCACACGCGTAATACCATACGTCATGGTCAATCAATCCCACTTCTTTTTGCAATCGCAATAGTGGATTTATATGAAATGCTTCGTCCTCGCTAATATTTCGCCAGTGTTCGCCGATAAATGACCAATCACGGCTATTGACGTATTTATTGTGTTCCTTCTCCTCTGGAGACACATTGACACGTATTGCCTCGCAACATTTTCCGCACATATTGCAGTATCCGTGCATTAATTATCCAACTCCTTCAGCGTATATGTTGTATTACCATTTGGTGTTTTTTCAGTTATCCATGTCACTACTTTATATAGCTTGCCATCCGACACGCCGCGACCATATGCCCACTGCAACACCTTGTACACATCCTCATAGCTCTCACGTGTCACAGCACCACGGCCGCATAGATAGTTGAAGCATTGTTCGATGATGGGATTGTGATTGGTCATTGTGTATCACCTACCTCAACGACTAATATTAGGTATTTGCCCCCATACGTACGCAGTTCACTAAGTAAGTCATGTCCACCAACGTTTAACTCCTCATCCGTCCACAAATACCCTGTGATTTCGCTGTAACGGTCGATATATTTGGCATCAACATCCCCGTATCGGTAATACTGGCGAATATATGCCTCCTGCGCCTGCTCCAGTGTCATAGATGACTTGGTAATGTAGTATCGTACGGATGCCGTACATGGCAAATCTAATTCATCCTGCAACCGTTTAGCAAGCGGATCGCCATTATAGTAATCCCGATGTCCAGTATCCAACATTAGAACATCCATTGCTTCTCCGTAATCACGCACATGTAGCCAACCTGCAAATGTGTACTCCATCACTTCTCCTCCCGTTTCGCCCCAATATACAAACATAGTCCACGCTCACAATTTCAGCCACGGCAACATAGCATCATATCCTCTCGTTTTGATACATTGCATATATCATCCATGATTGCGTCCACTCTGGCAGTTTGTCGCGCTGTTCATCACTCAATGACTCGTATAATAAACTTGACAATTGCTTGATTGTAACTAGCGAACGGTAACTCCAACAATCACCGCATAGACAAAACGCATCACATATTTCAGTAGCCGCGATAGGCGTGTTACCCCAAACAGACATCATCTACGCCTCCTGACCTTTATATAACTCATGACCGACTGGTATATTCGCATATGTACCTACACCGCGTAACGTATACACAACGTCATAGCCAGCTTTACGACAAAGAATATTGCGAACATGCACATTTTCACGTGCAGCAAATTCATACACATCTTTCGTATCATCTACGTGCTTTACAAATACAGGAACCACATGTTCACCTCCCGCTTATCCATTTACGTAGCCGAGGGAATGCCCCTAATGCAACACCAACAAGAATGAAACCAAATAACGTATCCCACACACCGTTATACTTGATTATGTAGTACGCCGTGACCATTGCAGCCCATGCCGTAATGTAAATCCCTGTCCACAAAGCGATATCGACAAGTTTACGTTTCATCGGATTCACCTCCACAACAATATTTTATCACAACTATATCAATTATACTATGGATTGTCAATGTTTTATATGATATAATTTAATTAAAGGTGGTGATATGGATGACATGGCAAAATGGTACTCCCATTGTACGTGATGATGGTGTGCGCGCTGTAGTATTGGATATACGCGATCTTGGCTATTGGATACGTGACCAGTACGGGGCTACATATTTGCTCCAACATACGTGGTGTAAATCATGGACAACGGCAGACAAACAACGCAGAAAACGTGGGAAATAATTATACATATTCAACAGTGAAATGGTATAAATATTCAATTCGAGGTGATGTGATTGGGTGATTGGGCTTTAGTCAATAAGGTGACTGGTGAAGCGTATGATATGCCGTCCACTTTTCCAGACAAAATGTTGGTGGTTGATTATGAAACCATCAAGGAAAAGAAACGGACACCTAGACTGTTCAGGAAATTGATGAGCGCGTTCACGATGATAAGTGTAGATGCTTGTCAACGTGATACACGAGATACACTGTATAGCGGTAAACCAAATCCGCATAAGTTATCACACAATGCGCGTTCGTTGATGTGGACATTACAATCATACATAAATTACGACTGCATACCTACATATCGTGGGGTGACGCTGAATTTGACAGACATCCAGAATTTGATGGATTGGAGTCGTCCTACATTTACAAAAGTGCTATCTGAGTTGGCTGATAAGGAATATCTGAAACGTGTTAAACACGGTACAAATTGTTATGTGATGTTGAATCCGCAAATTGTATATCGTGGATATTCCATTGATTATGCTGAAGTAGTTAAACGGTACAATAGTATAAAGTAATAGTACCCACGTACATTAAAAAAGTCCTATAAGCGTTGATATGACACGGAAAACTCGAAATTTGATACTGTAAAAAGTTTTTATACTATCTATAAAAATGGACGTCACGGAGTGATGATATGATTCGTAAAGTGTATATCGACGCTGGCGCTACCCACATGATTAATGTTAAACATGGCGAGACTGTTCAAATCTATGACCGCGAAACCAGAGAACTTCTGAAGACTGTGCGATACGACGAAATCGAACACAAACAACGGATAAAGGTGGGATGTTGATTGAGCTTGGATTGATTGATGCGCGAGGAAATGTGTCCGACAGAATTATTCAACCAGTGTGCGAGGAGTGATATATATGACTAAGTTTAATATCAAATATCCATCCGACTTCACAAATTGTAACCATTTATGGGATGTGGACGATGAGATAATTAACCATGAAATTCAATGGTGTCTGCGCAACATGAACAGATTTCCCGATCAACTGTCTTGGACATCGCGGATCGGCAACACGATTGTATTAGTTATACGTTTTAATAAACCCGATGGAGATGATTACGGTGTGCTGGTGACTAAGGATTACGCAGTGGCCTCTGTCGATTGCAATGGCCATTTGACGAAGGGCTGGGAATTGCAAAATTGGGAACATCGACGTGTGGAGGAGTGAGAAGGATGCAATTACCAGTTGCTATAAAATGTAAAAGTCAATTCATCAACACTGTCATTAAAGATGTGGCGCAGGTTCGCATAACAAGTGATTCAATCATTGCGTTTCCAGTGCGCGATTTGTATGGGTTAGAAGTGATAGTTGATGATACGTTAGAATCGGACTACGAGGTTCTGTATGAAGAAGTACCGTCACTAAATGACATGCAACGATTAATCGCACAACTGCCAAAATTCGAGGAGTGATTGTGTGAAACAGGATGAAAAAGAGTTGCTGTATCAGTTATAACACCGCGTGACATTATCAATCAACCTACCTTCCCTATTCACTATAAACGCGCACATTATCTGTTGCAGAAATGGGTGAATAAGGGCTGGTATGAGTATGGCGTGACGTTAGATTTAGGATGGTTGACACTCGAGGGTGAACGTGTAGCGAGTGTAATTAACAAGGAGGAATGAATTAATGAATCGCATACTGCCGGAAGATATTCTCAATGCCTATGAAGTAACTGGTCTAAAACCGTCGCGGAAAGGAGTATATGATGGAGTATATTGTCCACCAACGTTGGCGGTCGTGTATGCTAAATACGGTTACAATGATCGCCGTGGATATGTACTTGAACATTTGTATGGCGAAAAGTACATGGCACTAAGTTTGCATTATACCGACGGACATTTCGATGGTTTCTATGGTCATGAATGTGGTTCTATATATACGGAGTGGAGTTCACCTCCAACGGCAATACCAGACGATTACAAACAAGGATTCGAAGATGGTCGTGCAGCATGGGGAATGTGTATGGCGCGTGGCTTAATCGACGATAAATAACAAATTGCAAGGAGTGATTACACAATGTTAAATTTCATCGGCTGCGGTAGTGCGTTTAATACTAAACTCGGTAACAATAGCGCGTTTTAAAGGAGTGATATAAATGTCTATTGATGACACTATTTCGTGCCAGGAGGCGATTGTGTGGACAAGCATCAATGGATACTCGCTATATGGACAGTCTTTTTAATGGGATTACTGATATGGGTGTGCTCACTTTCGCATTGGTATAATTGAGCCATTTTGATTGTGATTGAAATTTTGATGGCTATATATACCGTATATACAATTTATCATATGAAAGAGTGATACGTATGGACTCGTGTGCGGTGTTGCATTTGTGTTCGATGACCCAGTGGAGTACATAAAAATCGACGTGGAGGCGATTGAATGCAAACGTTAATTCGACGCATTAAACGTGCCAGTGTAATGGATTTAATACTCGTCGGATGGATTTTGTTACTTACATTGCTAATAATCTTCGCAGACGCGACTGTACATTTCCACAGTTGGCCGTATATGTTAGCTGGAGTTGCAGTGTACATATGTGTTGCGGGTACGATATTAGAAGGACGTGATGATAAGTGAAGTGTATGTGTGGCGGAGATTGCGAAACACAATATCGTGACGAATTAATCCGTATCGGCAAGAAAGTTGTTACCGTACGCAATGTGCCGCTAGACGTGTGTACACGATGCAACGACCCCGACTACGGCGTGTGGTGGGATTATAACACGGTGAAAGTATCTAGGAACGATGCGCGATATGCTATTGCAAATGGCCTTCCTGAAGTTGAATACGGTGTGTCAAAGGATGGCGATGATATTAATGCGGAATAAACACAGTTTGTCTAAATATCCAGTGACCACTCCCAACGGTACATATAAAGTTGTTGTTGGATACATCAAGCGTAAAAATTCATATTGTGGCGACACATTTACTTACCGTTCATTGGGCGTTGAAGTACATACCAGCAATAGTCGATTTTCTCGTCCGGCATATGTTAAGTATTTCGATGGTATGGAAGAACATCAGATAGATTACAAGAAAGTGGCGATTGATGCTGTATTAGATTACGAGGAACAATTATCTGAGCATATATATCATGACAATTTAATCAACTTTTCTAAGCGCAAATTTAATGAATGGGATGGGACGATCAAACATTCAAAAGGAGATGAATAAATGGGACGACTACTCGCTCTATCGGATATACACGGATGTTATGACCAATTTGACGCCATATTGCTCGAATCAAATTACAATCCAGATTGCGACCAATTGGTTCTCCTTGGCGATTACATTGACCGTGGGCCACGTGTGCGCGATGTCTTGCAGCGTGTCGTACAACTAAAGAAGGATGGTGCCATTTGTCTCCCTGGTAATCACGAGGACATGTGTATCAATGCCCTATCACCACGTAATCAACTCGATGGATACTTAGACATGCAATTGTGGGTTCAGAACGGCGGATGGTCGACATTGGACGCGTTTGAAGGGTATATGTACGAGTTGGACAGGTATGTCGCGTGGTTTAAAACATTGCCACTATATCACGAAACCGACCATTACATATTCACGCACGCGCACATGGCGCCAAATACACCCGTGTCAGAACAAACACGTGATGATTTGCTATGGGGTCGCCACGAACTCCCTGTTGGTGTTGACAAGGTTAACGTACACGGGCATACACCAGTGGATGGCGTGATACTAGTACACGATCAACTATATGTCGACACTGGCTGCGTGTTCCGTGGCAAACTGAGTATGGTTGAGTTGCCAAAGGATGGCGATATTGAGCGCATGAAAGTGTGGGATGTATACTGATGATACGATACAATAGGAAATATTCATTTCGTGATTATTTTTCCAAAATACTTGACACTCTAATTTGGGCAATAATAGGTGCTACCATTTTATTAGTTGTCGTATATATTGGAGCATGGGTTTGGTCATTCTTCCAGCCAGTTAGAGATGATGTTGGCACCATTAAATCAATGGATATGATACCTGGCTCTTATTCATACGTATCGAGTGGAAAAACATCAACCGTAGTGTGGAATCCGCCTACATACACATTAACATTGGATGACGGCAACACATATGACATTGACGAGACGCAGTATACAACTTTTAAGCGCGGCGAATACGTTGATGTGAAATATAAGGGTGTAATCACTGTTAGTGTGAATGAGGTGAGCAATGAATAACAACAATATCCCTTTCCGCACACGTCCTATTGTTGTAACAGGCAAACAAGCACGCAAGATAGCCAAGGAAATGCGTCAACCATCTACACAAGAGAAAACTGATAGGCTGCGGCAGATATTGAGTAATCGTGTGCCCAGGATAGATAAGCAAAGAGGTAATGCTAAATGACACGCCAATGGCAAACGTACACGGTGCAACGAGACCCAACGCGAAGGATATACGGCAACGTGACGCGTATGTGAGATATTTGGAGGTGAACGGAGATGGATATTAATCGTAAACGACGCAAATCTAAATTGGTGAATATGACGCCGGAGGACATACGCGAGTGGAATGAACAAACCACACTTACGCGCGGTATTAGCAAGTTGAAGTATACGGATATATGGCCAACTGAACGCGAGGACGACGGTACAATATTACTCGACCGCAATAATCCAGACCACGTTGAATGGTACGAGGATGACGCGCTCAATTCAAATGACATTTGATCCGCCTACAATTTCGCATAACTTCCGTACATCGTCATTGAAAACGACCACTCCAACGCAATCGAAAGCACAGCAAAGCCCCGTCCGATATTGGATGGGGTTGATGCGACCGGTTGTGTGCATATCTGGATTGTCGCGTAGAGGACGTAAAAACTCCCACTAACCAGCAGGAGTGAACGGAATGGCACCATCGCAAGGTATATCTTATAGGATAACGGGAATTATGCAACTAGTTATCCATGATTTCTTCCATACTAACACCGTAAAATTCGCATAACTTTTTTAGCGTCTGTACAGATGGTCTCTTTTTGCCAAGCTCGATATCGCCAAGAGAACTTCCCAGTATTCCGATTTTTTGAGCCACATCTGAAAGTGACAAATTAGCGTTATTCCGTAGCCTTCTTAGTTTGCTGCCTTCTGGGAAACGACGCCGTGTTTTTTTTCTTCCTGATCCCCGACAGATAGGCTGATATGATCATTTTAGCTCGTTCATCAACTGTTTCACCAAGACGTTCTGCACTTGCACATAATTGTTCATTTTCTTCGTCAGAAAGACTGATCGAAATTACTGTATCATTATTTGACCGCAATTCAGCCAAAAATTTCTTGACAAGTTCATACTCTTTATCCGTCATTCGTATTGACCTTGTTGGCTTTCTACCTGTGGCTGGCCTTCCTGCCCCTGGACGTTTACCTCCATGCTGATTACTCATGCTTCCATCCCCAAAAATTGACGTACTTCGTTACGGACTACCGAATTAAATTCACGGCGTATATCGGGACGATCCTCCCGCAAAATGAACTCATCATCGTAATCTGTGTGGTTGTGTCGATAATGAGCGACAACCGCAGCGTAAATGTTGTCTGCCGATATGCCGTCTCGATAAAGGATACCACCGTCGAGATAGTTATCTTGCATGATATCCACTAAAACCTCAATGTTTTGACACTTGGGATAGTGTCGTTGGGCTAATAACTCCCACGAGATTGTCTTGTAGGTATTTAGCGCATGAATACGGGCGTCCTCACGGTCAAAGGATTCTTCAGCCTCATCTTGATACAACTCCTGTAGTGCTTCCTGCTCATCACGCTCTTTACGCAAGTCTTCGATTGTACTCATCAAGGATTCCAACCAAGACTGTATGCCTAGGTCAGAGTTTTCGAGTGCCACAACTTCATCCGATGTCATGTTGTCCGTGTCGAAGCAATCCAGTGTACCCGCATCAATCCAATCACCATCTACGCGGACGGACACAAACACGTTCTCCACCAATTCTTCAATGTTGGCGATATCGATTATTTCCTCATTCCTTGTGTCAAACCCGAACACCTCCAACTTTACGTTTCCAAGTTCGAATGCGCTTTGTACCATCAGAACCCTCTCCTTTCTTGATTTAAGTATAACATTTATCAAAATAATTATGCAATACACTTTTCAAGATGAAAATAAAAAAGCACCCGTAACCAGGTGCCGTGTGTGCGTCATTGATGCGGGTGTGTCGACTATTTATTTGTACCATTTCGGCATCTTCACAAATATACTTATACCCTCTCCATATCCCAATGAATCCAACACTTCGCACATCAAATCGTCTGCTTGAGGATGTGATATTTCTTCATCCATGATATCGGCGATTTCCTGCATTTTATTTTTAAATTCCTCTGGTGCCATTGTCACAATACATCCTCCTCACTGTGCCATCGCATATCGGCGTTGTGGCTGCTGTTGTGTGCGTGTATCAAATGATTTATACCCTTTACCGACCATCTTACGTGGATTTGCATACACAAAACGTTTGCAATCAGGACACATACCATACATTGTTCCATCATCGTGTTTATGTAGATGTATCATGGCCATTCGTGCTCGTGTACCGCCTGTAAAACAGACATGCGAAATTTCATCGTGTCCCCACATAACCTTTTCTACACTTGCGGCTCCCATAGCGCGGGATGCTTCGCGTGCATTGAAACGATTCGTTACCTGCTCCATGATCATTGCCACCTTTCAAGTTATTTGTTGTGACTCTGTACGAATCGTACGTCATCGCCTCAACACGGATCATTATACTACACTATATTATATAAATCAACTATGATATGTAAAAACTTTGCGCATACGTTAAATTATCAATTTGCTCCATACACACGTTGTGCAATTAGATCGAACAATTGATCAATGTCATTGATGTCGCACAATGCATCGGCAATCCGTTCCTGACCGTATAGTGCGGTCAAAGCTGCAAATTTTAGTTTAGCCTGCGGAGTTAGCGTTGCATACCAACGTTCGACGTATGTCATATCAATCACCCTTTGTTTCGTATTGTACACTCTTATTATATATCATACAAAGACGGTTTATAATATAAAATTTGTGACGAAAATGTGGACGCAAATATAGCCACCTGTGTTGATGGTGGCCGGAGGCAAATATCTCATTGCAAGTTTAAAGTGACCGAGCGTTGTTGATTCACGTCTTTACCAATGGCATATCCACCAGCACAACCAATAATTAACGCCAATACGATGACAAAGATTGTACCCAAAGCCGTACTCTCCATGATACTTTTATTCTTACGTCTATCACTCTTTTTGAGTTCGGCTATCTCATCTTTCAATGCTTCTATTTCTGATTGAAGATTGCTCATATCATCACCCTTAGTATTAGTTGCAAGCGTAATTTACCACTTGTCGGAAGGGGAATCAATACTCACTTACTCATCAATCTCATCCATTGTTTTTGTCCTTCAGTTGGTTCTAAACTGAGGGTCTGCTGTGATTTCATTGCTCTCTCCAACATACGCTGGACAATTTTATCGTCAACATCCAGGTTAATCAATATTTTCTGTTCGTCTTTAACTTTCGTAGTTGCAATCACAGCCATCATATGCCTAATTACGTCTTCGCAATGAACACTTTCTTGAAACCTGAAAATATCTCTGATGAAATGCTTAATCTTTTGTTTATCAACAATTTCACACATCGCGTCTAATACAAGTTCATATACAGTCGAACTACATACTTGACTAACTTCTAAATCGCACCATTCAGCAATAAAGTGCTTGACCGCAGTTAAATTATCCTCGAATTTATGGTGCCCCTTGCACAATAGTATAATATGCTTACTACATTCGGACGGATTAATCATTTTGTTAGCCTCCTTAAAGAACCTTTGTTTTTAATTGCTTATGTTCCAATTCTCTACAACAAAATTGTAACAACTTCACTCTATCCTCTAACCACACAACATACGGCAATTTGCTTTCACTCTGTACATATTCGTTGTAAATTGTATTTTCTTCAACCACTTTAAATAATGCACTTTCAATATCATCAACATCATTCACATTAAGATACAACTCTGTAATTCCATCTCGAGGATAAAAACCCGTTTCTCTCCATTTTAACGTTGGTTGTCCGTTCTTGTCATACCAGTTTGCCTTTTCAAATGGTTCGTTGTAATTCTCAAATTCTTTTAAATCGCATTTTATAATGTAGCAAGCGTATTGACTTTCGGGGTCGTCTATTGAGATCGATAATGCTCTCATACGCATTCCAATGTCTGCACCCTCATCATATTCCTGCGTAATTTCAATCACTGGGCGTGTTCCAGATTGAACTAGTTCATAAAACTGTTTTGCATTCATTTTTTACAAACCTCCAATGAGACTCTTGATTTTATTCAAGTCCAAGGCGCTTTCTCATTAAGACACTCACACCATAGTTCTTTGTACGTTTCCTCAACTTTGGACGCTAATTCTGCGTTCCTCTCTTCTTCTAATAGCTTTCGAAAAGTATAAGCATTTTTAACTGCATTGTCGTGATTCTTCGACTTTTTAGCCATACTGTCACCCCATATCAAATCTTGTTTTATTCCTTGAACGCTGAAGGTGAATAGTATTTCAAGTCTTTAAATACCGCCACCAAATCTTGCCCAAACGAAACATCTTCAAGTTTTTCATCATCTATTGCAACGGGGACAATAGTTTCCCCACAAGGGTATTTACTTGCTGTAATAATCCACCAACCTTCCTGCAAATAAATTAAATAGGTTTCTGGCGACATATAAACCTCTGTCAATTTAATCTACCTCCAATATTTTCTCATGATGCCCATCACTTCTTATAAAAGTGTGTTTTGTATTTGTTCCCAATCTTCAAATGCGTACTCAGGGTAAGTAATATACTCATATGCCATAGCTTTAAATTCTTCACTTTTGTCATTGTAGGTGTACTCCAAGTTATGCATAGAACTCATGCCTTCATAGCCACCGTATTCAACGCTTGTTCTAAAATGACGCCCATCGCACCAGTTGGAACCCATCGTCTGTTGGAAATCAGCAATCAGTTCAATGTGTTTTTCTAGCTTCAACTCTGTTGCTAAATTCAACGCAACGTTCACACGTTTTTCTAGGTCAAATGCCCAATTCGCTCTAATGTCTCTCAGAATCAATTCTAGCAACAACGTCTTTTCTTTATCGTTCATTATTTAACCTCCTATGTTTTTGTTTATTTTTTCTCTTAGTTCTTTAATTTTTTTAACTAATTGTGAAGCCGAACTCAAAATACGCTGTGCATCCTCGTAACTAAGCTGTGCGTCATGATGATTCTTGGAATATAGCTCTTCAATTAAACCTTCAACTTTGTTCAGATCTATCTCATCCATATCCATCACTCCTATATGAAGTTTTGCCTTAATTGCCAATATTTAAATTTGATTCTAAGAATATTCGAACGGATTTCTTTTGCTTGTTCACAAGTCTCATTATGGTATATTGAGACCTTTAATTCCTCTTTTGTTTGCGTAAAAGACACGTCACCATGAGAACTTTTTCGTTCTCTTAAATATTTGACAATCTGTTTAATGCCTTCCCTTCTCCTTTTTAATTTTTCATATAATGTAGGTTCATAACATTCACTAAAGGAAACCGTCTTTGGTACTATAATCGTTACCAACGGCATCACTCCTACGAAAGTCTCGTTTCGTTCAATCTTCGTCGTCATCATCAATTTCTTCAACATGAATTTCATTTCGCAAACCGCTAAACACATTTCCTCTAACTATTTGACGATGTAGATCCCATTCTTCGATATGCTCTAATTGTGCCTCTTCAAACGCTCGATCAATCGCTTCTTGTTCTGATTCTGCTTCAACCTCTACTGATACATATCCCGTTAATGGGATTTCAACTATATATGTTTTCATTTACATTTCCCCTCGCATGGAACTTGCATTTCATTCTGAGAACCTTGCTACTGGATTGTTCTTTGCTTCTTCGTAGGTGTCGTATAAATCTTCTGTTCGTATCCAAGGATTAGACATTACATGGTCTGGCAAAAATGTATAGTCACCATCGGTGTGTGCTGTTTCTACTCCTATAACACCTAACGCACCGCCTGCATTGTAATACTTCTTATTCTTCACACGTCATCGCCTTTCCATAAACTCGAATTCTACTTACTTTTCTTACCGAAAAATTTCATGCGACAATTGGCACATAAGACTACTTTATCCTTACCGACATAAAATTCCGCCACGTCATTAATTTGAATCACCTTACCCGTCGAACCACAATGTATGCGGCCAATGCAATCAATACGACAATAGCGCACATTTCCCACAACACAATATTATATGCAGATTCGACCAAATCAGTACGTTGATGTGTGTGAGCCGCAATTGCCCACCAAATACGCCAATTAAGTGGCCATAGGAGCGACGATAATGCGTTGTATACAGCTGCGTAAATGTTAATGGCTGCGTTGACGATGAATGAAATCATAACACGCTTCCTTCCGTCGTTCGTATTCTATTCTCCACAATAAGTTTTGCGCGTTCAATCACATCCTCATTAGTGTCATAAGGACTGCACAAAACGAAAACAGTAATCGTAAATGAATCACATTTTAGTGTGACATTTTTACCATACATCAGCACGACACCTCCTTAATTAAATACAATTGCACATCTATCGCTAATCATGATTTCGCCACGCTTGCCGTCATCCATTACAAACCAATATCCATAATCATCATGACGCCTAAATGTTCCCGCCGAGATTAGTTTTCCGCAAACACCTTCACGTTTAAGTATCCGTGATACCCGTTTCCGTAATCTATTTTCCATTGTTTGACATATTCACCGGTGACAGCGTATACTCACCACGTTCAAACGCGTACTCGTGGCCATCGATGTGCACAATTGCACCAGTGCGACCATTGTGATAGCCGGATGTGTGTGTATAATATGTACCTCCCGTTGTTACCTCAGCCAATCGGCGTCATCGGTGTGATTTGTTGATATGATTATATTATATAAAACGAACGAAGTCAATATGATTGTTGATATAAAATGCCGTAGCAGCTATATCGTTTTATAAAAGTGGATGTCGGACACCTTGGATACGTTTATCACTCGACAATGGTGAGAGTCGTGTATAGTGATTGAAGCGTGTATATTTTCTCTAAATGCTTTGTCTACTAAATTTTCATATTCACGTTCTATGCCATTGTCATATAGTACGTTCACTATCAGTCGCATCTACCGCACCTCCTTAATTGATACAATATCCCATGACAACACATCTATACGTGTATGTGCATTGGTGATGGGGTTAAGTGAAATGTCATCGTCACTTCTCCTACTCTACTATCTTCGATTTCCCCACTATCCTGTAAAGCTTCGGTGATATTTTCATAAAGTTTTGCGTATGCTAGTTCCTCGTGCCATGATTCGCTTTCAGTTAAAAACCACACTTTCCCATATTCCCTGTAAATGACATACAATTTCCGCACAGACTTATTCACTCCATACAATCAATTTTGGCGGACATGTTGCTCGATATACAGCGTAAAATCATCTTGATCATCGATTGGTGTCCATCTACCTTGTATACCACGTGAGATTTTATATTCTCTTTCCATTTTGCATATCCATGCCATGTATTTATATGGTTTCCACTCGTCACCAGGCTGTAAACCATGCGCGATGCAATACAATACAAAACGGCGTTGACACTCTTCAAACGGTGGTACGGTGGACATATGCGTCACCTCCTCATCTCCTCCAGCGACTTAGCCAACATAATCCGCATCAACTCGTTGCCCATGTCGCCATCAGATGCAATCAACCGTTGCAAGTCGTTAAAGTCTAATTTCGGCAGGATGACGTTGATAAAATAGTCGATATATGCGTTGTGCTCGGCGTCCTGTTCACGTTGTCGTTTTCGTGCTGTGAAGTCGATGACGTTGGATACTGGCGTATATGTAACGTCGTGTGTTGGTGCGGTTACTTCGGCAACGTCTAGAGATGGCTTCTCAACAACCAATGCGGATTCGTATGCGTCGATAACGGTCAACCATTCGCCACGTTTCATTTCGTTGATTGTGTTGGCCACATATGCCATAACTGCTTCGCTTACACCTATGTGTTTCGCTGTCGCTAGTACATTGTTGTACATGTAATCGTGACCATTTACATCCTTCAGCCAGTTATACCATACGCTGATTGATGTGGTCGGATCAACAATTTCACTGGCAGCCACTTCGGTGATATCGTAACTGGTCGAAACCATGGATTGCGTGTACTCGTCATAGTATGCTGTGCTGTGACGTTTTACGTACCCTTCTGCACCACGACGAGTCTTGGCAAATTTAACGATTGCACCATTTGCCATTGATACAACAAACACTTTGCTGCGATAAACATTAGCGAGTGCTTCCTGTGCGTGACATGGATAAGCATTGATAGCGTCGATTACTGTACGTTCCATTGTTACCGCCTCCCGTTTGTATTATATCAATTGTATCAACGCGGATCAACACTTTTATATAATATAGTCTCTCTTTAAGGGTAACACCCTATAAACCGCGTGGTTGAGCCATTTTTACGCAATTTTATCGGGTATGATCTGATAACCAATTCACCAACAATGTGCGAGCGCGTTTCGATGGTATGTATAAATTAATCGGCTTGCCGTCGCGTATTGCTGAACGGAATAACCACTGTATCATTTCCGCCAAAAAATATTCATCCTGGTCAACCGTTATACCCTTGTCATGGAAGAAGCCATATACAATTGGGTTAACGTAGCGATTTACAGCATATACGACATTTGAACGATCTCGATAGTCATTTGTAGCACGTGCTGTACATGGAACAAACGCACGGGCAAATCCTTCCCCTTTTAACTTATTACGATGCTTGATAAATGTTGTCCACATGGCATCGGATGATTTGGATTTAACAATATTGCGCAGGTAGTTGCTGATGTTATTTTTAAGTTGACGGATTACTAGTGCGCTGCGTTTATCATACCACGTGCTCGATAAGCTGTAATCTGCGTCGCCTATATCGTTCAATTTACCATCATATATGTTGATTAATTGTTGTAGCTTCGCACGCGTATGTGACTCATCGGCGGGGCCAGGAACGAATGAATAACGACCATTGACTATTTCGGCGTGCCACATTTCATAAGAAACATTGAACAAGTCATAATAATATGCTTGAATTTGTCCACTGAATCGGTATGTCAATATGTATACTTGTTTGAAGGCACGGAATATGTCTGCTGGGAATGCCCATACCAGTATAGTGTCACGGTAGTAAATCAATGTGTGATTAAGTGCCATATCGCGTATGTCATCGTAACGCGTTTCGTAGTTCATTTTGTCTTTATTCCAAGTGATAAATCCATCATCATCAACACTGATTAGACCGTTTTCGAATAATAAATCGATGTCGTTCTTTTTCACCTCCAACTGTTCAATTACATCCATAACTTCATCTAATATCAGAACGTAATTTCCATTCTGAATCAGTTCCCTTGTTTCGTCATTCGCGCGCTGAAACAGTGCGTGTGTTGATGCGATACACTTACCGTCTGCCAATAGAGCATGAAATGAGTCGAATTTGGTGAATGTCTCACCTTTTACAGTTTGGAACGTTGGCGAGTAAAATTTACGGTGGGTAGATTGTTTGATGCGATCAACTTCATCAAGATACGGCGTTATGTACACATAATTGTTGGCACTATCACCGAATTCATCCATATCTTCGTTGATCATGTTGATGGCTGCCGATGTCTTACCTGCACCTGGCAAAGCGTCAACTACGCGTATAGTTGTCATATGCATACCTCCTCTTTGATTAAATTATATCATGTAAACCGCTTGACGTACATGGTATAGATGATATAATCGTATCAAAAGGAACGAGGAGCGATGAGGGATGACAGGTAAATACACAATTGTAGCGTTCAACTCGGTGGGTATTATGTACGAAATGAAAACGAATATTATTAGCGTTACAGAGGAACATGATCGTGTTATTGTCATCCACAAACCGAAAGGAAAACGCAGTGGATTTAAGCACACATATGACAAGGATAGCGAGTTGAAAATTTACAAAGGTTGGGTAGACACAGGTGTTAATGAGCAATTGATGTATGAATCGTATCAGCCGGTTTTACAGCAAATACAAGGCGAATTGGTGTACACATTCTGATCCGCATCGATAATACACGGTAATCCGCCACCTATCATAGTGATAGGTGGTTTTTGTTGTGTATATCATTTATTTAAATTCGATATTGCATACTCGATGATATAGATGATATAATAAATACATGAAGAACAACACAAGCGGAGGTTGATGGAAGATGAAGATCAACAAGGAAACGTTAGCACAGTACATTCAAGCAGGTGGTAACATCACCGAATTAGCTCAAGATATGACAAACAAAATCGCACCGCTTATGGCTGAAAAATTCCCGATGTTGGACGCTATGACAATCGGCCAAATGGCTAAAGAATATGTAAAAACATTGTTCATAGAAATCACATATAATGGTTTGACGCTAGAACGATAAAAACGATATAACAGCCACCTGCTTCGGTAGGTGGTTTTGTTGTGTATATCATTTATATACATTTGTTGTTGCGTATGTGATTGTATATGTGATATAGTATTATCAGAAAGCAAAACACGGAGGCGACGCGAATGTATATGACACTCGAAGAGTTAACACATGAACAACAAATGATCGCCGAATATGGCGACTGCTTCATGTTTCTACTCGACGAAAGTGAAATGTACACCTCGGATGGGAAAAAATTTATGTACGAGACAGACGCAATTAAGTTGTTCGTGGCCGCGTTACCTTCCGATGCTGAGTCGCTTCAATTAGTTGATGCAAAAGGACGTATGGCTATCGTACACCGTTGCAGTAAAACAATTGGTGTATGGCAGGTATCCTTCTTTGATAGCAACGGCGCATATGCTGATACGGTACGCGATACACGTGATGAGGCTGTTGTGGCTGCTATCGAACGCGGATTTAAGACAATTGTGGCTGTGATGTAATGTACAACGCGTATATGATGATACAACGGTCATCGGGTAAAATCGATGGCCTATTTGCCGTGTTTTATATTGTATAAACCATTGATACTGTATAGTTGAATTGATATAATGAACACAGAAAGAGCAACAGACACGGAGGATGATAAACATGATGAAATACACAGTTGGCAACCGAGCATTCGAGACATACGAAGAGGCAATGGCATACTGCGACATGGTTGACTTCGATTTCCACGATATGATCGTACCGTTTGAAGAAGATGTAATCGAACAAGTAACATCGATGGAGACAGTTCGAGCACACGAGAGCAGCCGTCCCGAAGGTGTGGCAAAAGACGCCTATACAGTTGTATGTGCGCAACGTCCACTACCTGGCGATATCGTATGGGAAGGCGAAAGTGTAGGAAATGGCGTATATTATGCAGCTGGTGATATCACACGGTACAGTAAAGTATGGGAACAACTAGAGGCGATGCAGGTAGAGTATATGAGTAACGACGATATTACGGGCGAGTTAAACAAGTGGCTGGCTAAACGGAACATGACGATGGATGCAGCGTTGGAACGAGTGGATATGGATACACTGTGTGGCATGGCTAAATTGCCACAGATACAATAAGACGATACCTATACGGTCACCGGCTACGGCTGGTGGCCTTTTGTATGATATAAAATGTTGACAGATGCTGATATAATTGATACAATGGTAACAACAAATGGAGGCGATGAACGATGGAACAACAATTAATCGAACGCGCACTATTGAAACTTAATTCGGCGTATCCGTACGAGATGAACGCAGAAAACCTGAAAATCGAGTATCTCGAATTATTCGACCGTGACGATACAAAATTGACAGTCGAACAAATGGCAATACGCATGATTAGAGCGTTGGAGTAACAGGCTGGCGAATTGTTGATGAAATTCACTCAAGAAGAAATACACATGGGTGACTGATTTTTAATCAATACCGCTGGTACAATAGCCAGTGGTTTTTTTGTTGCGTATATCACCCCCTACCCCGCCACGAATCCTCACGCTTACCAGGCGTCAAGGTATCCCCCTCTATGGCCTCATTCACCCTGTGTATAGTGTATGTGGCGTAAATCATAGTGTGATGATGAGTGTGTAAAAGGTGAAAAAAGTCTAGCTCCCGCGCGCGCCAGCCCTCGTTTCGTCAAAACCTCGCACCACACCGCAATGGGATAGCAATGTGTAATAGTCAACCACACCGGCATCGTACACATACAAGGCAGCATACGTGCGTACATTTGTCAAGTAAAAAGTGAGAAATGGCACCAACTTCGCTGTATCGTATTTTAACGAAGTAGAAAAGCCGTACAAAAGTGGACATATTCAGGGGTCTCGATGCGAAAAATGACGAGTTTCTTCCTATATAAGTGCGACAAAAAGTGTGTCCAACAGAACATACGTTCGTTATAGTTACTCACATTTAGTGTAGTGGGGGTCAAACTTCTGGTAATAATTGTTATTTCGTTTAAATTTCGCAGACAAGCCTAAAAGCTCGATAATATGTATTTTGGAAAACATCGCTTTAGCATACTAAAGCACGTCAAACTTATACGCGCCTCTCATCACCAACCTCGGTTGATTATTCACCGTCCAAATTTTTATTATAATATTTTTTCGGAAACCTCGCTTTATACTATTGACGCACCCAACTTTATATCATACAATTGATATAAACACATAGGAGGTGTTATAGTATTGCCCAAGTTTAAATATGTGTCACTGTTCAGTGGCATCGGCGGTTTCGAGACAGCACTTAATCGTCTCGGTGGCGAATGTGTGCTTGCATCGGAAATCGACAAGTATGCTAATCGTGCGTATAAGTTGTTGTATGGTCACGAAACGGCTGGTGATGTCACACAAATTGATGCATCACTCGTACCTGACCACGACATACTTGTGGGAGGTTTTCCCTGTCAATCATTCTCCGTCGCCGGTAAGCGTCTTGGATTTGATGATGCACGTGGTACACTGTTTTTCGAAGCAGCGCGTATCGCATCAGTCAAGCAACCGTCATTCGTGTTCATGGAAAATGTGAAAGGTTTAATCTCACATGATAAAGGTAAAACGTTGGAGACTATGTTGTTCGTGCTCAACGACATCGGGTATGCTGTGGATTTCGCCGTGTTGAATAGCAAATACTTCGGTGTGCCACAGAATCGCGAACGTATTTTTATCATTGGCAAACGAACTGATGAACATGTGCCGTGGGATATTCCACCTGGTAATGATGTCGTAACTAAGGCTAAACGTAAATTGGCTGATATGGGGTTACGAACGTTCAACTTCCCATATCCCACTAACAACATTGTAACCACTCGCCTACTCGATATACTCGAAGATAACGTTGACGAGAAATATTACATAAGCGATGAGAAAGCAGCGAAGTTGTTAGAGCAGTTGAACGATACATATTATCAACAAAGTGATATGCAAATGGTTGGTATGCTTGATGTCAAAGGTGCAGATTGTACGCGTCGAGTCTATTCATCCCTAGGCATTTCCCTCACATTAACCACGATGGGCGGTGGTAATCGGGAGCCGAAGATTGTAGTTCAAGATCATGGTGAATTACGCGAACGTATGGATGGGTTATCGACATGTGTTGACGCCAACTATCATAAGGGTATCGATAATCATGGCGCACGAACAGCGGTCGTCGAATATAGTCGGCAAACTGGCATCGGTAAAGAACTTGATGTGGCACACACACTTAACGCATCGGATTGGCGTGGTCTGAATCGAAATCAGATGCAGAACGCAGTAATTGAGGTGCGCGCATTAACCGAACGTCGTACCGATGAAGCAAAACAAATTCGGCGTGAGTATCGTGAAAAATATGGACGTGACTTTTCTCCTCGTCGTGGTAAAGAATTGGTTGAAAGAGATGATGAGGTGGCGAATACATTGACATCGACACAAACGGTTGAACAATGGTTGGTTATTAAGCCTACATATCGCATCCGTAAACTGACACCACTTGAATGTTTTCGTCTACAAGGGTTCCCTGATGACTACTATTATAAATTGAAGTCGGATGGCATTAGCGATACACAATTGTATAAGTTAGCAGGAAATGCGGTAACTGTTCCTGTGATTGAGGCCATTGGACGAGAACTGGTACATATGCTTGAAGAGACTAATACATATCAATCATTGGCTAATGAAAATACTACATACATTCAACCGTATATGTGATTTATATGATATAATTGATATAAAGTTGAAAGGGGGTGATTGAACTGGATAAGCACTTTATCAATCTCACCAATGGGATCGAAGCTATCCCATCGCTCAACTCCGACTATGCGTTTATCCGTATCCAGTCGACAGCTTGCGAACAACATCGATGGGACTATATTATTCGCGAACTGGACTATAATTTCCTCATGTCCCTTGCACTCGGTTATCACTGTATTGTTCACGATTACGGCGCAAACAAATCCACTCCACGTTCCGTGTACCAAGGGCTAGTGTGGATTGAATACGTGCTTAATCGACATTGGTTCGGTCGCGAAATTTACGCATATGTACGCGCACACAATTGCCGTGATTACTTTGCGCAGTGTTATGCCGAGTTATCAGATGCGTCGCTGCGTAAGTTGGATTATTTCAAGCGGTTTGTTTCAACCGACCATATCCGTCTGGACGCATGTACATACTCCACTACACATGATGGAGATTACGGGTATTATGTACAGTTGTTAAAGGAGGGACCACTATCCTCGGCATATTGATTTGGTTGGCTGTGGCTGTTGCGTTCACTGTGATCGGATGGTTATCAGTATAATTATGGTATTGTATCACATAGGAGGTGCCCACTTGTATAAACCACAATTAGGCGAAACAGTATGGTTTGTGTTCCGTTTGGACGACGACTATGAAATTAAATTGTACGGAACTGTCACCGTAAAGAATCTGATTGATAAATTCAATAGATATTACGAATATGGGATTTCTACTGATGATGGAGAATATTATGTGACCTCTGAAATGATTTATCGTACACGTGCTGAACTATTGCGTCGCGATTTGAAACAGGCAATGGATAATTTGGATAATATCGAAAGCACCATAGCATATCTGGAATCTGAATTGACTAATGAGTAATCACATGAATATCTCCATCATTGATTCGATTGTCGCCAAGTATACCATGGCGTGTTATTGTTATTTGCGTTTGCTGGCGCTGTGGTGTTGATAATCAACGGAATCAATATTTATCAAGAATTGCACAATCCAACGTGGTACATATATCAATTGATGTTACCTCAATAGATTATATGGAGGCCGTGAATAATGTTTGAAATTGGTGACAAAGTTTATACCATTGATTCTGGCGAAGTTGTCGAAGTCATAATTGACCGCGTAGCCAATATTCCCGACGACGACATACTGGTATATGTAATTGGCGAACGCATATATGGATCATATGACATCTTCCTATCATATGCCGAAGCCTATACCGCAAAGGGGATGAATAATCAATGCAACTAATCACACCTAACCAATCGCTGAATCGCACGCTCCGTGCTGGTGATGTAATTGTATGGTTTACTGGCGAGCCAATTATGTGCATATCGACAAAACGCGGCACAAAAGGCTTGTTATTCTTACGCGATGGCACGCTTAGATCTGAGTGGGATTCATTTGATGAAATAGTTAAATTGTGGAGTGAGTATGATTATGAATACACCATCTACTCCGCCGACGAATGGGCATTGCAATTGGTCAGACTTGATGGTGATGTGGACGGTGGCGAACAGACATCAACTACTGCATGTTGCAAATGTGGCGAAAAAACCATCGTACATAACGGTGTGTGTATAGATTGCGCATTGATCCGAAAATCGCACAAATTATAACCAAGGAAGCGACGGTGATAATAATGGAACCCGTTAAGTTATCCAAGTATCCTGTTACCACCATTGTTGGTGAGTATTACGTAGACCTGGAAGACAAGTATGTTACCGCCAGACTCTACAACCTTGTCGCACGTGTCTACGTCAAGCGTAATTCTCGATTCCTAAAATGGAAGTTGGTATATAGGACGCATACTGGATGGGATAAGCGCAATGAATGGACTGGTCGATACGTCGAGTTTGCAAAGTTAGCAGTGCGTGGATATGAGCAAATGATGGTCAATCAATTACGTTCCCAACAAGCACACAACGATGGCATCACACAATTTGAACGATGGGATGGTGTGGTTGAATGAATATCGCCATTGTCGGTTCGCGAAACTATCCTAACCAAGATGATATTTTTTGGTACATTAATTCACTCCCCATTGAAGACGTTGTTGTATCAGGTGGCGCACGAGGAGTTGATTCATACGCTGAAACGTTTGCGCGTCAACGCGGGATGACAGTCAAGGTATTCCACGCCGATTGGGATAAATACGGAAAATCGGCTGGGTATCGAAGAAATGTAGATATTGTGAACTACGCAGACAAGGTTGTTGCATTTTGGGACGGTAAAAGCAAGGGAACTAAACATACGATTGATATTGCACGGAAATGCGGCAAACCAGTTGACATTTATAAACCGAATGGTGGTGACTTGCATGACTAATCAATTCGTACGCCCTACTCTACAACGTTGTCCTGCATGTGGATATGCTGGCGATTTCATATCACTAAATCATATTCGTACTGTACACGGCATAGCCACACGAGATGAGTTTGAGCGTACATATGGAACGCTGATTGAAATCGATGCACGTGTACCACCACATATACGTGAATGGGCACGTGAGATGAGTAAGGATTATATGAGCAAAGCACATCGTCGATATATCGGCATTAGTTGAGAGGAGATGTACATATGAAATCTGACCTATCACGCATCAATCGTATCACCGACGCGTTAAACCATTTGTGGCATATGCACCCTGATTTGCAATTTGGACAACTCGTATATTACATAGCTGACGTAGAACGATGGGACAACATATTTCACGTTGAGGATGACCAATGGATAAATTGGATTGAAGAATTGGTTGGTGATGCGAGTGAATGAATTTCTAGAACGGTTAAAGGACGCGTGCGTGATAGCCATAATTGCATCGGCATTTACAACGGCGATATTCGGACTTGCATGGTTATTATCAAACTATAACTGGCTATCTATTACCGTTGAAGCGATGATAATGTTGGTTGCTGTTGTAGTAATAATCATCGGTGCGTACAAATTTATCAATTGGCTATTCATCGAACCATTCCGCAAACGAGAGGAATGAGGATATGTATCGCACACTGTTCAATCGTACATATGGACGTTTGCGCGTATTCGTTGACCGTGATGTTTACATAGCGTTCGGGATTACATTTGGGCTTAGATTGATTAAGGTGGAATTTTGGACATATGGATTGGGGTTGATGTGGTAAATGAAGTTGTTAAGTGTGTTAACCGATATGATTTTGCCAGCGGCATGGGGATTAGCAATGTGGATTTCATCGAACAACATTATATACGTGCTATTCGCGATTATGTGCGCTTGGATAGTCACTTTGTTGATGGATATTCGACGGAACACAAATAAGTGAGGTGATATAAATTGTATAATTACTGTCCGCACTGTGGGAAGCCATTGCCGACGCAACCTACATTACCACTGTATCCGCCGACTGCACCTGTTTATCCAGGAGATCGATGGTTTGGCCCAACGGTTACATGTGATGATTGGTGGACGGGTGTGACGGATGTTCATCCGAATACACCTGGCAATACGGGTTACCGTGAGGAGGATGAACGATGAAGGTGTTTTTCGATACAGAGTTCACTGGGCTGCGTAAGAACACAACGTTAATTAGCATCGGATTGGTTGCTGAAGACGGGCGTTCATTTTATGCGGAATTAACCGATTACGATGAGTCACAAGTGGACGATTGGCTGCGCAAAAATGTGATTGCGAATTTAACACTCACCAATCAATCACTACAGCTAGATGACCAAGGTGAACATTGGAATATACATGGTAGTAAATCAGCACTCAATTATTGGCTACAGGAATGGCTATCCCAATTTGATGCTGTCGAGATGTGGTCAGATTGTCTGTCGTACGATTGGGTGTTATTCAACGATATATTCGGACATGCGTTCAACATACCATCCAATGTTTATTACATACCGTTTGACATTTGCACGCTGTTTAAAGTTGCTGGTGTTGATCCCGATATTAGTCGCGAAGAGTTTGCTGGTGTAGATGATTATGGACGCAAACACAACGCACTGTATGATGCCCGTGTGATTAAAGCATGTTATGACAAGTTGATGGAGATGATTGGATAATGGCTGAAACAACGATGTCGGTTACGCTATTAGCACATACGCAATTGACTGAACAAATGCGGGATAAATTGTTTATGTGTGACGAACCATTCGATGCATATGTTGCACCACCAATTGATGCAACACATGGACAGGCGGTTGCATTATCAGCTATTCGTACATGCTATTCCCCACTCAAACCATCTGAAATTGTAGAGGTTGAAGGTGATAAATATTTCGGCAAACAAGCAACTGATGGTGGTACGGGTACGGATGCAGATCGGCTATTTCGTCAAATTGTTGCATCTAAACACACTTCCACCATGGAGCATATTACCTTCACATTTGCCGTAGAAGGTGTATCACGTGCCCTACTCGCCCAACTTACGCGTCATCGTGTCGGATTTAGTTTCAGTGTACAGTCGCAACGGTACGTGAAATTGGGTAGCGGTGATAAGTCAGGTGGATTCGATTATGTTGTGCCGGAAACCATCAACAATTCTGCGGCTCTCGACATATTCGTTGAAACAATGAAAAGGTTGCAGCAAGTGTACGATATGTTACGGCATTACGGCATTCCATCAGAAGATGCACGCGCAATATTGCCCAACGCAACCGCAACAAACTTGACGATGACTGCTAATCTACGCGCTTTGCTCGATTTTTATAGCAAACGTCGAAAAGGTCGAGGTGCACAACACGAAATCACTGAACTGGCCGAACGGTTGCGTGAATGTGTGGTTGAGGTTGAACCATGGACAGATGCTTTTTTCGGAGGAATGTAATATGTATTTAGACAAGAGAAGGGAGCGACTTGTAAACATTTTGTATATGGCTAAGAGGCGTTGTTTAAACCCAAACGACAAAGATTTTGCCGACTATGGTGGAAGAGGAATACGCGTATGTAACGATTGGATGGAGAACATAGATTCGTTCGTTGATTGGGCGCTCAACAATGGGTATGCCGATAATTTAACGCTCGACAGAATAGACGTGAACGGTAACTACGAACCAAGTAACTGTAGATGGATAACTCGTAAAGAACAACATTGGAATAAGAGAAAAACCATTTATTTGACCATTAACTCTGAAACTAAGTCTATAGGGGAATGGTCAGAAATTACTGGGATACCGACTAATGTGCTTTTTTATAGAACTCGCAAAGGGTGGCCTGAAGATAAATTGCTTAAACCGGTAAACAAGCATAAAAAGCACCACCGAAGGACGATGCGTATGGATATTTGATTATACTTGAAACATTTTGCTTATAAAATTTCATCTGTACAATCGTGTACATGCAACATTCACCCACCCTCTCGCATACGCTGTGTCGAGCACTTGTGCCGACCGGCGATGTGGCAATAGTGTATACACCCACCTGGACAACGTATCTAGGTGGGTTTTTGTTTATCCTTCTCCCCGTTGTTAACTGGTTGATTACGAATCTGTATCTCCGCCGTTACTTATCGTCCAATACCATAAATCTTCGACCGTTGTGTCGAGTGCGCGTGCGATGCGTATGGCGGTATCGATTGTTGGTTTGCGTTTGCCATTAACGATGAGACTCAAGCTGGATTCATCCATCCCTATCTGCGTGGCCAGCCATCTATTCTTCAATCCGCGTTCCATTAACATTCGTTTAAGTGGAGTTATCGTATCCATAAGGGCTTATTTCGACGCGAAACTTGTACGCACCTTTATTGGATGTCCGCGCAAAAATAATTTTGCGCATCACACAAGGACAATGTATTGCGATTTTGTCCTCTGTATAGGTATGAACTAGGTAATCACGAAGGAGGAAATCGCATTGAAGGTAATCGGATTGGATGTCGGGCGTCACAGTGTCAAAGCGTACACCGACGATAAATGTGCGATGTTTCCAGCCATCATAGGGACATATCGCCCACTCAAACTAGAATATCAGCGCACGCCAGATGATATGGAGGTTGAACATATCGGCAAACGGTATTACGTCGGAAACATAGCGAACGAGTCACGGGACGGACGCCGCAACTTTATGGCGACGAAGGCTATCGACGATACACGCATATTGGGATTAGTTGCGATATCGCGATTGGCTGCGCATGAGGAACCGGTACACTTAGTCATCGGTCACCCTATTACCAACCATGTACCGGATGAAAAGGAACGGATGAAACGGTTGATGTTGGGGGCAACACGCTATTGAAGTTGATGGTCGTGTCAAACAAATCACAATTGAACGAGTGGATGTGGTGCCGGAGTGTGCGAGTTGTGTGTATCTACTTCCGTCTAAATCGGGCATAGTACATGGGATCGACTTGGGTGGCGCGACAACAAATTATGTAACGTGGGAAAATGGAAAATGGATGGATTTGCGGTCGGGTACGTTGCCATACGGAGTGTTAAATAAGGAAATGGAGTTTCACGATTTAGCGCGATTGATTGCGTTCGATTTGATGAAACACATGTGGGGATTCAATGGACCAGTGTACACGATGGGCGGTACCGCCGAAATACTAGCAGTTGCGTTACGCGAATATGGATTGAAAGATGTTGTGTCCATCGAAGAAGGAGTGTACGCGAATGCAAAGTCATACTATACAGTTGGCCGGTTACTCAGTAAAAAGTTACAGACGCAGCGATAAGTGTGAAATTGTCACTATGTCAACCGGATGGAATGTGCTCGATTCTGAACAACGCGCAGATTTAGAATGGATATATTCCGCGCCCAATCGTGCTGGTCGTATACGCGAGTGTGTGAGACGTGTTCGGTTGATGATGCAAAATGGGGCGCAAGCAACCACACCGCCTGCACCCACTATCAAATCATCCGTCATGGATAATGTCCCCATATCAGACGACGATATACTGGATGGATTAATTTAATTACGGGTGCAGTACATGTGCCAAATGCACCCAATCGTGTGCAGTCCAAATTGTTATACCCAATAGCGTAATGGTTCCAATGATATATCCCATTAAAAATGCCACACTCCGGCCAACACGTTTAGCACAGCTCCAATTGCGCCGCCGATGAAAAGGTACAAAGGTTCCGCGAACATATTGATCACTCCAATTGGTTTATTTGTTGAGGGTAGTGTGTCCGCAGAAAGAGGTGAATATTCGATGTCGCCTAAAATTAAAGGTGTAATTGTTTTTACAACATTTGTTGGTGCTGCAAGTGTATGCGCAATATTGTCAGCCACCTATCCTATCGCAATTTGGGGCGTTGGATATGCCGTATTGCAACGTCGTAAGCAACCGCAACATGTATGCCCATTGGTTCAATACTCTAAAGAGGTGAAGTTGCGTGCTGTGGATTAAAGCAATGCAATGGTTAGCCAAAGTCAATCCATCGGACTTGCCGACACAACTCAATATACAAGACGTAATCGATATGTTTTTAACTGCGATTGGAGGTCAATAAAATGGGACTTATGGGCATCATCGTTAAAGGTGCGATGGAGACACGTAAAGCAAAGGCACTCGCACGTATCAATAATGAACACGCAGCTGAAATGGCTCAAATTAAGGCTGAAGCGGCGAATCTAAAAGGTCAAAGTACGGCGGCTATTCACGAGTTGATTAAATTGGCTCAGACTCACCACGAGATGTTGACCGAAATATTAAATGCCCTAACTGGAGGTCATTGATATGCGTGCGGAGACGATAAAGTGGAATGACTTTTTTAATAACTCAACAAACGTCGCCAATTTACGATCATCTTCTTTTGATGATGGGATTCCAGCGAGTAGTCGAAACCATGATTTCGATTTTGATGATATCTGGCCTGAAGTGATTAAAGCCGCAGATTGGACTGCTATTTCGATTGCAGTCATCACAGGGTTCTTATGGATGTTCGGCAATCGTTCGTTGGCTATCAAACGACTACTCGACATGGCGATTGGACTGGAGGTGATAATACATGCTCCCCAAATCATACGTTGGTTACTAAAGTTCTAAGGAGGAATTGCGATGATATTTTTTGCTAAGACGGAAACGAAAGCGGATTTGGCGCTATATATGGCTGCAACGGTTGCGAGTATTCCTGTTTGGATGATGGGTGGTTGGATACCATTGTTAGCAACTATCGGCGCCACCGAATGCGTAACGGGTGCATATGAATTCATTTGTGATACGAGCCAGAAAGTGAAATTGATGCGTGGGCGTGGGGCGTCATGACAACTTGGCGCATTACGAGTGGATGGCATGAACATGACGCAGCGCACTCCGATCACCTACATCAAGGAATTGATTTTGGTGTCGCAATGGATACACCAATACGGGCGTTTGAGGGTGGCGTAGTCGACAAAGTTACACACGACAATGCTGGATTCGGCAATGCAATTTGGCTCAAATTTAATGATGGGTACACGGCTGTACTTGGGCATCTCGACAAAGTGTATGTCAAACCAGGCGACCATGTATATGTACAAGAAATCATCGCGCGTAGTGGGGATAGTGGACATAGCACTGGACCCCACCTTCATCTCGGAATTATGGACCCACATGGCGAATGGATTAATCCCGAACGATACATCAACTTACACCAAGTCATGGAACCGAGTGTGCTCTATGGTGGTGGTGACTGGTCACACAAAGTTGTGTCTGGATGGTTCAGTTCAATTGGCAATGCAATAGGCGATGGCGTCAATGGGCTTTTGCGAGAGCTTGTGCACGAATTAACCGAACAGATGCCATATATCGTTGTGGCAACGTTGGTTATTGGAGGATTTCTGAAGATGTTCGGAAGCAAAGTCTGGGCACCTAGATTATGGATTGCTTCTGGTATTGGTGCTGCATGGATGATATTTGTGAAGGGATGACTAATATGGTAGTCGTGATAGGTGGAACGCAATTTGATACAGACAACAAGCAACAACTCATTGATTTTGCGAAACATGCCAATGATATACAATTGATCGAATTGGCATCGGTACTTCAACATTCGCACAGTTTATGGTCATTCGATGCTTATATGTTGAATGACATAATCGAGCATTTATTTTAAGGGAGTGTCCGTATGTACTCGCCTATCCGAATCATCCCTAACACACATCGCATTTATCGCATCACGCCACACAAGTCCGTATTAAACAGTCAAAATAGACGTTTGTGGTTAGTGTTACATGAATTAATGTCCCTCTACTCCCCCATTTCTACACGCACAATACGGCGAGGAAAACATATCGAAGTACGCAACAAGGATGATATTTGGTGGATTGTACAGTTGATGTGCGACGAAAATGAACAGCGACAGATACAATTTTATATGGCTGTCACAGATACATTTAATGACACCTTGAAACTACGTCTCGCCAATCACGACCAATGGCACAACAATACGTTGACAGAGGCATCGACTGATGACGTTAACGTAACACCAAACAATACATCCGTTGGCGAATTGAGATTGATACGAAACAACATATTCAGCCTGCGATGTAATTACAGTGAACAGACTTCCCCACTACGCAATTTGATGGATGTCATTCGTCAACTCAAACCAGGCGACAAAGTATCGCTTCACATGCGATTTGAAGCATATCCTCGTATGAAATGGAAGCGCTCGGCTGATTACGCGTGGCATATTTGGAACAACGATAAAGTGCCGCAACGCAATAAAATAAAACCCGCCAATGCGGTTCAATCAGCCAGCAAACTTGTGACGGGTACGGTGAATCAAATAGTCGATATGACAGAAGATGTCGTCAACGGAATTGAGCAAAGTGTATTTAGCACTCGTAAGTCAGACCAAATAACAATAGGGCGTCTTGAGATAAAGGATTTAGAACGACAACGATTACTGGTTGATGGTGAATTAGGTTCAGATACGATGAACAAACAAAATCGACCTGTATTCAAATCGTCATTGTACGTATTGATTCACTCAGAAGATCGTGTGCGTCGTGATATGTTGATACAGAGTGTTGGTGCGTCGTTTGTCGAGTTGAATGGAAAAAATCAATTGGTGATTGAACCACGTCGCATTGGAATAGTTGATATGTGTAATCATCTACAATACAACGTGATTGACCGTGATCCTGTGTTACTCAGCAACGAAGAGATCGGTAAGTTGGTACAATTGCCAACATCAGACTTGCAACAGGAATATAAAGATGTGTTGGAGGCTAATCGTACCGTTGAAGTTGAAGTGCCGAGTGTGTTTACGGATGATAAAGGTATATACATGGGCGATGTCGTATATCGTGGAGAATCGAAACCAGTTTTCCTCCCCACTAAAGATGATGATATGTTATTTACACCTCGTGCATTTGTTGCATCTCCACGTGCAGGCAAGGATATGGCCATTGTCAACTTTATTGTTGAAGCCAAGAAGAAACATAATATTGGAACTGTCATATTAGACGCGATTGATGAACGTGGTGAACGTGGTATGTCTGATTCGGTACGCGATGCGCTGAATCAGGATGATGTGATTGATTTGAACTTGGGTGACTACGAGTACCCGATATATCTTGGATTGCAAGATATTGCGTCATTCAAATCAGCGCGTATTATTCGCAACAGAATCGCGCAAGAGTTGACCTCATTCCTAATGGGCGACGGTGATGAACATCGTACCGAAGATTATTTACAAGGGTTCGCACAAGCGGCAAATGCCGATCCTGTCATGATACGGTCATTGCTAACAAACGCACAATTACGCGAAAAGGTACTACACGAGTTGAACGACGAGGAAGCTATCGACGCACTACAGCAATTTAACGAATTATCGTCAGACAGTATGCGTGCAACGGTAGCTGCACCAATCATTACACGTTTAAACAAGATACAACGCGACGCCTTCCTCAAGCCACTGTTCGGTCAACGATATAATCCTAAAATTACGTGGGGCAAATGGATGAACGAGAACAAAGTGATAATTGTTCGTATACCATCACGTGACTTAGGACCAATGGCGGTGAAAACAATTATGCATTGGCTGACATTGGTCATATTCCTTACGAAAATAAGTGGATGTGGTGGGCGTACGTATTGCATTTTTAACGAACCACATCAATATGAAACACCTGGACTTGTATCATTTTTACAGCGCATGTTGTATGAGGGGCCGAAATATCGCATCGCACCAATATTCGCGTTTTATGACTTCAAAAAGTTGACGAAGGATTTCACTGATGTACTAATGTCCAGTGGCGTCAACTGGCATCTTGGCAACAACAGTTCACTCGACGTATTCACACGGCTCAAGGATGTTCTCACTCCTACATTTACACCAGAGGAAGCGAAAGAACAGGTTAAGCGTTTCCAGTTTATAGCTGTGTGGCGGGATACCAGTGGCGAGTATCAAACACCATTCTTATATCATGCGCCACCTCTTGTATACAAACGTTATGAAACACGATACAACAGCGCACTTACACGTGAACACAGCAAACGGTACGGTCGCCCAATCAATGACGTATTACGCGATATCAGATTGCGGTCTAAAATTTGATTAAACGTGGTATAATGCAATTAAGAATTCCATAAGGAGAGTGTGGACGTGATTAGTACATCTAGGGTTAGTAAGACTGTTGGACAAATTGCTCTCGAACGCAAGCAGATTCGACTAGATATAAAATTTCAACGTAATGACGTATGGAAACTAGAAGATAAGTCCCTACTTATCCACTCGTTGACACAAGGTTATCCTGTGCCTGACATTTATGCGGTTGACAAAGGTGACACATACCTGTGGGTGCTAAACGGTAAACAACGTACAAGGGCAATATTGGGATTCATTGATGGAGAATACGCTTTGGCCGACAATACACCTTCCGTTGAGTTGGATGATGAGGAATATGAAATTGCTAACTTGACATATAAAGAACTACCAGAAATACTTCGGCAAAGGTTTAACAACGCTTCTATCGAGTTTGTGCAGATGCGTGGCATGACTGAGGAGCAGATTGAAGAGGCCTTTATCCGTCTCAACCGTGGTATTGCACTAAAACCAATTGAGTTGACGCGCGCTATGGCTGGGTCGGATGTAATTGAGTTTGTGGAGTCAATCGTAACAAAGCCATTTTTCACCGATAGTGTCAATTTCACATCGACAATGCGTAGTCGATTCACTCATGAAGAGTTGATTTTACAGATTATGCTATTGGTAGCCAATGATGGCGCAGGTGCTGATATCGGTGGTGCGTCCGTAAAAGAATTCGTCAAGTGGTTACGCGACACAGGCATATCAGATAAAGTGTCTGAAACAATCAATGTTGTGACCGACTATTTGGGTGAAGCGTTCCCTATTGTAGAAGGCGCTAAACGCGAAACATTCCTGCGTAAAACACACTTGCCCAATTTGTTCATAGTGGCTATGAAAGCATTGGAGTTAGAAGTGCCACCATTAAAGTTTGGCGGATGGGCACAGCAATTCTTTAATCGGCAACGAAATGGGAGCGCCTATAACGAAGCCACTCGTGGCGGTAGTGCTAAAAAGGAAAATGTGCAAAAGCGTATTAATGTTATGATACGCGATTTTGAGAAGCACATTGATGATGCACCGGTGTATCAGCCAAAGATTCCTCGCCCACGTGGACGCAGGAGAAACGAAGACCAATTGAGTGCATAAAATTGGGGGTGGTCATTACGGCCACCCTTAAATATTATAATTTGGTGTTCAAAATATAACATTAAGTGTTCTATGATCACATTTCCACGTTGATAAAATCCACAGCCGAGTCACGTAACTTATTGATTGTGTGAACGTATCGACTGGTAACGCGCATGTCACTGTGGCCGAGTAATTGTTGCACCTGATGCACATTCGCCCCGTTATACAGTGCCGATGTTGCTGCACTATGTCTAAACCAGTGTGGCGTGACTCGTTTATGAATACCAACCTCTTTGACAGTTTTGCGCACCATTTGCTCTACGGCTTCTTTCGTCAATTTAGTTCCTCGTCGACTAACAAATAGTGGTGCATCCTCTACCTCATCCAATCCACAGTCCGAACGGTAATGTTGTAACGCATCGACTAAAGCACATTGCAATTTCACGTAGCGGACTTTGTTCCCCTTCCCCACCACACGCAATCCGCAATGTCCTTCTTCGTCATAATATACATCGTTCCAGGTGGCGTTGATTAATTCACTAACACGCAAACCGGTTGTATACAACATCGTCACCAATAGCCAGTCACGAGTATTGTGCGACCGTAAATATGAACGAATTAATTCCACCTCATCATGCGACAACACTCGCTCAATTGTTTCATTCTTCTGTTCCTTCGGCAATTTGTATACGGCGAATGGATTGGCGATAAGATACCCTGGTTGGCCGCCGAGAAATTTGTACAATGATTTAAGCGTACTAATCATCCGGCGTTGTGTGGATACAGCCAAGTGTGATATCGACTTCTGGTATTCGATGATATCCCCTACCGTGACCGTATTAAGTGGTTTGCCAACAAATCGAACGAATCCAGAAATTGTGTTTTCGTACACTTTCATCGTTTCAACGCTCTGCGTTTCATACATTGACAAGTACAAGTTGATATAATTTGTATCCGCAGACGACACACTCGTTGTCAGCATCATCATCGCCTCCATGTGCTTCGTTAAAATCATTATAGCGAAGTTATGCACACAATATACCGCCATTTTTATATCAAAGCAACTATTGATTTTGTATTATATAATCGATATAATTAAATTAAAACAAATTGGAGGTGTCATCGTGAATGCCGAAGACATGAATAAATTCTTCTTAGAGTTGTTTGTATTGTGCCGCAAGTACAACATTCAACATCTACAAGGGATAATTACATATGACAACGGCATGTACAGGCGGTACATATCTTCCATCAAAGAATTTACGCCACGACTAGGCGACACCAAGGATGCGGAGAAATTGGTGCGCAAAATGTTAATCGACTATGCGCTAGATACCAACAATAAGGAGATGTTTGATGAGTTGACAATACGTGATGATATTGAGTGACCACACATGCCCACGATGCAATGCTGATTTAGTGTGCGATACATATTTGGATGGCATCGACCGTGATGGGCGTGGATATATGGTGGACGATTACAGATGTGCTGATTGCGGATGGCGACCGATTGACGGTGAATGGTTTAGGCGTTGTGAACAATGCAACCTATGGATAGGTCGATGCGAATGTGACCGTTGTGGTAGTTGCGGTGAATTGTGCGAGGAGTGTGAATGCGATGATGAGCGTACATAATCGATTGTGGAAGTACGATGATGAACATATCGCTGGATATACAGAGGATCGTAAGGTGATGTCATTGATACGCAAACGATATCCTGTCATGGCTACATATCGTCGCGGATTACAAGGGAAAGAATTCGCACGACAATATTTGATGCCAATGGAAGTGGCAGATGACATGGTACAAATATTTAATGTGAGATTAGAAAAACGTTAAAACTTGGCACATTTAACGCTTGGATATGATGCGTACGACCATTTTATCATGCGATGATACAAAAGCCGTCAGAATGGACGCTAGGTGCCTCAAACAACGAATTATAAGGGGTGAACAGTATGTGGCTATGGGCAATGACACACCCGTATCTTTTTTTCGGTGATTGTGTTGGCGTTGGTTATCGGAATCACTGATGCAATGGTGAACGTAGCACGTATATTCCAAAGGTGGTGATGAGTTGAATCGGAGATTGTTGTTATTTGATGAGATTAATAGTGGTACAGTTTCTAAACTAATTGAGAAAATAAATGAGATTAACAACCACGATGATGAACAGGTATTGAAGGTGGTTGGCCATCAGCGTTTACCGATTACACTGGCTATCAATAGTCCTGGCGGCAACGTTACGGATGGATTTGCATTAGTAGGTGCTATAGAGTCAAGTGAAACACCGATTCATACTGTCGCAATGGGATTAGTGGCTAGTATGTCGTTGCTTATATTTCTATCTGGTCATAAGAGATTTGTACATAATTTGGCCATTTTTATGTACCACGACATGAACGGGTGCACATGGGGCACTTTGACTGAACGTATGCGACGACAAAAAGAAGATACGCGCTGGATGAAAATGTACGACGACTACGTAATCAGTAAGACGAAAATTAGGCAAGAACAGCTAGATCAAATTAAAGGTACAGTGAACGAATGGTACATATATGCGGATGAAGCATTGTCACTCGGTTTGGCAGAAAGTGAGTTGGTGAGATGTTAACAGAAAAGGATAAACAGCGTCGCGAACGCATCGACAAACTTGAGGAAATTAAGAAGAAACTTGTGCGGAAAGCCAGCGGTAAGATAGAAAATTTGTCAACTGTGGACAGACAGGTGTTGCTCACTGTCAATGCGGAATTGAAAAAGTTGGAGCGCATTGAACGGTGCCGATGGGATATGATGGAGTTTGCCAAGGAATATCTATCCGAAGAACGCGGCAGTAATCCAGAACAGTTTCTATTGCGCAATGAGACCCCTTCCCCACCATTTCATTATGAGATGGCGAAAAAGGTGTTGGAGGTCAAGGACAGACCTGGTGTAGCGAGACTGGCTATTATTGCGCCACGCGAACACGCGAAAAGCGCCGTCATATCGCAAATCAATATCATACATAGTATTGCTTATGAATTGACCAACTATACAATTTTCATATCAGCCATGCGTCCAACCGTTGTCCGTCTGATGAAGTTCATTAAAGATGTACTGAAATATAACAAAAAGTTTCGTGAGGATTTCGGCGAGTTAATGTCTGAAGTTCCCCAACGGAACATCATGGACAGAGAAGACGCAATTACAACGCTAAACGGTATCACCATCGAGTGTTACGGCGCAGACTCACCTTTGCGTGGTGCGCGTAGCGGAGTATCTCGACCAGATTTGATTTTCGATGACTTAGAAGATCGTGAAAACGTTACTAATCGCGAAGCTATACAAAAAATGGTGGACAAGTTCGACAAAGAGTTCATGCCATTGGGCGATAGTCGTAATAGTAAATACTTTTATGCCGGTACTATTTTGGCGTACGACTCGTTGCTTCATCAGATATACACAAAACGACAACATGAATGGGAAACATTGTTCTGGCAAGCTGTGATTCGTGACGCTGACCGACAGGACTTATGGCATCAATATGAGACTATTGTAAAGGACTTCAGTAACCCTAATCGTGGGCCAGAAAGCCAGAAATTCTACGAGGATAATAAGGAGGAAATGAACAGAGGCGCTGTTGTATTGTGGCCGGAAAAACGTGATTACAAAATGTTGATGGATCTAAAAATCACCAATCCATTGGCATTCCAAACCGAGCAGCAAAATGATCCAATAGACAAATCCAGACAACTGTTTGTCAAGGATAATTTCACGTATTACGAGAATTTCGATGGTGAGTTCATATACGACCACGGACATAAAATTGCCATTGCGGATTGCAGACAAGATGTGGCTGGTATTGACTTAGCTCGTGGTAAAGCCAAAGGTGATTTCATCGTTATTGGTCGTGTTGTGAAGAGTGAGTCCGGCGCCATGTACATTGTTCACTGTGATCCGTTCAAGGCGAAGGTTAGCGAGCAGTTGAAACGGGCAGCAGACTTTATCGAACAATATCGTCCAAAAGTGTTTATCGTAGAATCAACTGCGTATCAAGGTTCGTTCTACGATCAGTTGTTAGAGGAATTGCAGCGCCGAAATGTGTATGGAACTAAGGTTGTAGAGGTTCCACCGAAACAGAACAAGTCCAAAGAAGACCGTATCGCCGAGTTGGAGCCGATGGTGTCAAACGGTTCATTGCGATTTAATCCAACGCATTACATGTTGCTTGACCAATTGGAAAAGTTCACGCCAACAGGCAGTACCGTGAACGATGACTGTCCAGATATCATCCAACAATGTGTTGCGTACATGAACGAGAACATGCATGACGGAATACTGGATTGGTACAAATCGAAAATTTGAGTTTATACTATCCCACATGTGAATTGTATGATATAATTGATATAATTAAATCAAAGGAGAGTGTTGAGAAGATGAGTGATATCAAGGCAACCGTAAACATTGATGTGTCAGATGCGATTAGCGGTTTGAAGGCGTTGCAACGTCAAGCAAAGGAAACGATACATACGCTGAAGGAGATTGAATCTGTATCAGGTGAAATAATGAACAGCAGTTACCAACAACTGTACTACTCGAATTTGTGCAAAGTGTTAGGTGTCCCAGGCGACAAACCTGTAGATGTACGCTATATCAACAAGCAATTGTACGACTTGATTATCGATTCAACGTTTAGCGATGTGGTCTTACACTATAAGCATTTTGACGGTGCCACCACATCGGCATTGGCCGCACTTTTAACCTTCGACAACGTGTACTATGTGACGATGGGGATTAATTCATCCGTGTACCAATTCGCAAGGAAACACTCCGTCTCCAATAAGGTTATAAATGCACTGGCACCAGTGATTAGGTCATCTTTGATTAGGAAAGTGTATATACTTGATAATCAATTGGATGCTGGTAGTGTGAGTGATATTGTCCACGACAACGACCGCACCATCACGCTGTACGGTCATGAAGATTGACGGGTTGGGGGATACCCCCTTCCCCACTCAAACTGGAGGTGGCACATATGTCATCGCGCCAATATGACGCGGAAGTATATCGTACATATCAACTTATCTTGTTTGATGAAAGCAGCGAGAAGGAGTATGCGTCGTGTATAGACCCTATTCCGCATGAATTGGCTGAATCAGAAGCACGTAAGCATGGGTACGCGCAGTATGAAATTGTGGAAACGGTGAGCACCGTGCGACGACATGTAGTGGAGTGAAAATGGATTGGAGGCGATGTCGCGGTGTTTAGATTATCTTGGTTGATAGAGCACATGAAAGAAGGGGAAATTGCGAGAGCAAATTACGCACAAGATGAGCGTTGGTTTATTACTAGACGATACGGATTCTTTTGGTATTGCGATGAAAACGGGAATATATATCCAAAGACAAGTGCAAACGATGTTGTCATTGTTACTTTGACTCCAAGCAACATGGGGGCGTGGTATGAAATAGTTGGTTTGGCTGAATAAACAGTCCATCCATCACGCTTATACACACCAGTACGCAACATGTATTTAGTTGAAAATGAGGAGGAATAAACATTGTGGTAGAGATGAAAAAAAGCTTACAGATGTTGTACGCTTAGGGCACAAATTAACGGTTGGTGTGCTAAAATGGCGACAATAGTTAAACAACAAGAGGTGACTGTGTAGATGGATAAATCAGTTGACAACATTCATATTGTATTTGAGAACTGCGAATACATCGAGGTTCCGTGCTCTGACTTTAGATATATAAATCTATACGATATCACCGAATCAATATGTATGAATAACCTCTTGTTGCGGGAAAAAGAAAACGCGCATTACTTCAGGACGGCTAAAAGAGCCAAGGTGGTAATTGTCGACAAACCTGAATACCAACGTGTCAAACAATATTCCGATATCACACATTTTCAATTGCGAAGCGGCAACACGGAGTTGGATTATGTTGGTATTCGATGGTCAGATGACAGTAGCGATTGGTCGAATAAGGGACAAGTTGTTACGACCATAGGAGACGAGATTCACATCGACATCAATCTGGAGCAGGATGATGAATGACAATGGATAACAATTGTCAAACGCTTTACGAAAATTGCCCTTGTTGCAACAGTACATTGCTATATATGGAGGATGAAAACGCCAATTCAGGTGAAATTGAGTGGTTTGTTATGTGTTCCGCATGTGATTGGACTATCAATGACCCATTTACCGACGAAAATGACGGCGAGGAATATTATTACACCAACGAATGGGTATATGGCCAAGTGGAGGATGCTTAATGGGAAGTCACGTACATATCGATTTGTATAAGAACGAAATTACATACGACACAGTTTACCCTGAAACCAGTCGCGGCGTAGGCCGATTGCTGAAAGACCTATACGCGATGCGACACGGTGAAATGTTCAATGGGGATATCGATGCCGTAGTCATGCGATTAGACCTGGAAGAAGCACTCCATAGCACGTGTATGACTCCGCGCCAAAGACAGGCAATCGCATTTTATTATATGGCCGAATTGAACGACGAGGAATGCGCACGTTTATCTCGAATCAGCCAGCAGAGTTTTCACGAACGTAGACAACGAGCATTATTGCATATCGCACAGTACATATCCAATTCGGACGGTAGTGTTAAGCCACAGACGATATGGAATTCAGACCATGTGCGTAACTTTGGTGATGAGATCGAAAAATGGAATCAGCGCGTAATCAACAACGACGACAGGTGGTGGGAAATCGACAATAGCGCGCTGTCTGCGTTGGCGAAATATTTTCCTAGTGTATGTGGTATCGAACGCACCGACTACGACGAAGAATCAACATATGAGTATAGGTTAAGCGACACGTCAGATACAGACTGGGAGGTGTTAATGGAGAAACCCGAACAATGTGTTTTGCACTCAACACGTAGGCGAAAACGTTCGGCGGAATATTCGGGTGAAGATGGCGGGAAACGTAGACGGTTCTATGTACATATGCCGAACGATAACAATATCAACAAGGATAAGTGGCATTGGACATATAACGAAGTAAATCCAATTATAATTATAGACGAAAAAACCTGTAAAATCGACGATTAGTGCATATATGTATAGAAAAGGATATACCATCGTACAAAGTCGGACATTATGCAATTGATATAATAATCACCGTAGAGCGATGGAACGGACAGCCATCGGGCACACGAAAGTGGTAGTCGATGCAGGGTAGGTCAACCTGCCTACGGTGAGCGAATTACCTCAACTAGTGGAGTAATCCACCTGAGACCACCAGCCAGCCTCGTCGCTGGCGTAGGTGGTATCGTATGCGTAGTTGTGTCTAACAGCCGTAAATCCACCGGCGGGTTAAATCTGTGTATGCGAATCGCAAATTACAGCAGATACCTATGAGGTCGCGCATTAACCGGTTACGATACCATCTACGCTGCCGATGACGCAGCAATGATGTCTAGCCGAAGGGCAAATTACCACATGATGTGTGCGCCGTTGCGCGCAGCAAAGGCTATACGCCGACCGGAATTTGTATATGGCCTTGCGCCGACTTGACTTATACTTCGACCATTGAACAATTGTACATCGGCCTATCAAGGCGCGGGTTGACGACGTACCCTAAACGTCGTATTACATGGCGCATTGGTGAAGCGGTCTAACACAGCCGACTTTCTATCGGTGACACGTGGGTTCGAATCCCACATGCGGTATCGAACATCGCCCATCTCGTCATGGGCAATCTCACCCACCCACTCACCATTGCGTGCGTGGGTTGATTTACGTTATCCCCTTATTCATATACTTCCCTCCCCTATCAATCGATTGAGCGTGCGATATGACATATCCCCGTGTCGTATCGCGTGTTGAGTCGGTTGGCCGTTACGTGCCGTGCGACCCATTGACTACATTTGATGATGAGGATGATGATGAATGTTGAATTTAACAGGCGCTGATCGAGTTAAGTATTTACAGGGGTATCTTGAACAATTAATCAAATTAAGTGAACAGGGAAACAAAGTATATCGTGAGATTAATACTACGATGGAAGCTATACAACACGAATTAGGATTAGAAGAAACACGAAAAGTTAATATTGACTATCATTTATCCAAGCACCCTCTAATTGATCGTGGACTAGATGGGCAGCCAAGGATAATTGGAACATCATTAACTGTTCGAGAAATATTAAATGACCTAGCAAATGGAAGAACAGTTGATTGGATATGTGATGAATATGGAGTAGATACAAACGAAGTAAGAGGCGCAATTATATTCGCTGCTTATGTGGTTTCAGATTCAGTATACTAAACGTTTGATGGTGTGGTGTGATTGATATAATCTCTCGCACCCATCCATGAGGCGTTTGTCTCAACGTTGAATAGTTTGTAATTAATCGCATGGATTCGTATCCAAATAAAACGCATCGTATTATGTTCGATGAGCATGAGTAGTAGTTGAATAAGAATAGATATAATTGCTCGAAAATAGTGCTTAAAAGCGGCTGAATCCCTTGTGGCAGTAAGGCTGATGCCACACGTCCAAGATTACCGATATTCGATTTAAAAAGCGTCCTAAATTACCAATGTTTACTTTGATGTACATAAAAATACCCACGTCAGAATGGAGGTGAATTGATATACAGAATGGATTTTTCCAACGTCCACTAAATTGGTTGCTCGGTCGTAAAAAGTTGGATCAATCTGAGTTCGTTGGTGAATTTTCGCCAAACGAGCCAATCAATCCATCGCCAATCGAAGGGACTCCTCGACAGTGGCAATATCGCCCTGGCGTCAATTTAAATCCTCCTCAAGCCGAACAAGCGGTATCGCACGAGTATCTCCGCAAAATAGCGACCGAATATGACTTGATGGCTAGGTGCCTATCTCGCCGCAAGGAAGAATTGCGGTCGTTGAAATGGTCTATTCAAGTCCGTGAACGTAAGAACAAGAAACAGATGTATGAGTTGCAGGAGAAAAACGCTAAAGCGATCCGCGATATTGAGGAGTTTTTCAGACATCCAGAGGGCTACATGTCCAAGGTAAATGGAAAATGGGTACGGATGCCGAAGACGGATTACAAGTCGTGGCTGAATGCAATAGTGGATGATATTTTTATTGTTGATGCCGTGGCGCTGTGGGCGCGACGCAAGCGTAATAATGAACTCCTGTCGATGGAACGTATCGCCGCAGAAACCATAAAAGTGTTGTTGGCGAATGATGGACGTTTGCCTGAGCCTCCCTACCCTGCTTATCAACAGTGGGTATGGGGAATGCCACGCGAACAATTCACCATCGAGGAATTGATATATCGCGTATATAATCCGACAAATACATCTCCATATGGCGTTTCAATTGTCCAACAGGTATTGGCTCACATCCGTTTGGCGATGAACAACGAGAAATACATCGAGTCCTATTTCAAGGAAGGTTCGATACCGGAAGTATTGTTCAGTGTTCCCGCCGAATGGGATATGCAGAAGGTTGAACAATTCGCGCAATACATGAACACTCGTTTAAAAGGGAATGCCAATGCGCTGCGTGAGTTTAACCCGATCCCTGCTGGTACTGCACCAGTACAAGTTAGACCATTTTCGTGGGACAGTACATTTGTGAACTGGGTAGCTAGTATGACGTGCTGCTTACTTGGCGTACAACCTCACGAAATGGGCATTGTACCGCAAACGAGTGGACTTGGTGGTAAAAGTTTTGGCGAGATTGCTAGTGACGTGCATGATAAACAAACATTGTTTATGTGCGAATTCATTCAGGATTTATTTAGCGATATTATCAAATATCATTTCGGCAACGATGACTTGTGTTTCGTGTTCAATGACTTGCTCGAACGTGAGGAACGTGAACGCGCTGAGATTAACCAAATCCTTATAAACAGTGGGCAAAAATCCATCGACCAGATATTGATTGAGAACGGCGAGGAACCAGAAGGAATCAATCGAATTTTGGTTGTTGGTGATCGAGTTTACTTCTTACCTGACCTTGTTGCTGGTTCCGTTAAGGGTAGCGTGGCTGTCAATTTGGGTGCAATTGGTGGCGTGCCATTACCTGATGATACATTTACTCATGATGTACCGTTGACGCAAGATGCGCCAAATCCTGATGTAGAAACGCCGAATCCGAATCAGACCAAAGACCCATCTGCCAAATTAGACACGTCGCATACGGAGGCGCCGGAAGAGAATAAATCGAAGCCCGCCCAACCACCTCGTGCGCGTGCAGGGACTCCTAATGGACCAACAATTAATACGGTTAAGAAAACATTGGTAGCCGATACGACCAAGAAGGCAAATGACGAGAAACGCGAAACGCACGAGTTCGAATTGATATTCGTAGCCGCGTTTTTACGATTAATGCGACAACGTAATTGGTCGCCGAGCATGATTACCGCTGATATGGTGAAATCGGCATTTACGTTGGATTCATCGCAAATACATCAACTTTCCCAGGCGCTTTATACGTTGAAGCAAGACACATTTCTTGAATCGTATAATACAATGGCGCGTGACGAGGACGAACAGTTAATCACTTCCCTCCCACCTTCCGTATCTATGGAATTGCGACAAGATGCCAACCGTACAGCGCAGGAAATCGTGAATACGTATCACGACGAACTTACTGCACAGCACGCCAAATTGGTGGCTGCCGGAGTGCTTGGTAAGCAATTGTACAATTCGCTAAAACAATGGCTGAGTGACCGTAATAGTTGGAAAGGTCAAAGCATCGCAATGACAGAAGTTTCGCGCCCGTGGAATCTTGGCGTATTTGCATTTGATAGAGCGATGAATCGAACAGATGCGCGTCAATACATTGTTTCACCTGGTAGCGGCAAATGCACAACATGTCAAACTATGATTGCAAATGGTCCATATACCTACAGCGAGGCTATGAGTCTCCCCATACCTGCACACCCAAATTGTATCCATTTCATAACATCGGAATCCATATAAGAGGTGGTGATATAGAACGGAGGTGAACCATTATGCCAAAGCAATTCAATCTCACCGCCAAGCAGCGTCGTGTTGCGGAAATGATTGCACTTGGCGATCCTGACGATGGCTTTAGACCACTCACCAAGGTTGAAGTGTGCGAGAAAACGGGATGTCCACGCTCAACGTTGTACGAGTGGTTATCAAATAATGATGATTTTGTCGAGTATATCAATCACGTTGCTGACAAGGGCATGGAGTCAAGAGTTGGCGAGTATTATCGTCAACTAGACTTGCTCATATTCAATAACCCAAATGGTAAGGGACCAAGTGTTAAAGCGCTGGAACTGGCGCTGAAAGCATTGGGCAAATTGAAGGACAACGTTAAGTTAGATGCGACAGTTGACGAACACAAGTCGATATCTGATATGTCCAATGAAGAGTTGGACGAACTGAAACGTATGCTCGAACAAGACAACAGCGTTAATGAATAACGTCTGTCGGAGGTGGTGATACGTGGCACTCGTAGCTGATTTCACAAAAAAGGACTCAAAACAACATATAGTTGAGGGTATAGCGGCATCCTCAAATCTAGACAGAGACAAACAAATTATTGATGAAAACTTCCTGAAGAACAACTACAAACAGTGGGCAGAAAAATACGGAAACATCAGGTATCTTCATCAACCGCGAGTTGTAGGGAAAGTTCTAACGTGTTCAGATTGGGATCCAGTCCAAAAAGGATTTTATATTACAGCTAAAATTTCCGATCCTGATGCGTGGCGACAAATAGAGGATGGAGAGTTAAATGGCTTTAGCATTGGTATCAAAAATCCTGTGATAGTTCATGATCCACAGGCTGATCGTGGACGATTGATAGACGGTGAAGTGATTGAGACATCAATTGTCGATATCCCCGCGTCGTATCAAGCGGATTTCCAAGTCATCAAATCTCCCGTTGTTGCCACGTTCGATGCAGAATTAAAGGAGTGGAAAACGGTAGATCAGAATGACGTAATTGTTGCTATGCTAAACGATGACGATATCGATTGGATTAATGCAATGGTTGATGGTTTCGGAATTGATGACGATGATACTGCGCAATTCGCAAAACGTTATTATAGTCAAAAGGAACGAAACTCGATGTCGGAAGAAGATTTCGCTGGGCCACATCGTTCGTTCCCCATTAAAGATCAAGAAGACGTAGACAATGCTGCTAGACTAATCGGTCATGCAAAAGATCCCGATGCAGTAAAACGTCGCATTATTGAGATTGCCCGTCGTAAAGGTTTAAAGATACCTGAAGCATGGAAAGAGAATGCCAATAAAACTCTGGACACTTCAAGTGGCTTACAACCTTATAACTTGGATGGTGATGATAAAAAGGAGGAAAAAACAACTGTGGCAGATGAAAATACCCCACAGGTAACATCGGCTGATTCCACTAAGGCAGCGGTTGACGAATTACGCAATGTCATGGAAGGCATGCAAACGCAACTTAGTGAGATTCGCGGTGTTGTCGAAGCAATGGCTAATCAAGTTGATAAAGATCGCGATGGAGATAACGACAATTTAGTTCGACCGGAAGCACAGGCTGCAAATGAAATTGTCGAGGAACCCGGAAAGCCAGTCGATTCAACAGGAACCAATGCACCAAACGCTGTTGAAGAAGCCAATAATGATCCACTTGGACTTAAAAATGCAATTATTGAAGAGGTTACTAAGTCCGTATTGGCAATTATGGACGAGAAATTTAATACCGTTACGAAGTCGACCGTTATTGATACAGATAATATAAAAGGCATGATTGCGGGATTACAAAAATCCGCAAATGAACTTGGCGAAAAGTTGAGTCAGTTTAATGAACGGCTCGAAGTGGTCGAGAATACTGCGCAACCGCCAAAGGGTATCACGACTACTGCGGTCGAGAAATTTGCTAACGCTGATACTCCGGACAAGACTGACGAGAGCAATTTGTATGCCGAGGCTGTTAAGACGGTATCCGCTAAATACCCCAACTTGAGTCCTGCCCTGAGAAAGCAACGTATTGATGAAGAATTCGCAAAATTAACTGGAGGTAATAAATAATAATGGCATATATCGAAGATGATCAAATGGTTATGAATGAAATCCAGAAGACGGTCGAAGTAATGACTGGGCAAGCACCAATTCCTGCTACTCTCGATCCTGAATTCAAGAAGACATTCGACACTTCAAGTGGCTTACAACCTTATAACTTGGAACCATTCTTGGGTACACTGGTTCCGTTACTTACGCCGATTCGTAATGTCCTCCCTCGTCAATCTGGACGCGGTAAGCAAGTCGAATACAAAGTTGTCGATGGCATCAACACGGCTGGTTTGAACGGCTTCGTTGCTGAGGGTATGGCCGGACAAATTGTCGCATCGAGTGTTAGTGATAAAAATGCTAAGTATGCTAGTATGGCGCTTGCTGACAAAGTTACCTACGAGCAAGAATGGGAAGGTCAGCCGTATGTGCAATCTCGTGCACTGGCTGTTGCGAACTTGCTTCGTGCTACCATGATTGCTGAGGAACGCAATATCCTTTACGCACAGAACACGGTCGGCTCTGCTAATTCTAATGCTCCTGGTGCTGTGGGTACGTCTCCTTCCCCTACTGTTGTAACATCGGGTAGTGGTTCTGGTCTATCTGCTGGAAATGTATACGTCCAAGTAGTTGCGTTTACCGCTATGGGCAATGCAATGCCATCTTCTGAAGTAAGCGTGTCGGTAGCGGACGGTGAGAACGTTGTGGTTACGCCGGTATTCCCGACGAATCAACCAATTGTCGGCTTTGAAGTATATGCTGGCTCGGCATCTGGTGCGGAATATCTCGTGACCGCTGCGAACGTTCAAGATGGTAAGTTGTTGTCTGAGCAGTATTCGACGAATGGTGCGCCTCTAACAATCACTTCGTTGCCGACGAGTGGGAAACAACCGTCTGTATATGTGACCGATAATTCGGCATCTCCACTCGCATGGAACGGTATTATCCCACAGATTTTTGCTGGTGGTGGTTATACACAGAATGTCGGTGGCGAATTGACGGACATGGGGCCGATCAAGAGTATGTTTAAGGCATTGTGGGACAACGCTGCTGGTGATCCGAATGTTATTTACGTACATTCGACCGAATCTCAAACGATTACCGATTTGGTTCTTGGCAATTCCAATACGCCATACACAATTCTCGTCGAGGAACAAAATGGCGCGGCTGGCGGCGTGAAGGTAAGTCGATTGATTAACCCGCAGACCGCATCTGTCGTAAAGGTGAATACGCACCGTGACTTGCCGCAGGGTATGATTTTGGCACTACAAACGGAACTACCGTCGTGGTATCCTGGCGCAGAAATTCCGGCGCCGATTGCGATGGACTTGGTGCAAGATTACACGGAGATCAACTATGCTCCAACGTACAATAACCCAGGTTGGACGACTGAGGTTCGTTTGCTTGGTACGCTAAAGTTGTACATCCCGATGCTGCAAGGTGTGTTGTACGGTATTTCTCCTTCCCTAACTGCTTAATAATACACAGGGCGATGGGTTAACACTCATTGCCCTATTTGTTTTGTGTGGAGGTAACGATGAAACTCGAAGCAATCGATAAAAATATGAATATTGAACACAATGGTGTTGTTTATAACAATCGCGACGGCGTAATTGATGTTCCTGATACAGTTGGGCAGAAATTTGTGAATGAGAGCAAAAATGGACGAAAGGCATTTTGTGGTGTATACAAACAGTCCTATGCGCTTGGTTCAAGTTTGACCAAGGAGCAATGGGATCGTATTTTCGGCAAATCAAATTGAGGTGACTACTGTGAAATTACCAGCTTTGTTTAGGCTGGATGCGGATGCAACAAATGTGTCGCGGACTAAAGTGTATGAAGTTAAAGCGAAACATTTCTTAGTCGATTTGGCAGAAGACGCCGAGGTGTTCGTCAAACAAGGATTTGCGTTGGTGTCCGAAGGCGAAGCAGCAATCAAACAATTTACGGGATTAGACTCTACATCTACGCAATCTGCTGTTGAAACGGCAAAGAAAACAACGACTACTAGGCGTACGAAGTAAGGTGGTGTGAACCATGTTGTTTGCACCATATATCGGTCCCAAGGAATTCGCTGATACATTTGTCGAGGTTGATTTAAATTGCTTATCAGGTAACGGCAACACTGACCCATCGGCGGCACTATTATCAATTTTACGTCGAGCGTCTTCGTTGGCGGATAGATGGTGCAAACAGATACTGCGTTCCACTATCGACACAGAAATTCGTATGTTTCATCCAGCGATGGATGGGACAATAACTGTGTGGCCATTTTACACGCCTATTCGACAAGTCCTCAATCTCCAATATCAATTTGATGGTCAAACCGAATGGCACGATATTGACATCACGACTAATTTGCATGTACTGGATGCCATGTTTAAGTATAGTGGTCGGCATTTTAACAATGGGCTGAACATGTTTGTCCAGTACACATATGTAAATGGATTTCCCGTCTCGACACTTGCGAATGATGTGGTAGCTGGTGCTGATACGTTAACATTGCTTGATACGTCTGGAATTCGTCAAGGTGATAAATTATCAATTTACGATGGCGAAAATAGCGAAATTGTCACTGTCTTATCGGTAAGTGGAAATACGATAACGACTCTTCCACTTCTCTACCAACATGCAAAATATACGCATATATCCGGTATGCCAAATGACATTTCACAAGCGACCGGAATGATCGCCGCCAACTTGATTTCGCGCGGCAGTGATGGGAAAACTGTTGTTGGTGACAAGGAGTTTAAGGAACAGTGGGCGTCTGACAGCGTGATTACCAGTGATATTCAGGTGTTGTTGCAGCCGTATAGGGTGAATTTGTGATGAGTAAAAGCCAGTTCATTTATCGATACGGGTCTCCTGCCATCGTAACACGTAACGATAATACGACATATAGAACGCGCATTTTGTATGAACGTTCTGTATCGCCCAATGGTACGTTTAGCGATACGTTTATGTTCGGTATGGACTTAGTACGTACTGCAACCTTCCAGCCATGCACAGACATTGATTTGGGATACTTGGTCGAAATGACTGATACGGGTGAGACACTGTTTGTTACTGCTACACAAGTACAACGTGTTCTCGGTGAACCAATCAGCATATCGGCTGAACTGGTACGTTTGCACTTCCCTAATGCAATACAACTACTTCCTTCGCAAGCCGATGAAAATGTTGAACGTGACAAATTTGGTCGCCCACTGAGTACGATTCCTCCGACGCAGGTAAATGTGATTATTACAAAGGCCGATTTGAATATCGTCGCAGATGTTGGTGGTGGCAAACCTGTCGAACAATTGGAGTTTTATTGCCACACTGGCGATGTTAATGAAAACGATGAAATCCAATGGAACGGACATACGTATCGTGTGATTATGACGTGGCCATTTGCGTTCGCTGCTACGGCGCGTATATCCCATTGCAAAGCGCAACGGGAGGTTGATGCATAGTGGGGTTATTTGAACAGACGACAGTGTTAAATGCTCTAATTACCGCCGCTCCAATGGCTGTAGATGCGGCTGTTCAGAAAGCGTTGAAGGAATCTGCGCAACAGGTACAGAAAACAGCCAAAGGTAAGTTTAGTGAATACCAGCCAGCATATGGACCATTTCAGGCTTGGGCTTTATTGAATAGAGATTATGTCATTGAAAAAATTGCAGCAGGCGCTTCTGGTGATGACCCTCTTATCGGCGCGTATTTCAAACGTGAAAGTCGTGATGCAGCAGCCAATAGTGCGACGAAACTCCGTGATTCAATCGAAATCAAAGTTGAGGATGTATCTCTAACGGCTTATGTAGGCACAAACAATATGCTGGGTGTATATCACGAATACGGCGCTGTACGGAAAAACAGTGTATTGCCACCTCGACCATTTCTTAGGCCAGCACTATATCAGGAAACGGGATGGATTAACAAGACAATGCGAGAAGCTATTGGATTAGGGATGGTGAGTTGGTTCAAATGATACCAAACGATCCAATCCTGTCGACCGATCCGCTTGATGCCATACACGGTGCGTTAGAACAAGCATTGATGGCATTGTGCCCTAGTTTAAAGGGAGTATGGATTGGTTGGCCCGATCCTAAATGGCTTGAGAATACAGGTGCAAATTTGCCGAGTGTGTTTTTGGTCAACGTTTCTCAAACCGCCAAGTCGATGACTAGCCGCAATCTGGTATACGCAACGGTTGAAAATGAAGACGGCACATTCAATGTCTACTATGAGCGTGAACGCATCACGTATCTATTGCAATTATCCCTCATTACAACCGATCCCCAACAACAATTAGACATTGGGTGGGCGATCAAGCAATTCCTTGTGAACACTATCCAACTCCCCATTAACGCGGTTGATACAGCACGTTTTTTATTAAAAGACGACCACCTGATATCTGGTATCGACAACTATTATCAGCGAGATTTAACTTTTGAAGTTTCTGCTCGTGTGCTTGATGGGTATGTCGCGCATCCGAATAAGACACAGCAGTTCAATATTGATGTTAGTCCCCAAGGAGGTTAATTAATGGCTAATGCTTATACAGTCGATGGAGTATATAACATCGATGAACAGCCACCCTTACAAGTACAAGGTATTTCAACCGGCATATGGGGAATTGTAGGTACTTTTAGCAAAGGCCCAGTCAATACACCTACCCATATCCTCTCTCTTGATGATTTGGAAAATATCTTTGGTGGTGCCGATCCAAGTCTTACAGGATACATTGGTGCATTATCGGCTATTGGACAAGGTGCCAGTGAGTTTCAAGTGGTTCGCATTGTTGGTTCTGGTGCTACTGCTGCAAGTGTAACCATCAACGACAGCGAATCTACGTCATCCGAAGTGTTTACCGCCACATATAATTCCGTTGGTACAGGTGGCAACTCCGCGACGATCACTGTTTCGTCCGGCACTAAAACAGGAACATTCAAATTGACTATTGAAGATGGCGATACGAGCGAAGTGTGGGATAACTTGGCCACAACTTCCACAGTTACAGGTGCAACGTTGCTGTCTTCCATTACATCGCAAATTGTGACATTCTCACAACCTGAAACGCCAAACACCAACCTACCTGTAAATGGCGAATATCCTCTATCCGGTGGCGCTAATGGAAGCACGCCAACAGTTTCCGATTATGTTGGTACAACAAGCCCGAATACAGGTTTGCAAGCATTATCTGGAACAACACCTGCCGTCAACATAGTTTTCTTGGCGAATATTGCTTGTTCCGATAGCAATACTGTATCAGCACTAGAAACATTTTGCGAAAATAATAAGTGTATGGCTGCAATATGCGGTGCTCAGGGCAATACAATTACTCAAGCTATCACTGAAACAGCCAATATCGACAGTGATCGTTTAGTGTATTGTTGGCCGTGGCAGCAGATGTATGTGGACGACTTACAACAAACACTGACGGTCGCTCCAACGGGACATTGGGTTGGACTTGTTGCAACGCTGTATCCTCATCAATCCCCTGGTAATAAAAATCTTGCATATACCTCTGGACCAGAATTTCCCGTTTCATCTGATGACATCCAGAAAGCAATGGACCCATCGGCTCGTGTTGTGCCAATCGGCGTAACAATTCCTCGCGGTGGTATCGGGTGTTTCTCTGGTCAAACATTGAGCCAAAACGCCAATCCACAACTTCGTCCAGTTTATCGTCGGCGTATGGACGATTTTATCGTGGAATCCGTCGAAACTTCGCTAGGTCAATATGTGGACGAACCAATTACGACGACTACTGGTGGCTTGCTCGACCAACAACAGCACACAGTGTCCGCGTTCTTAGACCCTCTTCTTGGGGAAAACAACGAAGCCGGAGAACCTATGATCCAGGCTTATAGTGTACAGTGCGATACAAAAAACAACCCTCCTTCTGTGACCGACAATGATATGACTATCATTGATACTCGTGTTCAATTATTCAATATGAACAGATTCCTCTTATTCCGCACAACGATTGCCGCCGGAGTTGTAACCACCACTTCTTCCGTATCCAATTCGTAAAGGGCTGATATAAAAAAGTATGGTCAAATTAAATCTTCAGAGATTTGCCAAGGATCGCGTACTCGGATCATCGGCAACTATAGCTTTGTATAATACATCTACAGGTGGTTACGTAACGTTTGCTGAATGTGATTCGTTTACTGCCACACGTAAATCCAGTCAAAAACAGTATCAACCGCTTGGACAAGTTGGTCAACGTACACAAGATATTTACGAAGGGTGGACATTGAGTTTTGGTGGTGCCATAGTCGATCATTCGTACGATGATATCGTGTATCAAATCGATCAATCAGCACTTAGTGGGGCGGCCAATATGCGTTTTCGAGTAACCGAAACAATTGAATATTATGATGGTTCTATCGAAACGTGGGTATACCCTGATACAGTATTGTATGGATTTGAGAAAGATATTAGCGCCGCCAATAGTGAAATTACTTGGAAATTTACAGGTGATGCACAAACGCGTGTACAAGGTTAATTTTTGCCATCCATCAAGGGTGGCTTACATATGGAGGAATATATAAATGGCTGATGAACGTGAATTAATGAGCAATGAGATTAAACTGAGCGATGGACGTATCGTTGCCATGCGAGAATCTACTGGCGCAGACGATATCGCTGTAGCAAGAATGTTGGGCGATAAGGTTAGTTTGCAGGGCGCTGGACAAACTATTTTGATGCAGGCAAATGCTTTAAAATGTATTGAATCTATTGATAATCAACCAGCCCCTATTATGAACAATTATGAGACATTTGTGAATTTGGCTAGACAATTTAAAACGAAAGATATGAACAAGATTTTGTTGAAATATGCTGAGATGAATTTCGAGGCGAATCCAGATAACCCTTTAGCTTAAAGCACAATTGCGAGTCCACGATTGGTATGTTAATGATGTGCCCCGCATTTGTGCAAGCTGTAGCAATTTCTTATGAATCGATGACATATGATGAAGTGATGAAATTAAGTTCTTCTGAACGCATCGCTATGTTACGTGTGCGAGCGCGCATTAAGAAACAAATCGATGAAGAAATGAAGAAAAAGTAATCTGTGTAGATCGATCCACGCAAGTTTATGCGTGGTTTTATTGTGCACGGATGACATAATTGTTTATAAAATGTGATATAACGTTAGTATCAAATCACACGAGGCGATGGTTATGTTTGGTAAAGGTAAAAAGACTAACGATGCATCCGAGTTACTTCCGATTGTTACAACTGACGATTATCACGGAAAAGATTACGAAGTTATCGGTTTAGTAACCGCCGAAAAATTTTGGCCCACTCCCACAACAAGAGCAAAATTTTCAGAAGTTACAAATGCGATAAGCAAAGAAGCTGAGTCGTTAGGCGCTGACGCAGTTGTTGGGTTTCGGATAATACAGTATAACAATGCTGGAATTTATGGATACGGAACCGCGATCCGTTTTAAATGACGACAGTTGACAGTAACGTGATGGCCGCCATTAGGCGGTCTTTTTTATTGAGGTGATTTAATGGCCGGCATGGAATCGGCATTCGAATTATTTGTTGAGATACGTGCTGTCGATCATTACACATCGATGTTCAAACAAATGGCTAAATTGTCGGAACAGTATTCGAAACAATTCGATGCAACGCAAAAAAAGATGATGCAATCTAAGGCTATGATGGCAGTTGGTACTGGTATGGCTGCGGTTGGAGCTGGAATGGCTGCTGGACTGGTTAAAGCTGCGGAATCGGCTGGTAAATTGCAGAATGCCATTCTTGGCGTATCGACTGCAATGAAATTGACAAAACAACAACAGCAAGAACTGACCAACATGTCGATGACTCAAGGTATCCAAACTGCATTTAGTGCTGTTCAAACGGCAAATTTGTACAAGGATATGTCGCAGGCTGGACTCACAAACTCGATGATATTCAACAAATCATTCAGTGATGAGTTTATTAAATTTGCGGATGCTCGATATGTTTCCACTAACGGACAAGAAAATCCTGACACTAGTGTATCGGATGCAGTGGGAATGGCGCATACGTACCAATTGTACACGGTGCAGCAACTCAAGCCATTCCTCAATACTCTCAATGCTGCATTGATGCACACACATACCACTATCGATCAATTCGCCAACCAGTTCCGATATTTTTCAAACACGGCATCACATACGGGAATATCCGCAAACTCTGCGTTGATGGATGAAATGTTCTTGCAACGTATGGGTGTTGGCGGCAACGGCCGCTCGCTTGGTTCATCGTTCAATGATTTCTTGTTGCGCATGACTGGTAATGCAAGTGCTGCTGCGGCTAAGGCAATGCAAACGGCTGGATTCATAGTGAATGGTCATAGTGCATTTACAGATGCCAAGGGTAATTTTCTTGGTATGCAAAATGCGATAAAAGTGATGAGTGATTTCAATAAGCGATTTGGCGGGAATGCAACTACTGAAAACTCATTATTGAAAACGATATTCGGTATTCAAGGTATGCGTGTTGCACAAAGTTTGATATCGGGTAAAAATGGCGGAGCAGCAGAACAATACGCGATTATTCAACAACAAGTCAATAATTCTGCATCGGTCGATAGTATCCAACAACAGTACAACAAATCATTTTTCGGACAAGCGAAACAGGCGCAAACCACATTTGAAGATTTGGCTCAAGTGCTTGGACAACAATTATTACCGTTGTTCACGAAGATATTGACTGTGACAAACAAAATAACAGGCGCATTGCTCAAATGGTCAATCGCTCATCCTGGGCTGGTTAAACTTGCTGCAATTACTATGACCGTTGTATCAGCGTTTTTGGCGTTGAGTGGTACATTGATGGCTATGGCTGGTGCATTGAGATTTATTAATGCGCTAGGCGGATTCTCTGCAATGTTGCGTGTCGTAGGAATTGCTGCCAGTGGAGCTATGACCAGTGTTCTCCCTCTTGTCGCCGTGTCATATCTGTTGTACAAGGCTTGGACATCGAATTTTGGCGGCATACAACAGAAAACGCAAAAAGTGTTATCTTGGTTTAAATCCCAATTGCCAACCATTACTAATGGCTTAAATAAGGTGCTCATGGCTACAGGGTTCGAGTACACAACAGAGCAAATGAATCGTGGTCCAAATGGGAAGCAAATGGGATGGACGCAAACAACAAAATTTCAGATTCCTGATTGGACAAAGGGATTGGCTGCTGCTATTGCCGCGTGGAAGGCTGTAGCGGTTGCTATTAAATTGGCAAATTCAGCATTAGGGCAGTTCATCATTCGTATGGCAGTGTTTGCTGGTAGAGTTGCACTGTTTGTGATGTGGCGGTCAACTATTATCGCCATTCGTATCGCAACGATGGCTTGGTCTGCGGCACAATGGGCGTTAAATGCAGCTATGGATGCGAACCCTATTGGCGCTATCATCGGATTAATAGCGCTGCTAAGCACTGGTATAGTTTTACTGATTACACATTGGAAAAATGTTATTGCGTGGCTTCAAAAAGCGTGGCAATGGTATAAAAATCTCGGAACGAATATTCAATTTGTCCTCGATCTATTGGCTCCGTTTATTGCGATTCCAGCACAAATCATTGCGCATTGGTCTGGTATCGGGAAATTCTTCGACAATATTGGTAATCATATCAAAAACGCGCTTCATTGGCTTGGGCTGTGGAATGGATCATCGGCAAGCACACCATCAACTCCATCGATACCTACTGGATCAATGTCGACAACAAGCCACTCCAATGTGACCGTTAATGTAAATGGTGCTGGAGACCCAAAAACAGTGGCTACACATGTTGTTAAGCAATTAGGAAATGCTGCTGCAATCAACACGAGATCGAACACGTATGCACCAAACAAATTAGCGCCTAGCCATTGATGAGGTGATGTATATTGCTCAAGCTAGGCAATTTCACTTTTTCAGTTGATGATTATCCAACCTCAATTCAAATGGGCGGCACATCATTAACATCCATTCAACAATTTCCTGGCGGACGAAAATCTGTTCAATTGCTAGGGAATTTTCTCGACACTATATCATTGCAGGGTACGTTCATGTATCAAGGTGCCGTATCAAAAATGAACAAAATTAATGACATGTGGATGAAAAAACAACCAGTGTTATTGACGGCGCCTGGATTTTCTCCTCGATACGTACTTATTACTATGTTCCATCCCACGTACTACAATGACTACCAAATTGATTATGATATATCGTTGGAGCCGATTGATAGTGCGAATTCTGACGCTGTTATATATTCTTCGTCATCGGCAGCATCATCTAGTTCCTCATCTCCCTCGTCTGTATCCTCCGCTCAATCAGATAAAGTACAGCAAAAATACACAGTCAAGTCGGGCGATACCTTATGGGGAATTGCGCAAAAATTCTATGGCGACGGTAGTCAATATACAAAAATAGTGACAGCTAACAATATTAAAAATCCATCGGTCATACAGGTTGGGACGGTGTTGATTATACCGTGAGTACATTTGGCACATTTCAGTATAGTCAACCGTGTAGCATCGTATTGTTGAACGGTGTGCGTGTCCCGTTTCACACTTGGTCTGTTGACTTAAATGGATATGGCGCTGCGGATTCCTTTACATTAGACGTCCCATTTCGGATTTTATCAGAATTAGCGGGAACAACAGAATTGGCGCTGACACCTGATTTCGAGTCTGATTTGTTTGCTAATCCAGATATATTGGTCGAAATATATGTCGGCTACCCAGATGACCCATCATCCTATAACACCTCAGATTTAACAAGAATTATGTACGGATATATGGATACATTAGACGTATATTTGTCCGCGCAAAATACCACAGAAGGATATTACGCGGAATTGCAGGGACGTAATCAAATTGCGCCATTTATGGATACGGATATGACAAATAAATATCCTAATTTAACCTCGTCTGCAATTGTATCAACTCTGGCCGAACAACACGGTTTGTCGACGCAAATTACTCCGACATATACAACGGCAGGAACATACTACAAAAACGATAACACATCACTCACGTCCAGTCAGTCGCAATGGGATTTAATTATGTTCCTTGCGAATCAAGAGGGGTTTATCGCGAATGTTAGCGGCAACACATTGTTTTTTGGTCCTCAATCAAAACTGGTTGCATCTAAACCCGTTGTTTACACGTGGGGAGAAAATATATATTCGTTAACATTATCTCGTGCGCCACATGCTAGTCGCGATATTAAAGTTACCGTATATAGTTGGCAACCTGGTAAAAAAACTCGTATTAGCGGCACAGCCGAGCAACCTTCTGGGTATATCCCGCGTGTAGGCACGAATATCAACCAACGTGCAGCATATCAAGAAACGTACTATGTGCCTGGACTGACGAAACAACAAGCAACTCAACGCGCGGAGTCTATTCTCCAGCAATTATCGATGACTGAAATAACTGGAGAATTTACTTCCTACGGGAATCCAATCATTAACGAATACCAACCTGTGCAATTCAAGAGTGTTGGTAAGGGCATAGATGGTGTAACATTTTGGCCTACTAAGGCAACACATACATTTACAAATCAAAACGGAACAACAGGGTTTTATGGAATAGATGTTACATTTAGCAATCTTCTCCTCCCCTCTGATCCTGGCGGTGATTAAATGTTATCTAATCGAGATTTATTTCAACAGATGCGCAATATAGCCGAACAATCCCACAATGCTCGATGTTATGTATGCGAAGGCACAGTCACATCACGTTCTATAAGTCCTCCATCGGTCAAGGTGATGTTGCAACCGTACAATATCGAAACTGGCTGGATACGCATCGGCACAATGTATGCTGGTCCAGGCTACGGATTCCTTGCTGTACCGCCCGAAGGCATGACGGTCAAGGTGATATTCGATTTAGGTGATATCAACAATGGCGTTGTTGCGTGTTGTGTATATAACGATGAAGATGCGCCACCAACCATATCCGATGTCGATGACGTAGTGCTGCAACACAAATCTGGCGCACAAATTTATATCACTAGTGATGGCGAAGTGAAAGTGTCGTCTGCATCGGGTAAAGATGTCGTATTCAATGATGGCACAGCCAAAATTGCACGTGTCGGTGACAATGTACAGGTTGATATCGGTGGCACAACATATACCGGCACCATTACATCAGGCGCGCCAAATGTAAAAGCATAAGGTGGTGAAACGCAGAACGTGAACTATACCACTCCCCCACTTGACCCCACTGACCCCTCTGGAACTGACTTAACACTCGATTCCAATGGTGATTTGGTGATTACTACACAAGGTGATATATCCACCTCCACCAACAACGACAATATCAAACAAATGATACGTGTGCGAATTGGCACGATTCCCGACACGTACATATTCGGTGATGACCTTGGCAGCGAACTCGGTACAACCATTGACGAACCACTTAATCCAACCAATATCGCATTGATTCAACAGTATGTATCCGATGCTCTAAGCGTCGATCCTCGTGTGCAACAAATCAATAGCATAAATGTCACAGATCCGAACGATGGTACGATGCGTTTTTTTGTGAGTGTGAATGTGACTGTAGCTGGATACGGCGACGTTTCTACTACTGTGCCGATTGGAGGTGGAACATATTAATTTTTCTGATGCTTTAAGCACCATGGTTTCTTTTATTCAATCTGGCCTTGCATCAATCGGGAAGAAAATAACAGACTATTCTTCGTCGAGCGTAATTGGCGTCATACTTGCCGCGATTGCCTCCGTCGTAGATGAATTGACGACAGCCATATCCGTCGCGCAACAACAGGCGTATCTTGCGACAGCTACAGGCACTAACTTAGACAATAAAGCCAATGATTTCGGCATCACCCGTAAACAAGCCACATATGCACAATGGACATTCGTTGCGACGAAAGAAGTGCCAAGCCAATCCATCATCACAATTCCCGCTGGTTCACTTATTACCACTCAACCAGATTCGAGTGGCACAGGAATAACATATACAGTTGATACGGATACGCAATTGCCCATTGGATCGACAAAGGTTAATATTCCCGTCACATGTACGGTCGCAGGAACGCAAGGAAACATCGCAGTTGGCACACAATTGCTATGGGCTAGTGCAGTACCAGGTATAGATGGCGTCGAGTTCGATGATTCATCTAACGGTACGCCTGCGATTGATACGGAAACAGATGATGCTTTACGGGCACGTGCTTTGGCTGCATTCAAAGGATTGTCAATATCGACGACAAATTGGTATACATCAACGGCTGAATCTGTCACTGGCGTGTCATCTGCATTGGTGGTACCGCAAGGACGTGGACCAGGCACAGTCGATATTTACATTGTTGGCGACGGTAACACGGTTCCATCAGACACTATTATCGCAAATACGCAAACAGTTATTGATGCGGGACGTGTGATCACTGATGACGCTAAAGTTTTTGCACCATCACCTGTATCAGTTGATGTAACAATGACGATTAAGGCTACCGCTGGATACGATCCAGACGAGACGGCTGTGCAAGTCCAAACTGCGATTGAAAATTATATCAGTGGACTTGGCATTGGTGGTGGTATAAATGGTACATTGTATGTCAGTCAACTACAGGCTGTTGCATTGGGTGTAACTGGTGTTGCCAACGCCGCTGCCCCAACCGTACCGTCATCTGATATTACGTTTACACAGTCTCAACTACCTATCGTCGGTAATGTACAGGTGACAGGTTCATGAGTATACAATTGCAAAATTTGCTCAAACGACTGACCAATATATTTACGACATCCACCACTTCCACGCTATATCAAATACTCGGTGGCGTTGGTGCTGCACTTGATAATGTAGACCCCGCACAAATAAATTTGGCCAACAATATCGGAAGCGTAACATCTGCGACTGGTGAGTATCTTGATTTGCAAGGTAAGGATTGGGGTATCCCACGTCGATACAAGGAATCAGATGACTCTTATCGTGCTCGTATTCTAGCTGAACTACCAACATATGCGTCTGGCCCAACGGTGGACAATATCAAATCTGTTGTGCGTGCGTTTACGGGCGTTGATCCTGACATATTTGAGTATGGGCCAGATGGATTTACAATGGGCGTATCCATCATGGGACAGTTCGGATTCGCGCCATCGGGTGAGGCATTTTCGTTTCTAGTCACAGTACACAACCCCAACAATGTGTCATACAACCAGCAAGATCTAATCAATGCCGTCAACAATGCTAAGCCTGCACGTAGTACGGCTAATTTTATATTTGATGGCAATAGTGGCATGGCAACTCTCACAATGACTGAATCTTAGGTGGTGAAATATGGGATATAAATTTCCAGTCGATGCGAATGGTAAAGCAGGTGCCGTTCGTCCGACAGCAGATGGGAACAACTTCTTCATTCCTACCGTAATGTACGGTGCTGATGGAGTAACCGTTATTAGTTCAACAAACCCCTTCCCCACATCACTTAGCACATGTAATGTTGAACAAGTCATTTTAGCCACAAACTCACTTGTAACTGGTCCACAATCCCCACAACCAACAAACAGTATGCGCACATTGGTTGTCGAGGTGTATGGGACGGCATCTAGTTTCAACATCGAAATTCAAGGGAGATTGGACAGCACAACATATTATCCATTAACAGGCGTCAACTTAAACGGGCTATCAAGTGTTCAATCCATCACGTCATTTGGATTATATAAATTCGACGTTACGGGATTGGTAAACGTACTCGGATATATCAATGAAGTGTCCGGTGGAAATATCAACATAATCGGCAATTTGGTTGCGTAAGGCGGTGAATATGTGGCGCTTAATATAACATTTTTCGATAACGTTAAATATAAATCAACGGATTTCGTTGCGCGGGATGCTGACTTTTTCGGTGCAGGTGTTGTCAACTTAACCGATTTCCCTATCACATTCGATAACCCACCTAGTATGAACGTATATATCGGGGCTGGCACCGCATGGGTAAATGGATACCGTATTAACAATGATAGTTCGTCTACTATAACTTTGACATTCGCAACTGCCGATCCAACTAATCCGCGTATTGACATCATTGAAGTTGGATATTCAGCAACTACTGACGCAACGAATACCACAACAGGTAGCCCAATTATACAAATTAAGCAAGGTGTGCCGTCGTCTACTCCGATTGAACCTGGTGCAGATAGTGGATTTGTTAAATTGTATGCAGTTAATATCGCGGCCAACCAAACTTCTGTGTCGTTATCTGACGTAATCGATAGACGTACACGCGTACCGTTAAATGTGGATGGTAGTCAGATCCAGAACATACCAGCCGTACAACCTGACTATGTAAATGAAATTGTCGCTGATTTGTTCGGTAGCACATCAACGGTGCTTAGTGGTGGTATCCCAACAGCAAATTCGAGTGTACACAATCAACTAGACGTTACGGCTGCTGATATCTATTTTGCAGATGGTCAACGTGTATCGTTTGCTGCGTCACAAAATGGGCAATTCGTTACGACCACTGCCTCCACAACATACTACCTCGATTACAACAGCGACGGGACAACCTCATTTGGGTTATCGCATTCTATCAAATCTGGATATGTACCAATCGCACAAGTTGAAACCGATTCATCCGGCAATATCGCATCGGTAACTAATGTGCGACCGACAATTGTAAATATGTTTGGTACTACAGACAATGTGGTATTCGGTGGAAATGTACAGGCGCAAAAATTCATTGGCGATGGTTCACAATTGACAAATTTGCCCATCGGAAATATCGTGGCTGGTACAGGAATTGAAATTACGGCAAATGGAAATAGCGACACCATTACAAATACAGGTGTACTCAGCGTAAACGGTCAAACAGGCGCGGTCACTGTACAAGGGTATAGTCCACTCACTAATCCTATGGCGTGGATAGGGTAAACGAAGGAGGAATCATCGTGACAGTTTTATCAGGAGCAACAGCAAGTGGGCGGCAGTTCTATCAAGGTCAGTTAAGTACATCATCTGTAACCACTTTGTATACAGCACCTGCGGCATCCTCTAATGTAACATCAACAACAGCGGGAACTAGCGGAAGTTCAGGATCGGCGGGTTCAGCGACTGCTTATGTAAAAGAAATTGTTTTATCCAATAATATGTCATCATCTGTAACCGCAAGCATTACTATCGGGCCAAACAGCAGTAATCAATACCCGTTTATACCCAATGTCACAATCAACGGTTTCGATACTAAGATAATCAGCGGCCTCAATACGATGTTACCAGCTAATTCCGTAATCCAAGGTTTCGCATCTGCCGCAGGTATATATTGCACAATTTCCGGCGTCGAAATCCAATGATGGGGGTGATGTAATATGGGATTATCTCGTCAATGGAATGGTGACGTGGCGTTAGCATCGCTCAATCAAGCTCCGACGTTCCCTGAATTGTATTATCCGTTGTGGTGGTACAGTGGGAGTTTTACAAGGCTTGGATATGGTGGTCAAGAAGATAATTCCTTCATTGCAAAAGGAGTTACAGGTTCGGGGGCTAATATAAGTATGAATCTATCTCCTAGTTCAATGAACGAATTATTCACTCTAAACTCGAACTGGCCCAGTGGAACGACATTCGCACTTGAATATTGTGGCCGCTTAGCGGCTGGGACATCGGCAACATTTCAGTTATATGATGCAACAACAAACTCTGCTGTGGCGAATTCTCAACAAACTTTCATGGGCACTTCCGGAATCTTCAACGTTGTCCGGTCTGGTAAACTCACTCTGACTCCTGGTCACACATACGGAATACAGTTTGTGTCATATGTAGGAAGCACATCACTAGATATCACCGACATCTCCCTCATCATCTTCCCACCATCACCAACGACTTCGCCATTTGACTTGGCGAGCATCAGCTTGGCGAATCCAAATGGGAACACGTTGAAGGAAGCGTATATACCGTTGTGGGTGTACAGTGTCGGAACAAGTTCTAACTCAGGTGCTTCCGCAGGCGCAGATTTTATACCCAAGGGGTCAACCGTCGCAGGCAATAACGTAGGGTCAGCAGGAAGTCTTATTACGCTTAGTTCAACTTGGTCTTCATCTCAAAAATTTGCACTTGAAGTATCTATGGAAGCTCATGCGAGTGGTTTTTCCGCAAACATTGGATTGTATGACATGACATTAGGGTCATTAGTAAACAATTCTTCAATTTCAACAGGTTCAACCTCTCCGACACTAATGAGATCGGGAAGTTTTACTCTCGTCACCGGTCACTCTTTTGGGCTTACCGTTTGGGGTACTACTGCTGCCCAAATTACAAAAGCCCATCTCGTCGCATTGGCGTCATAGGGAGGTGGTCACATGCGATATATCGACCTTGCGACGATGAGTATGACACCAGGTAGCGGAATAGCGGAAACGAAAATACCGTTGTGGTGGGCGGATGGGACTACCGTAAGCAACACCTCTTCAGGAAATGCCCTAGGCGACGGTGCTGGATTGAATAGTGATTCTCCAGCGACTTCAAATCAGTCATTGTTTACGCTTAGTTCTAATTGGCCACTGCAAATGCAGTTTGCGCTTGAGACTACAGTACGGTCATCAAGTACGTCATATACAGCATCGGCAAACCTCATTGACATGTCAAATTCAGAAACCGCCATTAGTGGATCGCAAGTATCAACGACGAGCACTACCCTTACGGTAATTCGTTCGGGTAAATTCAACTTGACTCCAGGCCACACCTACGGTGTTGCAGGTAGTTCAAATGGTGGTTCTGTAGTGTTTTCCGACGCATCTCTAATCATCTTCCCACAGTAAAATAGTAAGATAAGTTCAAACGTAAGGAGTGAACGAAATGGAGTATGAAGGACGAGTTTTAACCGAAGACGAGATTAAGGAGTTAGAACGATTTACAGCGGTAATGTGGGCGCGTAAACATACAAATACGGACGCATTGGATTTACTCGCAACCGTAAAGGAGCGAGATAAAACAATCGCAGAGTTACGAGAGAAGATAACACAGTTGGAGGCGCGGTTATGATCTACTACACATCATCATCCGGTACAATCATCGGCGGCACAAGCGGGAGCGACTTAACAGGCATCACACACCTGCCATCGGGTGCTGACTATGCTATCTACATCGACGACGCAGCAGTTAGCGCCGCGAATCCGAACAACCTCCCTGGCACATACACCATCACCAATATTGTCGCCGGCCAAAAGTACACCGTACCAACCGCGACAGGGACGTTGACGTTTACACCGTTGTCTGAGGCCGAACAATTAGCGCTTGCACAAACCGCTCAATCAAGCCTGATCACCCAAGGCTACAATGACACGCTCGCACAGGGATTCGTTTCATTTGCAGATGGAACAAGTCGCACATATCCAGCGGATAGCGACACGATCGACGAGTTACTGATGTTGCGTTCCGTCATCCTTGCAAATCAGTTCCCGCCTGACGGTGTGCCAGTTTTGGACGCGGCGGGTACCCACATGACTTTCAATCAGACGCAAGCTGACCAACTTATCACCGACGCCCAAAATTTTGTTTTGGGGAATCGCAATCAGAAACTAGCGTTACTTAACCAAATTGCACAAGCGCAGTCACCGAGTGATGTACAAGCTATCGTCTGGACGCCAACAGCGTATACGCCCCTTCCTGCGCCGACAACCTGAATTAGTTAATTAAATGGTAAGGTCGTGATAACTATAATAATATTACCAGGTGATATCCTCCTCTATCGCAATCCACCTACATTCCTCACTCACCTCATTGATATTGGCGAATACTTTGAAGATGGACAGCGTTCGCCGATTTATTATCACGTAGCAATTGCGCTAAATGATAAAGAAAAAATTGAAGCAAATGGTAATCAGGTTGCAATCGCGCCTATTGACAACGGTGGCACATTCGACGTATATCGTCCTCCTATTTTACCTCGCAATATTCGTGATGGATTATCGTATGTAAAATCCCTCGAAGGACAGCGGTATGATTGGCTACTCATTGTTGATGACGCACTGCGATATTCCACGCATAACATTGTCCATTTGCCTGTTGCAATGGTAAAACGTAGCGAACGATATAGAAAGATATGTAGCACTGTTGTCGCAGAGTATTTCAGAGCCGCACACTATATCAACCTAAGCGGCAATGTATCTCCGCAAGATGTTTATTTGGCTATTGCAGATTTCGAAGTGAATTAGGTGGAATATGGATAACGAAAAATTGGCGCGTATTGAAGAGCAAGTCAACGGATTGCGTGATGATGTTGTTGAAATCAAGGATACGATACGCGAACAAAATGTTGACATGAAAACATCATTAGCGTCCGTTATACAGGAAATAAGCAAAGTATCCGAACGATTTGTGCCACGCGATCAGATTATGTTGATGGTGCAACATCGTAATGAACGTGACGATGCGCAAGATTCTCGTCTCGACAAACTGGAAAAGAAAGTTGATTCACTGACAGCGTGGAGATGGTATTTGGCTGGTGCGATTGCTTTGCTTGGATTCATCATCGTTATTTTAGGTGATGTCGTATCGCACTTGTGGAAGTGAGGTGAAGCGATGCAATTTTTCAAACATCCAGCATTCTATGTCGTCGTCATACTTGATTTAATCGGTTTGTTCGTGTTCGGACTCGATACATGGGCAAATGTGATACAAAACGTGTCTATAATCGGTATGGCATATGGATTCTGGTATTTTTATACTCAACATGACCGCGAATTACGCAACGAAATATCCCATCTCAAACAATCCCTTCTACATTTACACCTCAAGCATGACAAATTAGCGGAACGACACGCCGCACTCCACGAGAAGGTAGATCGACAGAATGACAGATAAACATATAGTACAGGCACATGCCGAAACACGTACGCTACATGAAATGGTCATTACACCCGATCACGTTAAACGTAGCGAATCGTCTGAATTTAGACGCACAAAACAGCGATTGAAGGAGGATGGTCATTACAAGTGTTGGGTATGCGGTTCGACTGACAACCTACAAGTGCACCATTATGGGCTGGAATGGTCACTCGGTAATATCGGCGATTACGATGCGTTAAAGGAATTTGTTGAAACGTTCGATGTGTATGGCTATGGACGATTGCTACGAAATAAGCCAATCACGTCTCCTGATGATATACGCAATGCGATGGTCTTGTGTGCGCACCATCACACGGGCGTCGACCATGCAAATGGCGGCACAGGTACAGGTATCCACGAAATCACATTCCCCGTTTGGATTGCTCAAAAGTTATGTGTAGAAAATCCCGTACCACAAGAAGGCGAAACGGAAGCCGGAACAATTGAAGATGTGAAAAATAAGGAGTCGATGTGATGGCTAAGTATTTGTACAATGTCGCCCCGTCATCGTCTACCACTCCTACTATATGGCAAACCTACGTGAACAGTGGAAAAACACTCCCGCCTCGTGCCAACAATCGTGCGTTGTACGGCCCAATACTTAACCAGGAATCACTCGGTGCATGTTCTGCGTTTGCGTCAACACAATGGCGTATGGCGTTGCACGTGCTTGGTGGTGGCGCGTATGAACGGTTAAGCGAGTTGGCTGATTATTACGAGGAACGCGTACTGAATGGCACTGTGTCCTCTGATAGTGGCGCAACAATGCAAGAGGCCGTACAGGTGTTAGAAACGTACGGTGCGATGCCAGAAGCTGATGACCCATACGATCCAAATTACGCGAAGGACTTTACACAGGCACCACCGAACGATTGGGATGCATCGCTAAAATTGTTGCCAACGCAAGCCTATTATGTTGGCACGGACTTGAACAACGTGAAAGATGCGATTGCACAAGGTATGCCTGTGATGGTTGGCATGGAAGTGTTCGCCGAGTTAGAAAGTGGATTGTGTGCTGCAACAGGTTGGATGGGTATGCCTGCTGATCCGACTAATTCACTTGGCGGCCATATGATTAATCTGATTGGATACGACGACAATCTACAGGCTCTATTAGCGCTGAATCAATGGGGATCGACGTGGGGTATTCATAACGATACATCGCTTGCCGGTTGTTTCTGGATTCCATATGATTTCTTCAATCAATACATGTTTGATGCTGTAGCTGGCACGCCTGACAACGGGAAACCACTTCAACCACAACCCCTGCCGACGCCGTTCGTCAAACCAATTACCGATAACTATACAATCACCGTTACGCCATCAGCCACGTCTATTACAGTTGGGCAATCAATCACAGTAAATGGTCAAACTTTGTGCAATGGCCAACCATATCCAAACGCATCCGTGTCGTATGAATTTGACGATGCAAATGGTGCGCTGATTGCTGCGACATTAACAAGTGATACCAACGGAAAGTTTAGTATGACATTTACACCACCATCAGCAGACACAATTACGTGTGTGGCAACTTTCCTCGATCCGTATGGCGATATGCCCGCAACATCAACAGGCACGATTACAGTCAATCAACCACAACCCACTCCATCACCATCTCCACAAGGAGTGACCCAATTGAACCATATTGATTGTGCGACGCGTCTAACGGCGGCAAATGTGCAGTCGCTGAAATCAAGTGGCATTAAGACAATCGGACGGTATCTTGGTGCCAAAACGACGAGTTGGACAAAAACGATCACACCTGATGAATTGAAATCAATACACGACGCGGGATTATCGGTGATTTTGTTTTGGGAATCCAGTCCGACAAGTGCGGCATATTTTTCCGCGACGCAAGGCATTGCTGACGCAAAACAAGCAATGACGGAAATGGCATATCTCGGTGCTCCGAAGACAGCGGCGATTTATTTCACTGTTGATTATGATGCACAAACATCGGATATGACCGCTATTGAATCGTATTTCAAGTCTGTATATGAGACGGTTAACGGTTCTTACCTAGTCGGTGCGTACGGCAGCTATGATGTGATTGCAGCGCTATTCAAATCAGGATATGTCGACAAGTTTATCCAAACATACGCGTGGTCAAATGGCAAATTGTTCAATGGTGCGCATGGCTATCAATATCAAAACGATGTTACCGTAGCAGGTATAAGTGCTGACAGAGACGCGATATTCGCCTCACCTGGTGCATGGCCAGAAATCACAGTGCAACAAGATAACGTCGCATCCAATCCAACCGTACAAAATGGTAGCACTGGTACAGTCGTGCAACAATTGCAGATTGCGCTGATACGGCTTGGCTATAGTGTTGTCGGTAGTGCAGATGGTGACTTTGGACCAAATACACTATCCGGCGTGAAGTCGTTCCAAAGTGACTACAAGTTAACCGTGGATGGTATTGTTGGACCCGCAACATGGAGCGCAATTGATGCCGCATTGAAATCCATTGTCATCCCCACTCCCCCATCACCAGCACCTTCCCCTTCATCGACTGTTGCAGCTACCCCTATTACCGCTCAAGTAAATGGTGCCAAAGTCGATGCGTACGCCATCAACGATAAGACCTATGTGATATGGTCAGCTATCCCTGGCGTCAAATCCACCAAGACATCCGATGGTACGTGGAACTTTGTCACCACTTCCGTTGACGCGAAACCAGTTTCCGTCACGTTGACATATGCAGATGGGACTAGCCAAACAAGCAAATTTTAAGGAGGACAAAATAATATGACTATTGTTGCGAGTGTAGTAAATGATGCAGTCGTTCTATTTGGCGTGGCCGGCACATTGCTTGGATTCAGCAAGACGAAATGGTTCCAAGCATCGATGACATTTTTGAATGGCGAAAAGGGTGAAATCGAAAAAGGTGTCGAAGCGTTGATACACACACCTATCGCAAAAACAATTGAGGCTAAACTGCATCATGAGTTGAGTACAGCGACGGATGACCTAAAGAAGTCCGTGCTAGCACAGTATGCGCTGGCTGTGATTCACGTTGTCGGTAAAACGTACGACGAATTAAGCCCATCTGAACAGGCCGCCGCGATTGCGTTTATCAAAGCACATCTGCCGAAAAACGTGGAAGCGACCGAGAAGGAAATTGTGCAGGCTTTGAAGGACGCACCGGACATCGCTAAGTTGTTTGCTGATGATCCAGCGTTCAAGAAGGCGCAGGAGTTCACACAATTACTGGACAATGCGAATAAGCAAGATACACAGCCGGCACCAGCACCGGAAACGGCGCAAGCGTAACTGATCTATATAGTATACATCAAGCCCTGCTCCATTACGGAGCGAGGCTATTGAACACGCAAAGCACCCTGTAGTCAGTGAGTTCTCAGACGTGCTGACTACAG